GTTGGCTTTTTCCTGCGCTAGTCTCTGTGCGTCAGCCTGTGCCGCGGCGGTAAGTGCGGCCTTATCACCGTTACACTCACACCAAGCGCCATTGTTTCCGCCAGAAACCCAGTAAGCGGAAGCCTTCGGAGCCGTACATCCTGACGGACAACCTTGCTTGGTAGCAGTAGCCTCTACATAATCATTACATACTCTTCCACTGCAACCCGCATCCGCTAATGCCTGAGCTTGAGATCTAAAACTCTCTATCTTATCGCTAGCCTGAGCGTTGGCGGAAGACGTGTTAGAAGCGCATATAGATCCAGAAGGTACATCCGGATAGGAGATCGTTACTCCACAAGGTCTATCAGATGGACAATTCCTACTAGTAGCAGATCCTCCTTGGAAACCGATCGTATTACAGCAAGCAGATCCATAGCCTAGATATTCCTCTCTTCCACAATCATTTCTGTATAAAGCTACACTTTCGCCAGATCTACACTCAGCCTCTCCTATTCTACTCCAAGAATTAGGATCACAACAGCTATCGCAAGATCCGCCGGAGCATCCACAGCCACAAGACTCATGGAGCCTGTTCTCCGTCTCGTCGGAATGGCACCCTGTGCTATCCGTCCTTCTATACCTAGCCCATACGTCGCCTCCGGAGCAATAGTTTCCGCCATCATAGCTCCATCCTGACCAGCTTGGAGGAGTATCCTCACAGTTTCCGTTCTTGTTAGCGTATGCCTGAGCGGCGTTCTTGGTAGCCGTATCGTTCTTAAACGCGTCTTGAACCTTCTTGTTGGCATCAGCTTGGGATACCGTTGACGTGATATCAGCCAATCCAAGGGCGCTATAAGGCACGGACAACGCGATACCTTGCTTACAGCTACCGCAATTGTTCTTGTAGAACGTAGCGCTTCCGGTACCGGTCCATACGCAGGTGCCATGCTGGTTGGCGTAATCCTGCCCCTTCTGGTCTAGGATCTGCTCTGCCTTGCTCCTTGCATCCGCCAAAGAAACCTTGCTGGTGATAGCCGTGCCGCCGTTGGCTTGCGTGGAGGTCACCGTTATCCTCTGGCCTACCCCGCCTTCGGCGCAGTTGTTCTTATAGAAGTCACGGCTTGCCACGTAAGTCCATGTACATCCTCCGTTCTTATTGGCGTAAGCCTGACCCTCAGATCCACGAACGGCATTCTCAGCTTTCTTATTGGCGTCAGCCAAGGAAACGGTGGAGGTGTACGGGTGTCCCGGAAGCTTGCTGCTGCTTACGGATACCATGTCTCCTACGCCGCCATCAGCGCAATTGTTCTTCTGAACCTGACCGGTATAGCTTCCTGTCCACGTACAAGTACCCTTCGAGTTAGCTACGCTCTGTCCCTGAGCCGTAACAGCCGCCAATGCCTTGGCGTTAGCGTCAGCCTGAGATACACATGACTTGAACTTGCCATCAGAGCTAGGAGCCGGATCCGTAACATCATTCTGAGTCACGGTAACAGAGCTTCCAACCCCACCATCCGCACATTGACGGGTGAAGGCCTTAGATGCCGTACCAAACCAGAAGCATGTCTTATTACCACCAGCTATATACCGCTCTTGATTCTCAGGATCAGTATAGCAGGTATTGGTATTACGTTGATGTAATTTAGAGATACAGTCCTTACATACGGTTTCGATAGTCTCCCAAACCGGTTGCTCATCCTTAGTATGACACGTGTCATCATAGTTCTTGTTAACGAACGCCTGACCCATCCTATCGATGTAGGCCTTAGCCAAAGCGTCAGCCTCCTCTTGTGAACGGGTAGAGGTGAAGAACTGTCCCATAAGATCCGGGGTTACGGTAATAGGATCAGCATACTGGCAAGTAGGACACTTAGGAGTGAACTCCTTACTATAATTACCGACATATATCTTCAACTCATCACAAGTACCACGATCGTTAGCTATAGCCTGACCTTGTGCCTTGACAGCGGCCTTAGCAAGCTCGTCAGCGGCGTATTGACTCTCGTATGAGTAGAATGGACCTCCGGTTACATCAGCCTCAGTAACGGTAACTGAAGACGGAATCAATCCTCCCGGACAGTTATCCTTCTCGAATGCCTCACTATAATGACCGGTATATTTAGGAGCCTCATGGCAAGTACCACGCTCATCGGCGATCTTCTGACCTTGATTCATTACAGCGGCCATAGCCACTAAATTAGCCTCATCTTGAGATACACAAGACTGGAACGGATGACCATCTACCATGTCTTGGGTTACGGTGAACGGATCTCCTACCTGATTAGCTCCGCAATTGCTCTTCGTGAACTCGAAGCTAGCCTTACCGGTATACATAGTAGCGTTAGAGCAAGTACCCTTGGTATTAGCCAAAGCCTGTCCTTGAGCCTGTACGGCGGTCATAGCCATAGCGTCAGCGGCGGTCTGTGAGTCGTTGGACTGGAATGGGTGTCCTTCTACCATATCTTGGGTGATCGTCACCTTAGATCCGATCTTGCACTCACCACAGTTGTTTCTCGTGAACTCCAAGGAAGCACGGCCGGTATACGTACAAAGGGCGTGGATATTGGCAAGAGCCTGTCCTTGGGCGTCAACGGCAGCCTTAGCCTTGCTGTTGGCATCCTCTTGAGACACGGTGGAAGTAAATGGATAACCATCAACCATCCTATCGTTTACCGTATAAGTGCCACCAGCACCAGTACCACAATTGTTACGGGTAAACGTACGTGTATAAGTACCGGTATATACAGGAACCTTCTCACACTTACCTTTCACGTTAGCCACATCCTGGCCTTGAGCCTCAACAGCGGCCTTAGCCTTGTTATTAGCGTCCTCCTGAGATACGGTAGATCTAAAGTCTCCTGTCACCATAGTCTCGTCTACAACAACCTTAGTACCATACTGGGTCTCGTCACAATTGTTACGGGTAAATTCCTTACTGTATTTACCATGATATACGGTCTTCTCCTTACACTCACCTTCAAGGTTAGCCTGTTGTTGGGCGTTAGCCTCAAGATCGGCCTTGGCCTTATTGTCGGCGTCCTCCTGCGAGATAATAGAGAAGTACTTACCGGCGGCTACAACATAAGTATAAGGTTGACCGATATGGAACTCATCACAATTATTTCTCGTGACTGTCTTCTCCATCCTAACGTTATAGTAGACGTTAGTCTGACAATCGCCACGCTCATTGGTGATAGCCTGACCTTGCGCCTCAACAGCGTCCTGCGCCAGCTTATTGGCGGCATCCTGTGATACTGTAGAAGTGAACGGATAGCCGGTACACATCTTCTCATCCACGGTAAAGTCAACAGGCGTAGAACCTTCAGGACAATTAGTTCTCTGGAATACCTTAGAATACGATCCGGTAAATACCGGTATCTTCTCACAATTACCCTTGATATTAGCTATATCCTGACCCTGAGCCTCTACAGCGGCTTGGGCTAACTTATTAGCCTCCTCCTGAGAGACGATAGACCTGAAGTCGCCTTCTACCATAGTCTCGTTAACAACAACCTCCGTTCCGTATTGAGTGGAGTCGCAATTGTTACGGGTAAAGGTCTTGCTAAACTTACCATAATAGATATTCTCCTTAGGCTTACACTCACCTTCCAGATTAGCTTGTTGTTGACCATTCTTTTCAATATCCTCAAGAGCCTTCCTGTCGGCGTCCTCTTGAGAGATAGAAGACACGTACTTACCCTCAGGAACGATGTAAACATATTCCTGACCGTCACTAAACTTATCACAATTGTTACGGATAAAGGTTTTCCTTTGCTCCTCGTTATACCAGATGTCAGTTATACACTCACCATGCTCATTAGCGTACTTCTGTCCGTTAAGAGCTATATCCTCCATAGCCTTAGCGTCAGCGTCCTCCTGTGAGATAAACGACTTGTACGTCCGTTCCTCAACCACATACAAGACAACCGAACCGTGCTGGTTGGCTAGACAGTCATCCTTGGTAAACGGCTGAACCATCTTGATATTATAATAAACGGGCTTGGCATCTTGGGCTATCATATACTCCTTAACAACACTACCGTCCTTTGACGTTATACGGAACTTAGCCGTACAGATCTGACCGGTGTAATTAGCCTTGTATACGATGTTAAGCTTATTATCGCCTACCCCATGGCTCTTGTCGTTAATGGCAAAGCAATTACCCTCAACGCAATTCTTATCTACTTCCCTTGCCATGTCAATCCTCCTCTATTCTCCATGAAACATTATCTCCGGCCTCTACCCTCACGATCTGGGTATCACCATCCTTATTAAGCGTCAACCTTTGCGGATCCACGTTAAAGGGTGGTTCCGGTTCCGGCTCCTCGCTGCCATCGCCACAAGTGCAACATACCAGTTCAATATCATACTCGGTATTGGACTTGATATCGATAACGACCTGACCGTTCTCACTAGTCACGTTATCAAAGTCATGATCAAGTATAATATAAGGTATATCATTAGGCTGTTGATTGATATTAACAACCTTGCCATTCAAGACAAACATCTCATGATGCTCCTCGTTATCCATGTTCTTAGGCATGGCTATAACGAAGCTAGCGTCATACAGGTCAGTGGCTCCCGGATCCTCAGGATCGGCGTACACCACGTATCTGCTATCCTCGTCAGGTATCTTAACGGATAGCCCGTTGACGTTCATAGACACCATATAGCATTTACTTACCGAACCACCAAGAGTAAGGCAGGAGGCCTTGACCGAGGCGGAGTTAAGCTTGGCGTTGATGACCGCCGTCCCGCCCTCCATGTCAAACATGATATTGGCCGGATCCACGCTTACCCGCTCCATGCCCTTCTGGGTTATGGTAGCGAGTTTCGTTACCTTGCCTTTCTCGACCGCTACGTAAGTCTCCCTAGGCAACCTACCCATCCATCCCGGCTCTACCTTGATCGCCACCTTGTCGGGACCGGTACCGGAAATCTTGTCGTAGGACACCCATGAGGAGCCTTGCTCGATCTTAGCAAGAATATCTTTTAAATTATTCATATCATTCCGCTTGAGTTATAGTCCATTTATCACTCTTACCTACGATAATCTCCAGAATCTGCTCGCCGCCCTCAGGAGGATACTCGAAGTTAGTAGGCTTAATCTCAAACACGCTGGCGCCACCACAACCAAGATCGCAGATCATGTCCGGCAACCATCCCTCCTCGAAAAAACGCTCTATAAGCTCCCTGACGGCCTCTGAAAAAGAATCAAGCTCCAACCTGTCTGCTGGGACAGACCCTTTCTTAAGTGTCTCACCACATACCCAACCGTCACACTCGGAAGCCAAGACCGTATCATACACTCTCTTAGCCATAGCATGAAGTATTTAAAATATTACTATTCAATGTAGTATATACGATATTAACATCAGCGAACTCATCGCCCATGCAATACCTTTTCTTGAACTTAATGGATCTACCAGAAACGACATACCCGTCGTTAGGTACGATAGTACCGCAGTAGGTCACGCTAAGAACATTCAGAGGCTCGTATCTTAACCTTACGGCCTGCACTCCCTTAAACGAATCCCTTTGGATGGACGCCGTTGCTCCAGATACGGCAACCAGCTTCCTTACCAGAGACTCGATTACGCTATTCATGCCATCTCCGTTCCTGATATCTGCCTCAGGAAAAGACTGACCATCATATATGATCTGGGAACTGTAGATACTACATTCATCCCCCGGTCTATATTCCGGCTTACATGGATTACAGTTATTCCTCATATCAAATCAATTTATTAATCATTCTCCTTAATTCAAGTATCTCAGCATCCCTGTCCCGTATAGCCTTTATCATAGCGTTAAGGACATCAGACATATCGCAGCTGGGAGATAATCCCAATGACTCCACACGTACCTTGTCTCCTGGATAAACACAGTCGGTGCTCATGTACGTAGAGCACGGTACTTTCGTATCGTCTACAGTAGGCCTGTATTGTTTCTTGTTACAACCATTCATTGTTACCATACCTCCTCTTCAGTTCCGCTATCGCCACCGCCATTACCGGCGTTGACAAGCTCGTTTATAATCTTCTTCAAATCCAGAACCTCGCGATGGTATAAATCTATCTGCTTATCCCTAGACGCTATAATACGCCTCAATGAGTCTACAACGACAGAGATATCAGTGCCTTTCTCTATACCGTCCACCACCAACTCATCACCTGAGTATAAGACGCATTTATCATATAAAACTATAGGACATCCATAGCCAACACAAGGCTCGTCCTGACAATCCCTATCGCAAGGATCACAAGGATCCTCAGGGCATTTGTTAAGAAACCTATCTATCTTAACGCCATGACAGCATTCTTTAGGACGCTCCCTCGAATGATCATGACAACAACCACCTGTATTACACATATTAATAATATTAATGTTTTTAGCAAAGATACTTATTTGGTTTGATTATAAGACAACGAGACGCATGAGACAATAAGAGGTAGAGACCATAAGCCCCTACCTCCAAACACTAATCTAACATTATGGAAAACACAAACGCATTCTTACCAATAACATTGATCCTCTTGATCAATATTCTCAATCCATTTCTCGCACTCAAGATTAAGATCGGCGTACTCCTGCCCCTCTACCATCAAAACCTCACGGGCTTTGGCGTTGGCATCCTCTACTGATATCCATGATCTAAACCTATTGGCTTTGATAGAATAATATACCCTACCTGATTTATATCCAAACGGACATACCTTCTCAAACCAATCACCGATCGTAGTATTATAGAATACAGGGGAGCAACTACCCTCGGCGTTAGCCTTCTCCTGACCTTCTTTCATAAACTTCCTATAAGCTAACGTATCGGCATCTATCTGGGATATATCGGATATGACAGCTCCGGCTGGTAATTCATATACAATACCTTCCTTGCCTGACGTGCCAGCCTCACAATCGTTCTTGTAGAAAACGCCACGAAGAGGCTGTGAGGCCCAGTCCTTACAGCATGTCCCAACGGCGTTGGCCTCCCCCTGCCCGATCCTTCCAAGCTCAACCATCGCCTTATCATTGGCGTCTTTCTTGGATACGTATGACACAAACCTACCTTTCTCTACACATATCTGTTCCTTGGATCCCTTACCGCTTACGCAATTGTTCTTAATAAACTCATCGCATACCTGATCATTATACCATACGGACGGTATTATGTCGGCATATGCGTTGGCGTAGTCCTGACCGTTGGCTTTGACATCATCCTCTGCCTTACTATCAGCCTCCTCCTGCGTATCGCCAAAATAAACATCGGCCGGGACCCGGTAGTCAACAGAGCCGCCCACATACCCGGCAGGCGGGTTGTTTCTGGTGAACGTCCGAACTATTTCTTTATTACCGTATACCATTGTGATTCACTTTGTCACAAAGATACAATTTAAAATCAAATTACAAAGGAAGAGCCTTTTTGCTTCTCAAAACCTTATACAAATAATCCCTTAACTGTTCTTCTGTGGTTATATATCCAAACTCAATCATCTTGGCTATATCAATCTCCAGCTCCATCAACTCCTTAGCCTTAGCCTCCTCTCCAACAGAATTTCTTATCATAGTCTCATGAAGGCCATAGACAATAATATTTACGGATCTGGCCAAATCTTGTATTTTATCTCTTAGTCTTGAAGATTCAATTATTTTAGATAAAGCGGAAGACATCCTCTTGTAAGCATCACCAGCCTTATCCCTGTAATCTATAAGTTGATCATGTACAAATCTCAACACCTGAACTTCGAATCTAGGATTTATCCACATGGCAAATTTTATAAACAACAGAGGATGCATCCACACCTTATCAGGAGTTTTACCATGCTTAGTTGTCTTACCTTTTACTTTTATAACTAATTGATTATCACCAATGTCGATTTTTCTCCTATGGCTTTCATCTTCAGATAAAGCACTAATAAATTCCTTAGTTCTACCACTATTCATAAAATCATCAAGCCGTCTTCTCGTGCTATCGGGATTATCATTCCATTGCTTAAGTAAACTGTTGGCATCAAAATAACCATCACTAGTTCTTTGAAAAACGTTAAAATCACCCATTTTTCTCGTCAAAACATTAACCGTCTTCATTTTTTAGTCTAATTTTGAGATTAATAATTAAATACTTTATGTCCGCTCCCTCGTGAGAGTCGGCGGACATACAAAAAATAGCCAATCGGGATGATAAACACAAACCGATTGGCTATTTTTAATATCCTAAAATCAGGACATTAATTACCCATTGCAAATCTTATCCTCAATAGCGTAAAGGATTTTAGCTACAGTCTTATCGCCACTTACCTTCACGCAAGACTCACCAAGATCCCGGACATCTATAGCCTCCCTGATACGGGTAAGCTCGTCATATATCTCCTCTATCACATCAGAGATCATAACACACTCATCAGAGTCCTTATGCTTTGACCACTCTGGTAGATCACCCTCATAAGGTACGCAAGTGGACGGAGTTATATGTGAACAATTATACTTTCTCATGCCAGCAACTTATTAACACGTTCCTTTAACGATCTCACCTCATCCGGGCATAACCCGCAATCATTATCACATAATGACCTTTGCAGACGAATTATCTTACCCCAATAGGATATATCGGGCTTATTCCCGATCCTATACCTATGGTATCTCATATATCTACCCCATTGGCAGGACAGCCATTCGTCTACGGACTTACATAAATCCGTCCTATCAAGGTTTGATATGCTCTGCGCGCCCATTCAGAATCTCCTTTCTCATTTCCTGTACCTCCTCGTCAGGCGGGCATCCATACGGCAGGTTCTTGATCCATTCACGGATCTTTTTCTGCATATTAAGATAAGATACACCCACGCCATCACCCTTGGTACGAACTTGCTTATATATACTAACCACGTCACGTTCCATGGTCTGCAACGGATCTTGCATAACCATACAACCAGCGGTTCTTCTAGAAGCGTACTCCATATCGCTAACAGCGGTAGAAGAAGAATGATTCATCATACTTCTCTCAATCCTTTCTCTCTCGGCCCTTAACGCCTTTTCCTTACAAGTATTACAACCCACGACTAAATATTTTTATGTTTAACAATCCACGCAATTGGTAGCCATCTCAAGAAGCTCTCCGACACGATCAATAATCTCATGGGCGGCCCTTATGTTATCCAACCTGACATTCGCCTCGGCTACGACCATAAGTGTCTCCATCTCCTGTATCTTGTCTATAAGATCCTTATCCTTGTCCTCGCATAAGACATCAGTCTTGATCCATAGCCGGTCGAGACGTCTGCGTATAAGATCCGTCTTAAGATACTTGCGACTGAAGTTGTAAGTAGAAGGGCTACCTATGATCTTGATATCATATATACCATCAGGTAGATCAAGGTACTTGACATTACAATCATCGTAATTAAAGCAATTGAGGCCTAATGTTAGGCTAGTAAAGGTATTGACCTGATTCTTGCCAAGGAACAACGTAGCGGGGTCGGACATGCCCGGCGTAGTGATCTCGATGATCGCCTTCCTGTCCTCCAGCAGCCCCCACTCGGACTCATCCAATACCTGAAGCACCTTAGGATCACGTGTCTCTAGCACCTGAAATGACAGCCGAATGTCATTCATATTAACCTTCTTATCGTACCGGCATAAGCTATCGTCATAACGAGCCTGCATATCAAGATCCGGGACATCGGTATAATATGTCTTGACCTCATGACCGTTGATAAACACAGATGTTATCTGGCAAACATGAGACCTAGCGACATCGAAAAACACCATCCTTACATTACCCTCATAATCAACGCCAGATGTCGGGTATGTTAGTATCTGGGTATTATACTCTCCATCGTTACGTCTAGCCACGACAGTAATAACGATAGGTTTCTCTATATCGTAATCATCCATGATAATCCTTGCGGCGAACTTATCATGAATTATCTTCGGTATGATATTGATCTGATTCATCTTAATATCTTTTTCACAAAGATACTAATTTGATCGATAAAACAAACGAGGCTATAAGATAAGAGCATCAAGAAGATCCTGCTCGCTTAGAATTATACCTCCATTGATAGCCATAGACATAGCTAAATAAAGGCATAAGCATGTGAGATCATATCTAAGCATTCTACTTCTAAGAGACACGATAAACTTTTTAAGGTAAGGATTATCCCCAGCCAGAGACATATAGCCGCTAAAAAGGAACGTATTGTATATAGGATCGGATGTAGATGATTTGATATCGCTGTAAGACATACCACAAATATCTACCCACAATCTTATAGATTTGACGACTATCTCCTTTACAAAGGACTTATTCAACAAACATCCGAATCTCACCAAAGCCACTATATCTCCCCACTTCTGATCGGATATCTCTTTAATAACATACATCGACCCATTCAAAGGATCTTTTACGACAGATGACAGTATATTCTTACATCCAATGGAATCCGATAGCTCTTGGATATTAAACATATTATTATCGTGGTTAAATACGATGGACATATCTCCACCTCTTATGATACTAAAGCTACTCATCACGAATCCTCCACAAAAGAATTAATATCAAAACAGTCATCATAAGAGCATAGGCCAGGCTCATATCCTTCCTTGCCATCCTCTATGTCAGAAATAGCTCTATCAGCAATAGATCTTAACTCTAATAGACTTACACCTAAAAAATCTAAGGCCTCTTTCAAGTACTTATATAAGGACGAGGTTTTAACTTCCTTAAACCCCTCGTGAATCAAATGACTATTGAATATACTGAAAAGAACTTTATCATTCCTACCGTCAAACCTTTTACCATTGTTTTTAAGACTACCATCAGAGTCAATCATCTTCCTTATCTTACTCGCAGATCTGGTATTTATGATATTCACCATAATCATAACTTTGTAGTCAACAGCGGCTCTTCTAGCTTTATTAGCCCTCCCCTTTGAACTTACAGGTGCATTGTCCTCGCCGCCAATATACCTGAACTTAGCCTTGCCTACAAAGCATGATGGATAAACCTTGCGAATATTCCACTTATAATTATAATCACCGATTGATCTCATGATCGACAACTCGCTATCAACTACCATCGATATCATCTTATAAGCCTTCTCAAAACACTTAAACGATCCTACATACTCATAGATAAACCGGTACGTCATACCTAGCTTAAAATCTTTATCAGATATCCTATTAAACACTATAGCTCTATCAAAGTTGATGATAATAGCCATAATAATCTTAAGCCTAAAGTAGGGAGGTATATAAATATCATCAGGACTGATGTTCCTAGGATTAGCCGTGGTATAATCAGCGCCAGCGAAAGTATCTCTACGTTTCTTGAAATTACGCGGATATATAGGCTGACCTTTAGATAGCTTAATGCAAGTACGCCCCTCATCTACCTGCTTCTTCTCAGCCTCGGTATACACCGGAAATTCCTTTATCATAGAAGAGCATTTCCTTATATAATTCAAGTCGAAATTCATATTGTTCATATTTTGTCCACTTCAAATATAAGCAAAATATAAGACCTTTAAAAGAATAAGATGAATTAATTTTCCCATATATCACCATTATTATTTCATTAATAACATAACTTGCTGAAACACAGTTGTCCATTTTGTGACATGTGTAATAAGAAGCTTCGCCTCTTTCTGAAGCAAATCTCATTATAAAGCATTCCTTTATTTAATTCTTACCAATTTCTAATTAATAACCCTATTAATGAAATGATGTTAGCTAACGCTTTTTATTATCTAAAGTAGACATCCAAAAAACATTAATTTAAAAATGAGTAGTATGTTGGCAGATAAAGATCTTAATAATCCCACTCAAGACTCTTTATGATTGTATTATTGAGATATTTACTATATCCTTACATTCGATCTTATTTGGCAGATGACTACTATCTTTAAACATAATGATCCTATATGTTTACTTCTTTTCTGCGCTAAAGCGTGAAGTGCCAAAGGGAATCGGCAGGGTTGGTCGTGAGTCGCTCCGCTCCTGGCCGGCCATGGAAGGCAGCCACCAGTCCCACGCCATGACGCCGCCACCTTGTTCATTGGCTTCCAACAAGAGTCACCTAAAAACAATACTTGTCTATACAATTATCTCTACGGCTCCAGAAGTTAAATAAGAACTATTTGGTTTTAAGGAAAGTTGTTAGTTAAAAAGATGGTCAATTAAGTCATCTGGTCAAATAAAATCTTTATATTCGCGTCACGGTCGGTTGGATGAGTTGGTTTAGTCGGTGGTCTGCAAAACCATATACCCCGGTTCGAATCCGGGACTGACCTCATTTTAGTTTTGGTTGATACGTGGGTAAGGATGAATGGCAAGGGATTATGGTAGATCATAATCCCTTTCTTTTTGGAGGTTCAAAATCTGACTCCCATCTAGCTATATCACTTATCCTGAAATCGTCCATCATAAAATTTCCGTTATCCATACCATCACCTCGTGTATTAATACCTAGGTTATAAGACCTAAGGGAAAGCGTATTATTGGTTTTCGTATTAATAATAAGTATACCATTAACAAAACATCTTAATATGTCATATTCATTACTGCTTCTGACTATAGCTATATGATACCATTTGTTTGCCTCAACTCTATCAACATGCCAACCAGCTTGTTGAGCTTGAAATAAAAAATAAAAACCAGTACCTGTTAAAACTACACCAAAATAAAAAATACCATTAGGATATTCATGCTCAACCAAACAACTTGTAACAAGATTGGTTGACTTATACCAAAAGTCTATAGTAAATGGATGACCGTCATAAAATAGCTCAGGCAATAACGATTCTTTGGTGTTTATGATAGTATAAAGAAAAGGATCCTTTTCGTTATATTGGACACATTGTATTGAGCCATCGGTGATAAGATTGCCATTATTGGCTATAAAGAGGTCGCCAGAGGGAGTAGGATTCCCCTCTACCTTAAAATTACCATTGAATCTCATTAAGAATCTAGTATGATCGTCAATCCCCCCCCCTAGTATATTCAATCATTCTTCGTCTCATAAAACCTTCATCTTTTTTAGTAAATATATTAAGCCCAATAATATCAACAACACGCTAATTGATGTGACAGCTATTGGCCATTTTGATTCTTTCTTATCATCTACGTCCTTATGCTTGATGTCTGTCTTCTTGTCAATATCCTTAACACCGGTAATCGTCTTATCAATGCCAAGGGAATCAGCCGTCACCGTGCTGTCCCGCCGGCCAATGACGATATGGGTATCTGTCTGCGAGGACACCGGCCGTTCTCCCGTGGTAGGATCAACATCCTTGTCCGTATCGAACTCTCTCTCCGTTATAACAATATCGGCATTAAGATCAGATGTCTTGATCTCTACGATCTTCCGATCCATGACCTCATCTATCATCGTCTCTATCCTGCTGATCAACCGGCTATCAATAGACGTTTCGCTAACCTGCCTCCTGCTTCCGCAAGAGGACAGGGACAGCGACAGACCTAAACAAAAAATCGCCCTAAGACTTATCCTTAACCTCATCATCAGCAATCTTCTTTATATCGTCAAACGTCTCGTCAGGTATGTTCTTGGAAAAACTAAACATCTTGAATACGTTTATCCTCTTAAACACGGCCTTGAATACCTTCACCAAATAAGCGTCAGAGAAAGCATCCCCTATCGTATTCAAGAAAAGCATCACATATCCAACAAGGGCTATATACACCCCATATTTGGTAACGGCAAGTATCATGCTAGCCTCCTCCTCGATCGGGTATAACGTCTTATATATAACACATAATGTCATTACTATAAAACAGGACAAAGCGAACTCCTTAAGAATATCAGTAAACCTGACCTCCCTAAACCATCTCTTAAAACTAAACCGTCTTCTACGACTTCGTCGGAGCTTCCAGCCCCTTACGCTTTGCGCTAACCTAGCCAAGAAATTCGCTATTAATACTATAAGTAATACGGTCAATAAATGGTGTACTGGCTGAAAATAAGCCCAACAAGAGGCACCATACGCAAGCGCAATATTCCACAAAGCCCCCACTCGCTCTATCATGTCTTTGTCTTTCATTTTATACCCTATACGCAAAGTTAACTACTATACCATTAAGTACCTAAAACACCACGGCATGTATACCGTTCCTCGTGTCAAGACTATCAAAATGCAACCAATTCACCTTACCCTCAAGCCTAAAAGGATATGGAAGCATATCCTGATGATCTAAAATCAAACCTCTGGCTTGTTCCGCCGTCATCGACTTGACATCGAAATCACCGGCCTTACCCAATACATGAGCGGATAAATAAACATCCTTCTTATCCTTAACTATCTGGCAGATGTTGCATCTAAGACCACGTTGGGAAAACTGCCCCTGCTTGTCCCAATTATTACAATACATAGGCTGTTTGATTATATCCCTCCGTAATATAAGAAGATTATGGAGAAACTCTGTGTCAAGGAACTGCCACGATCTTTCCTTCCACTTATTGTATGTATGGGGACATACCAATTCTACTATGTCAAAATACGAACCTAATTCTTTTACAATATCATTTCTATTCATTTCAAGCTGGCTTTATCGTCCATTTCTGGGCGTAATTGTTTTTTAATACATATATTTTCTCCATAGGCGTAGCGGGAGATCCGTTGGACTGGCCTTTCACGAATCCCTCGGGGGCCTGCTCCGTGCCGGAAGGACGCTGGTTTTCGGTTGGATAAATAGCATTATACATGCTTACCGAAAGACTATAGAACTGGTTCCTCTTCCCATCCTTAGCCACGGATGTCATAGTAATCTGATCCCATCCTACAACAAGGTCGTAGAAAGAGTTCACGAAATCATCTGATCTTTTTTGGCTATGAGTGGATGCATTCACGTTAAACCGTGTAATAGCCCTCATCTCATAAATATAATCCGGAAGCTTATCCATTCTAAGACTATTGCTATTAGTTGCAATGAAACTAGTAAGATGCTCCAATCCCCTTCCAGACATATTATCATCATTCCAACCCGTCCTCCTTTCTCCACTTACCCAGTCGTTTAAAAAACAAAAATCAGTAATATTAGGATTTATTTTATCTACCTCGAAAAAAGGGAGGGTGTTTATATCAAAATAATTCCACATATCAGAAGGGCCAGGATGTATTTTCAACGAAGTTAATTTAGGAAGATCATTAAACTCCTTTATATACCTATCCAAATAACATGAAGATAATTCAAGGGTTTGAAGATTTTTCATATTCTTTATATTTCTTATCCCGCTAGATTCTATATCCCTAAGATCAAGCATATTAAACATACTTAAATAATACACCTCAGTCTTACTAGTTATAGCCTCAGGCATTTCAGTCATTCTTTGCCCTACATTTGAAAGATCTATATAAATTAATTTATTAGATCTCGACAATTTATCTACCGGTATGCCATCATTAACATACTTCGTATACGATACGACCAAAAATTCAAGACCTGGAATATCTACGATCGGGAAAGCCGTCATCTTACAAGTTTGAATATTGGCATAATAAATATCACAAGTAAAATCTATCGACACAGCCCGTTGTACGTCCCTCCTCCCATCAGCGTAAGCATGATTATCCACAGGTACGTATTGCGATCCATCCTCCTTCCTGAACCACCACGTAGTATTGGAATTTTTCCTGTGTTGTATTGCCAAAGAACGGAATATGATACGATAATTATCCTGCCCTTGAACCTTGGTCATAGGAAACTGTTCCTTTATTCCATCCCCCCAATCCACATTAGCCATACCGGGCTTTCTGGATCTAAACTCAACAAACGTATTAAAAGGATCATCAACGACAGGATCGGGTACATAATTATAATCATCGGTATAATAATTTCTAAGTGCCCTGTCCCATGTAGTGAACCATACGAACTTATTTGATGAAGCCTCATATTTATATAATGTCTTAGCCATTACCTATCTTGTTAAAATATTCTACAATAACATTCTTGTCCAATCCCATAGAATCACATAAATACTCCCCTTCTGGTTGACCACCAAACGATAATACCTTATCCGTATCATGAGCTAAAACATCTCCATTGCCTACAAAAGTACGCCCATCGTCAAATACGATAAGCTTATATGACTTATACGACCTCGTGTCAATATCAGAAGATCGTATTGACCTTAACACCGAAGCCTCTGGCGCCATACTAAACCTCCATCCATAATTATTCATAAGCACATAAACCATCTCCATAGGAGTCGACGGAGAGCCATTAGACTGACCCTTTATAAAACCAGAAGGTGCCTGTAATACGCCACTAGGCCTTTTATCAACAGGTTCGGCAGCCAAATACATACTTAGATACAACCCATAAAACTGATTCCTTTTGCCATCGGAAGCAGAGGAAGACATAGTGAGATAATCAAACCCCATTACCTTCTCATATAATGTTGATATAAACGTATCACATCGACTTTGGGTTGACAAGGAGATTTGCATATAAAAACTACTCATAGATCTCATCTCATATATATAATCCGGTAGATTACTTACATCTATATTACTATAGCCATATGAGGCGATAAGGCTAGTGATATTTTCCAGCCCCTTGCCGATCATATACGGATGCCAACTCACAACGGATCCATACCATCTGTTTATATGATCGAAGGTCCTTAAGCTAGGATTTATCTTATCCACCTCATCCATAGCCGGGCATGTATTAGGGTCAAACGATGGCATAGCCACTCCCGGGGATATATATAATTCTTTTAGCTTGCTAAAAGACAGCCATTCCCTTGGATATACCCTAACCCTGCAACCTGCCAAAGATAATGTTACAAGATTAGGCCACATAGAGGGGAATTTCCTTATATTAGAAGACTCCGTATCATTAAAATCAGCCGTTCGACTTAGATTAATGCCTTTTAACTTAGTGAGCCTATCCCAATCGTCTGGTATGGATGTCAATGTCCCTACACCTAATTCGTTAAGTGTTATATACTCTATATTTACCGATCTACGTATCCTATCTTTAGGAATATCGGTTATATTCCCATCTCCGGTAATGGATAAGATTAAGTTGATAATACTTGGGGCGTCTAATATCGGGAATCCTACCATCATTATCCTCGTTGTTTGAACGTATGTAATATCATTCGTAAAAGTCATGGTAATGACCCGCTCTTTATCTAGCCCGTCAGCGTAAGCATGATTAGGCGCAGGGATATACTCACTCCCGTCTTCCTTATAAAACCACCATGGATGACTATCCGGATTCTTACGATAACTTATATCCCTTCTCCTGAACATCAACCTATATCGCCCGTATATGGATTCGCTCCTATCCTTCACGAAAGGGAATTGCTCTTTATTCCCGTCACCCCAATCGACCTCACACATTCCTGGGGTCTTGGAATAAAACTGTATACTTTCATTGTAATTATTAACATCCAATATAGGATCAGGCACATCATCAGTAGTATCATTCCTGTTAACGCCCCTAAAAGCGTATTTACCCTTAGTAAAAAAGGTTATAGACCCTTTATTCGTATCCTTACATATCAGCCTCATACCTCTCCCTCCTCTATTCTCCTGAAATACTCGACAACCGGTGAACCGTCCAATCCCAGATCGTTACAGATATCTATAGCCTCGTATTTGTCGGCGAAATTATACTTACTCATATTATCATCCAATACATCTCCGCTGAATACTGACACATGACCGTCCTTTACGCCAAGGACGAACGGGGCGATCCTCGCCTTCCCCGCCCGCCTTGCCCTCGTAAGGGCGGCCTTAGAAGCCGGGGCAGGGGCCAAGACCCATGTCTGCCCGTAGTTATTGGTAAGCACATACACCTTCTCCATAGGCGTCGTAGGATTACCATTACTAACCCCCTTGACAAACCCATCAGGAGCCTGATAAACGCCAGACGGTCTCTTATTAGTAGGAGCTACGGCAGTATATAAATCTAAGGTAAGTTTATAAAACTGATTCCTGTTACCGTCAGAAGCCGTCTGTGACATCGTTATATAATCCCAGGACATCATCTTATCATAAAACGTGTTAACGAACGTATCAGCCCTCTCCTGCGTATTTATAAATCTACCACCATCACGCAAATTCCATACCCTAAATTCCCTTATCTCATACAAGTAATCCGGAAGATCGTCTACCGGCACCGTACTTGAAGAACAATATGCCCGTTGAATCTTGTTCAACTTCCCTCCTACCAGATCTTGTTCCCATGAGCTACCATTACCCATAAAATCAACGCCTGCCTTATCATCCCCTACCTTATCCACCTCATCAAATACAGGTATATTATTCCTATCGCTTATAATATTTATACCCACAGCCGGAATAGAATTAAAGGCCGGATCATAAGAAGGGATGTTACACCAATTGAAATTAAACTCGGTAAGATTCTTCCATTCAGAGAACCTTCTCCAATTAGAATCAGGATCATCCCCGAAATTAAAAACGCTATTGCATCCGAAATACCTCAGGTCTTTCATATTTAAAAAACCTTCTGGCCAATTACTCCATACACCAGAATGAGAAAAAGCTCCCATCTGTATATTACGAAGATTAACGCTCTTGCTTATCCTGTCATATGGGATATCGCCATTTTTTAAAACGGATCTAACCACAGCAAAATAAGTTATATCAGGAAGATTAGTTATAGGGAACTCATGAAGGACAATACCATCCATATTAAATTCCCCATCAATTACGTTAGAGAACCTCATCGTAACCTCTCTACGCCTGATATCGCTATATTTATGTGGGGGGACCGGTATGTATTGTGAACCATCCTCTTTCTTATACCACCATACGGTATCATCCGGATTCTTCTTATACTCAATGTCAAGAGACCTGAATACAATCCTATAAGAACCACCAGATACCTTAACTAAAGGATATTGATCCTTTGTCCCGTCCCCCCAATCAACGTCCACGAATCCTGGCTTTCTTGTCGAGAACCTAAGACTGCGATTAAAAGCATCCGCTGATATTATCGGATCGGGTATATAATCAGCGCCCTTACCATCATAACAAGGGAACCTGTCCTCATTTACTATAAACGTGACATAGGGCGCTACCGTGTCGTATCCTGCTAAAAAAGCCATACCATTAATTTATTGAGGTTATATCATAAGACACCCATTCCTTATACCCGTTAACCATCTCATATACCTTGTTGATGGTCTTGCATACGACAGCGAATCCAATATCCACGTTAGGGAACTTCTCGTTAAGCTCATCAATAGTAAGTTCCCTGACAATACTCTCATCCCACTTCCTCATCTCCTTTACCTCCATAAGGATCGGTTTTCCGGTTACGCCTACGCTCATCACCCATTCTCCCTTACGGTTGGAATCAGCCAGATCCGGGAAGATCGTAACGCCAAAAAGATCGGAGAGGGTGAAGGTCTCGCCGGTACGGGTGAAGGACGCCGCCGCCCCGGGCGTAAGGACCACCTCGTTCACGGCCAACAGGCTCGTAAGTTTCTTGGCTCCTCCTGATACTGTGGCGTTAAACACGACAGTAACATTACCGGTAGCGCTATTAACGAACTTGATATCATTCTTCTCGCTATTTATAGCCTGTAACCTAGACCCAGATACGATATTTACGATCTCATAGTTCTTGTCATAAGTGCTCTGTAGCGTCACATTACCGTATTTAGTATCAATAAGGGTAATCCATTTAGCCTTACCGCCGACTATCTCTACAAGCTTATAGAACACGTCATTACCATCAGCGTCAATCCACCTAGCTATAGCTCCCGGAGCGAAATTAGTTACCTCCCGATCTTGGGTATAACTTACGGTGCTTTCCGTAGGCTTATTAGCTAAAGTAACATAAAGACATTGCTGTACGTCAGCCTCCATCTTAACTATACCAGCTCCATCGTAATAATAATCAGGCACGTTTTTCTCTCGTATCAACAGGATGGTACCTTCCTTAAGCTTGTCGGCATTGGTAGGATCATCTACAAAAGACTTCATCTGGATATAGGTATCAAAGATGATCGACGTACTCTTATCCTCTATCTTCTGATTGATATCATTGACAATATTATTAATCTCGTCTTTCGTATAATAAGGAGATAAATCAACCTTCGGGCCTTCCTGCTCTAAAGCCTGAGTTCCATCCCACCAATAATCAGGTACCTCCTGCTCCCTGATCCAGAAGCTGTCTCCCACACGGAGCTTAGCCGTGTTCTCCGGAACCGCCAGCCACTCATTCATGGCATCGACCGTATCAAAGATATACGCCGTGTTCTTGCCCTCAGCTATACGTCTTACGACAGCCAACTCGCTCTCGACATCGCTAAGTCTTTCCTTTATATTATTGATCTCCCGCTCCAGCTTATCATAATTATCCTCCTGATCTATAGCATCGCCTATAGACATATAGACCTCATTGGTGAGCTTATTATAAGTAATACGGGCTACTTTCTGATAAGAAGTCTTATATGTACTCGCCCCCTTACTAGTATTGCAGATAAAATCATATGTGTTTTGATATACGACAGATCCTCCGGTATTGATAAAGTTATACCCATTCTGTCTCATCGTACCGCCCTTATACCCTACAAGCTCAAAAGAACACTTACCAGTACCTTTGGATCCAAACCATGTGGAGTAGGCTATAAACTGAGTCTCTTCAGGTAATATATCATAATATTGAGCACGAAGATCCTTTACCGACATCCATACACATTCCTTGCCTGATCCGGTATTGTCTCCTCCCCATTTAAGTACGCTTCTTACATGATCGTCATTATTACCGGGACCAGCGAATCCTACGCCTAAATTATCTATGGTAGGAACATTCGAGTTAAGAGCCTCTGTCATGGTATCCAAGTCCCTTCCGGAACTTTCGTCCCACAAATATCTGAACGTAACGAAATCCACGTCACCGATCTTAATACCACCGGTATTGCTAGGATATGTTTTAGTCACCAGCTCATAATACCACTTCCCGCCCCTAAACGTGACTCTTATTCTCTCCACTTGCCTTGGAGATATAGATACGTACGATCCTCCAACAGAGACGCTGGCGTCATCTTCGGCACGGGTAGCGCCTTCTTTTGGCTCCTCCGGGTCTACCGGAGTATAGATCGTGGCTTGCTTATCACCTGTATTGATGACAACGATATAATAGCTATCACCTTCCAGACCTTGCTCATGAGCCATCGTAACAAACCCCTGTTCGCTTTCCGGCCTCCATTCGACTACAACCATATGTTTGTCCATAGGTATACCAGATACGCTATTAACGTAGTTGGTTGATGACATGAAAACAGCATGGTCATCGTAAGCCTGATCCACACGCTGATGTTTGGTGGCCAGACTATCAAGACGTGATATCTCAATGGGGTCGATAACCTCAACCCCATTATAATCATACCACTTATATCCGATCATCGTATTCTCACGACGATATTTCCTTTTCCTTATGACCTCACCGCCAGCCATGGCGTCGATCATATAATAATCATTGCATGTTCTTACCATAACATCACGGATTAACAAGTTTGACATAAACAAGCCACGATAGTAGCGCCAACAGGAATGGAGGTCAGCGTCGTACCTACCGGGTAGGTCTGGGAGGATGACTCCAGCACCATCACCGACATCCGCTCAACGACCATATTGTTATCCACCAACCTGCTTCCCTCCACATAGAACCGGCCATCGGCTACCTCATAGCACTCGCGCACCGGGACCATATGCCTTTGGCTTTTATCCGCATAATCACAGATCGTGACCTTAGCCCCCTCTGGAATAGAATTAAGCTCATCACCAGCACTATAATCAGGATGGTCGGAATATACGACATACAATATGGACTTAATATCCTGTAACGCCGGATTGACCGTCCTGAATCCCTTTAAATGGATTTTATGACCACCAACCTCATAACAGTCATCTACCTCCATGATATTAAGGTCACAGCTTATTACCGTCCAGCCACTAACCGTATCTTGGGTAGGGGTGGTATCGGTAGGATGATCAGGATCGGTTGACTCCACGATCTTATAATCAAACTCCCGGACATTAAGCTTATAGTCAATAGACTCCTGACGCCTTATCTTAACCGTTCCATTCCCTGTATCATAGCAGGTATCTGTCGTATCCAAGAACCGATTCTCCATATCCGTGAAGTCGCAAACAACCTCAACCCAGTCATCGCTTATATTAGTGATAAATTCTCCTACAGGATTCTCAGGATCGGTACTTTGCTTGATGCGATACCATTCCTTTCTGGTACCCATCTCATAATCAAATATCTTATATCCCTCTATCTGTACTCTCCCGGTACCGGTATCAAAGCATTTAAGAACCGGTATTATCTCCCTTTGAGTCATATCAGGGAAATCACATACTATACGACTCCATGTATCAGGTATCTTGTCATACTCCGTACCGATAGGATTACTATCGTCGGTCGTATTCACCACCTCGTAGTGGGATACCTCGGGATTCAGGCGGGGGTCAACTGACTCTACGCCCTCGATCTGAACCTTGCCCCCTTCCGTGGCATAGCATTTACTTACGAATATCAACTCCCGATCGGTCATCTCAGCTATACTGCAATCTATAGCCACCCACCCATCAGGAATCTTATCAAACTCACTGCCGATAGGGATATCGATATCAGATGAGTTGACGATAAATATCTTCTCGGCCAGTATCTCTCCCTTATTATTCATATAGGTATGGATACGGGCCTCTACCTGACCACCCGGCGTGCGATAGCATTGGTTGACGATCGACACACGGGCGTCTTTGATGTTAATGAACTGATAGTCCTTTCTAGGGACATCGCTTACAAGTCTCTTTACTCCTTTATCATCAAAGTACACGTAACACCCGTCATTCCTCATCATGACCGGATACGTCTCCCCATTTATGACAACTCCGGAGAAGTCATCTGGAGGGGCGGAGAAACCCATGCTACCAAATATGGAAGCCAGTCTCTTTAAATACTCATTAATAGCTGACATATTATAATGTTTTAATTATATACCTCAAAGATATATAATTATCTTTGAACGTGATTAAAAACATAAGATGTATGAGAAGAAGAATGTCCTTTAACAAAAAAGCCAACAACACGATATTGTTATTTCATTTTAATAATGATTTCAAATATATCGGGAAAAATGTAGGCCCTGTCACATGGGGGGGGGAATCATATGTTTCAGGTAAATTTGATCAAGCTGCCAAATTCGACATCGCTCCTATAATATTCGATCAATCACAATGGTTCTGGGATATTATATCAGAAGGAAACTATACCATAGAGTTATGGTATTATTGTACAAATAAAAACTCAAAACAAGGATTTATAACATCTGATATATCAGGAAGCCCTACAGGATTCGCCTTCTATATAGGATATAATAATATCATATATGGAAATTTCGACAATTATGAAAGTGTAAGCTCTTCTGTCTTGGAGATAGGATGGAATCACATAGCATTATCATCTGATGACAAATTATGCAAATTATATATTAATGGCATAAATAAGTTTAACAAAAAAAAGATCATATTAAAACAAGACTACAATATATGTATAGGAGGAAGAACAGGATCTAGCGATAATATGACAGGAGGTATTATAGACGAGATGAGAATATCAAATATACCTAGATACACTACAAACTTCACTCCTCCATCACAACCATTTATTATAGATTAAAAAAGGGAAGAGATTGAATCTCTCCCCTTTAGGAAATATATGAACGCAAAAAAGGTTCTTTATTTCGGTTCGGTTACGATAGCCGGGCCAAGACCAGCGGCAGCACCGATCATGTTAATCATCTCCTGAACACCCTCATGAGCGCCATAGCGTACACGTAAGATCAAGTTGACAGGATCATCAGCAATAACCTTTCCGAATCCCTGAGCGTATCTATGAGGATTCAAGGTGATCTGGAAGTCCACGTATTGGGCTGTTTGTTCAACACGGCTGTATTCGTTCATGAATGTCCGCCCCATGAAATCCTGATGTTTCGGGAATCCATTGAAGTGAGCGTACCCCTTAAGCTCATCATCCATCATATTGCCACCTACGTGAGTGCGCGGGGCTTTGCTGGACAGTCTCTCAAAATGAAGTTGATCCCACCAGATAGGAGAACCCTCATCCAAAGAATCGAGGTAACCGCCACTAGCACCTACGATCTCAACGCTATCCTCGATATAAGTCATTTGATCCATCAAGCACTCTGACGGAGATAATAACATTTCCTTGCCACGGAAACGGATACCGCACTTGCAGTTACTACCAAGCTCTTGTGCTGATTCCAATTTCTTCCACATCCGGTTACGGTAAGACGCCGGAGCCTCGCTGGTGAAGAATCCCTCAAATACCTTGTCGCACTCATCGCACAACATATTGGTATATACCTCTGTCTGGAAGCTATGCTGGCAAGCAGCAGGAGTGCCGTAATCAGTGATCTCCAGTTCCGGGAACGCCTGCTTGATTTCCTCCAAAGCACTTTCACCACACTCGTTGTCCGGGATCGTGATATAATACTTCTCCTTAGATACCTTGCAAGATCCGCAAGCTGACCAGGAAGCGGTACGAACCGTAGGATTCTCACACATATCAGAAGTCTTAGCGACATAATAAATAACCGTAGTAGGATTAGCGTCTACGAATGTCTTGATCTCATTATCGGTCAATTTCTTTGACGTAGCGGCGATATAAAGACCAGTGCCCTTGATCTGGCTCATCTTATTAACCGTATCTGAAACTACGTTAGGAAGAGACTCGATAGTAGAAGACATATCAACGCCATCATCCTCCAATGAAACGGAATACAGGTATCCGCCCTTAACCTCAGTATAGCTAGGCGGGCATTCCTCGCATCCTTTCATGATAGAGATCAGACGTTGAGTATAGTCAGCAGGTTTAGCCCCTTTCTTCATAACCTTATAACGTGACATGCTGCCGTTGATGCTCTTACGAACGATCTTCAATCCCGGATACTGGGCACGAACCTCAGCCAAGGCCAGGTCATCACCAGTATCGCAAACCTCCATACAATAGAAGTTCACGTCCTCCGTCTCAGGCTCCGTAGCCTCATTAGTACATCTTGTAACCGGAGTGATATCAATATAATCAGATACCTTACCACCACCAGCGATAGGCTGGTTCTTCATCCTCTCGATACATTTCAGGACGGCTGGCAACAAATCAACCTCCTCGCAAGGATCGCACTCCTCGCATTGATTTGGCGTATTATCACAATCATCCAAAAGAATGGCGTCATTGATCTCTACACGACCCTCCTCATAGCCAAGAAGCTCAAAGGCACGACCAGCGAGAACCAAGCGGATAGCGATACGGTCTCCTTTGGAGACTGAGAATGCCGTGTCATCAGAAACACCATTGTATCCTAAGATAACATCATCGACATAAGCATGATCTTTCTTCGGCCAAGAAGCGTAGATCTCCGTGATCTCGTTCAAAGAGAATAACGGCGTGGAAAAATCCTTATCATATATAGAGCGGGAAGCCGCTTGTTCATTACGACCGATACGGATCTCATAACGCTTATCATTACGAGGCTTACCGGTAAAATCAGTAACGGCCTTACAACCGTTCTCGGAAGTATCTTTAGTATCGTAAATACCGATCTGTCCTTCCTTCAAGAAGATGGAATCAACATCCACCATCTTAGCGTGTGGGGATACGAAAAGTACCCGGTCTTGCGGTCTGTGCGACATATTATCAATATTTTAGTTTAAAAATCATTTACCTAACGCAAACATAACAATAAACGAGTTCACGACAATAAAGTACGGTCATGAGTGTATAGATATTAATGTGGATTACATTTTTTGTAAATACAATAACGCCCAAACTCTTTTCTATAATCAAGCAACCACTATTCTATTAAAACAAACCCATATTCATTTATAATATTATCAACATCATTAGATGACAATGAAAACCACTCTCCTGAAATCCTCTTGTTGGAAAACTTATCATGCAAACATTTCTCTATATCACCTTTTACACAAGCTATGATACTTAGCCTTGGATTAGCACATCTTAACCCCCGCTCTCTCTTCTTAACATTAAACGTCTTACCTATTTTAATATCCTTACTTAAACCGTCAATAGCCAAATAGGTGAATATAATACGATCATTATAATCATCTACATCGTTTACTAATACATCAATTATATCATCGACAGATTCGAATATACCCATTTTTATAAACTTGCATATATCCTTTTGAATACAAACAATCCTTTCCGATTCCTGCTTGGTGTATAAAAACTTGTCACATTCACCGGTAACAGTCTTATTTATAGCAAAAATTATTCTCTCAATATCATCGGAGCTAAAAAATGAAGACAGATACCTATACATATCACTATACTCGTTTCCTCCCCTTATATATATAATAGCATTGCTTATATCCGAGCTTCCAAACATTTTTATGCATTCATTATATATAGATGGGTGTAATTCCATGGCGACCATCATCCATATCTCTTTAGCGCACATAACCAACCTATTAGATCCTCTACCAGTAGATTTATATACCCCAAGCGATTTTAATGTCTTGACAAGAGAGGTATTGTTTACGTCATTAATAAAACTTGATAAAGATATACCTCTTATATACTTGTCTTTTATAACATAATATATACGCTCAGAACTATTCCTATTGGATAAAATTCCCTCTATCCTCTTATCACTCCATCCTTCTACGATCCTCTTTCTTAAATAAGCCTCTTGTAAGTCAGTCAAAGACATAAATGATGTTTCTTCATCACATCTAATAGGTACACCGAATAAAATTTTACTACTTGAAATCATATCATAATATTTTACACAATTAAATATTATGCAAATATAGAAATAAAAAAAACAAAAACACACATACCATGAAATAAAAAAAAGACCCACCTATTTCTAGGCGGGTCTTTCTATCAAACTAACGTTGTTTATTTAAAGGAAGCCACATTATCCTTATCCATACTATATCTATTCAATTCATTCTCGTTAAGGCTGAATTGTTTAGCAACCATATCCAGAATCTCCTCCACAAGATAATCGGGCAGCTCCGGGTCGATATCCGTGGACTGGATACCGGCGGCGTTGATATACCCCGACAGGTCCACCCTGACAGGACGGCGGTAGTACGTCATCTTAACCTCCTCGGTACGGAAGCCTGACTCGTAGACCACGACCTTCCCGTTCCCTATGGAGTAGAATGTCTCCCGATAATCGTAAGAAGGGCGGTTATTCTCGTCTCCAAGAAGCTCATGGATATTCTCGTTCTTAGCCTCCCACATAACGAAATCAGTGACCTCACACCCTTTGTATGAGAAAACGCCTTTTATGTTAGAGAACCATAGATAGTCGTCAGGTAAGTTAAAGGACGTAGACTCAGGGTCATCCATCCTACCCGCATTATCCAACGACATCCAATAAACAAGAAGGTTTTGGATGGAGCGTATAGTCTCGTCATCCTTCCTATTTAGATAGTACTTAACCAACCGGTCTTGGGCCTCGTTAAACAACAACACGAACCTTCCCGGATCAAGCTTAATCCCGCCATTGGCCAGATTCTGCTCGTTCTTCTGCAAAGACCTTAGATACGCTTCTTGGATTGTCATCGCTATTCCTCCTTAACCTTATCACCTTCCTCTACGTCATCCTTCTTCTTAATATCCTTAACCTTCTTGGTCTTGGACTTATCATCGATATTAGACATAGATATAATCTCCTCATACTCATCCAATACATCAGCCTTTATGTTAATGAAGTCTTTCTTGGTAGCCAAGAACTCAGCGGATGTCCGAACGTCAGGTCCTATGATCTGGCCATTATATTGTAATCCGGATGGAGTCATATTGATACGACCATTTCGTTGAAGGACGTTTACGATACGGTAAAACTCAAGAACTTCCTTGAAATCGCCTTCCAATGACCGATCCCAGATATCAAGCAGATAATCGACATTGGTCTTCTTCTCATTCATCCAGTTTGATAGAGATCCTGTATAATACTCATCCTCCGTGAAATCCGGGCGAGTTACGATACCGATGTAAAGAAGAAGATCGATGACAGCCTGACGATCGTCGCCGCCTTTCTTAAGGGCGCTGATAAACTTATAGCTGATGTTCATCTTATTGATCTCACGCTGCTGAACGAAATCCTTCATATTGTCTTTCTCCACGAAACAGAACATGGAGTTCATGAAGACAGGATCGCCATCCATTTCCTGAGGAGTCAACATGCCGGAAAATACAGCCAGATATAAATAAAATAGATCTACGGTATTAGCCGTATTATAAACCTTACCCATGAAGATCTTATCCTTAGCGTCATCCCAAAATTCTAAATTGGTTTGAGATAGATCCATCTGCGACATTTCCTCGAAAGGCTTCATGATATTATCTACCCGCTGTTTGACGAGCCTGTCGATCTCATTCTTGTCAAGACCATTATAGCATCTTGATCTTGGATAAAAACCGGTGTTATAGGCCTTGGAGAAATCATCCCAAGGGCAACATACGTGAGTGGCGTTCTCCGGGAACGGAGCTTTAGCTATATTAGCGTCTTGAAAGGCCTGAGGAGCACTTCCATCGTGTTTGCCTACAACCTCATATAAGGTATCTGACATGATATTGAAACCGTTTACCTCGGCCAATACCTTCCTTGATTTTAAAATTTCTTTCATTTCCTTTTTGCGTTACTTTAAAAAAAGAGGAGAGGAATATCCTCCCCTCTAAAAACCAAATTACATATATGAAAAAACTTAGCCGAAGTAGTTCGGTTGAAGCTCGATAATCAAGAACTTACTGTTATCCATAACCCATGCTGCGGAAGCGGAATGACACCAGAATTGCTCTTTCATACCCGGCAAGGATGATACGATCTCATTACCGTTGGCTTTGTGTGCCCAACGACCGTACTCATAACCCCACCACATGCTTACACCTTCTGGCTTGATATAGAATACGTTGTTATTCATATTACCTAACTTAGCGTTAGCCGTATTAGGAATAGCGGAATATGCGTTAGTTGATCCAGCGTCAGTGATATTCTCGATAATACAAGAATAAGAGGATCTAGGATACATGCCATTCACCAACTCGCTACGATCTGTCATGTCGGCGTAATCCAAAGAAGGATCATGCTCGAACTCAACATTACCGATGCCCGGGATGAAAGCTCCCTTAACCTGAACCGGACCTAAGATCATGGCGTCATTAGTACCAGAGATAGGGTTAGAAGGCAACATCCTATCGCTTCCCATACCCCAGCTTAAGTTCTGCAAGGTAGTGAAGAACGATTCCCTGATCAACTTCTCTAAATTGATCATAGCCATAGCTCCTACCTTGAACTTAATCTTACGTTCCGTAATAGGAAGATCCTGACGTCCACGGAAAATATAAGATGCGGCAGCCATAAGCGTGTCTTTAGTAATACCCATCGGACGGCTATAGTAAATAGTGTAACCACGGCGAAGCTGACGATAGATACCTTCATTCAAATGGATAGGACCATTTTGATCCATGATAATACCACCTTCTTGCCACATCAACTGTCTGGCCTCCAACTTAACCAACTCAGCCATACAGAACACCTCCAACGTAGAGGCTACTTTGGCCGTACGCAAATCAAGTCTACCATTAACAGTCTTACCGATAATAGCCAGATCAGGAATATTACCCTCATACTCACTTCTCATGGCATTCATACGACGAAGAGCGGTCTCCACAAACTCCGAAGTGCTGTTCTGGGCGGCTTGCATGGACTTCATACCAGCATACATAGTTGTCTCACCCTCAACACCACGGTGGTTTCCTAAACGGAACTCACAAGTCATAGAACCGGCCTTGTCAGCCCCAGATACCTTGGAGAACTGGGTGCTATACTCTCCAAGAGCATGACCGATCTTCCAGTAGCGGACACCCGGACGTAATTTCTCTTTAGGGAAGTATTTAGCCTTACCACCGATAACACGACACCAATAACGTGTCAAGTCGCCTTCTGTCTTAGACGGGATCTCACCTGAGATAAGGATATTACAACCGTTAGCGGCATCGTAGGTAATAACATCATAAGCCGTAAACTCAGATGTATTCAAAACGATATCAAACAAGCTACCATCAATACCAGGTTTCAGATGATGACCTGAAGTATCCTCAGCCGTAACAACAGCGAATGTCTTTGTAACAGGTAAATCATAACGGAAAGAAGCTCCAATACCGTTAACGGAGATCGTAGCGCCGTTATTAATCATACCCATATACATCGGAACGGGGTAATTAGCGATATTAGAGAACAGATTCAACAGACCCAAATGATTCTTATCAGGATCCTCATAATACCAGCTCGCCAATGAGCCTAAGTTATGCTCTACGAGCGAAGTCTTATAGTTCTTGGCATCGGTGAAGGCAATAACGTTATCACCATTCACGGTAGCCGGAAAACTTTTTGTCAAAAATGGATTCATTTCTATTTATTTTTAATGTTATACACTCTTTGATCCACTCAGATCAAGGAAGTTAGCCTCTATAGTATCATTATCGATATTATTTTTATTCTGCTTTCCTCCCTTATTGCCAGAAAGAAGAGTGATGGTCTTCTTATTGACCTCCATCTTAACCTTGTTAGTTTTCTGTTTAAGGAACTCGTCCTTATTCATCAAGAACAAGGCCAGATCAGCGGCCATGTCCGGATTCTTGATAGCCTCCGAATAAGCTTTATCTATAGCCGTATGACCTTGATTGTCTATCGGCTTGGTAACGAAATCGACAGCCTTACCTATCATCGTGTCAGTCAACTGGAATCCTGAGCTTATAGACGTCTTAAGACCTTTCTTATAGATCTTCATCTGCTCAATCAACTCCTGTTTCCTTTTCTCGGATTTTTTCTTCTCCTCCTCGATAAGGTTATCCATCTCCTTTTTCAGGATATCATGGAACTTATTGGCCTTAGACTCGATAAACTCATCGCCTTTACCAATCATCATTTCCATATTATCCTTTATCTCATCTTCCGGCATACCCAACATCTTATAATAATGCTGGATAACCGCAAGCTGATCATTTTTATTACTCATATCAAGGTTATCCAACGGAGCCTGAATACTCTGATATTGGCTTAATAGTTGACCAACGTTACCACCGGCCTTATCCACCTCTATCATCTTCTTCATGAAATCAGACATCGACCCGGTATCAACCTTGTCTTTCAACAACTCATCAGCCTTATCCTTGATCAATCCCTCCACTATATCGAGTAAATCATCCTCTTTAGTGATAGTAGAAAGATCGACCGGTTTATCATCTACCATAATATCTAGGTTCTCGATACTGTCTATGATACCTCTGGCGGCCATCTTCTCCAAGAAAGATTTCCCGTTAAACCCTGATACCACGTTATTATTATCAGCACCGCCTTCGCCAAGAGAATCCGGGTCTGGGTTGGTAGCATCGCCGCCCTTATCCCCGCCACCGTCAGCCGCTCCGCCGTCGGCAGGCTCTTCCTTGGAATCACCTATAGGATTACCATCCTTATCATATTTACCCTCGATATTATTCTTATCGCCATCACCGTCACCACGGTAAAAAAGTTCCTCGACACTCATGGTCTTAAAACCCTTAGCGAAATCACCCATGTCATTCATACAATTTCCTTTTTTGCTTTTTACAAAAGTATTATTAATCCAATTACCAATTAAATCAAACCCATTATAGTATATGACAGAATTTTACGCCAAAATGATTACATATTTTGTAAAAATATTTACAAAACTTGTAATCAATTCTTGTTTATTATTGACGTAAACCTATCTGTATCAGAACGTTTATTCCTAGCATCTATCTCCTTTTCTTTTAATTCCAACTTCTTTTTCTCTATATCCTCACGAGATCTTCGCTCAGCCTCGGCGTTAGCCTGTCTGGTTCTCATATCCTCCTCACGGATATCCAGATCTCTTTCCCTTAAAGCCCTATCAGCCATAGCCTCGACATAATCCATGCCTTCAGAGTTATTCTCGGTCCTAGCCGCTTGACCGGCGGCCATTATGCTCTTACCCCGTAAGTCGAAGTTGCCCTTGATATAAGCCAGCTCCTTATCCTTCTCATGCTCATCGTTACGAGCCTGTTGATCGGACTCAGCCTTTTGCTGGATAAGTCGTTGTTCATTTTGATATTGCTCTTGTCTAACACGATCGGCATAAGATCTGGCATCCCTTCCTATCTGATTCATCTCAGCCGTCGAGTTGGCATTCATCATTCTAGTGATATCAAGCAAGTCATTGCCCAAAGTATTCGTCTGTAATATATATTGCTTCAAATTCTCCAATTCCAGACGTTTCTTGGAATTAGAGACAGCCATAACATTAAGATGACGTAACGACAAGCTATTATCCGTAAGACTGACGTAAGCCAAGGACAGATCGCTGTTCCTGTACATCACGGTCCAATCGTATCCTTCCTTCTGGCATACTTGAGCCACGGCTAGATGAATATCCAATGTCCGTTTCTTGAAGTCATCGAAATCATTAAAGTAAGTCTGGGTCTGTAACATGGTAGCGTTAACCCCCTGTTTTACGCCCGTAGAACTCTCGTATCTGGTTGACTGACCCATTGCCTGCTCGGATATACCTATCATCCTATAAGCCATCATATAGGCGTAAGAAGCCATTTCCATACGGGATCTTATCTGATCCGTATTAGTAAGATCATATACACCGAACTGATTATATATGCTGCTCATCCGCGGATTCTGGTAAGGATTGTTTGTGTCATTACCACCTACACCCATAAATGAGACGGACTTCACGATCTGCATGAAAGTAGCCAAAGCGCCCTTCTTGTCCATCATATCCTTATATTCAGTAGGCAGGAATCCCAAGTCACCTAAGAAGAACTTACCGATCTCCTTCTCGGCGTTATTGTATAGCTGATTCATAGCAAGGTTATACATCATCTGGAACGGTTGTATGCGATCAGCGAGACTGGCCCCTATAAATCCAGAAACCGGAATGACATAATCATACAGACTGCTGTCACCATGTATCTGATGAGGTATTGGATCCCCACCGATATATATAGGCTTATCCATTAAATTACCTCCGGTGATCTTAACGCCAAACCTAACCTCAGGGACATACTCCAAGATATAGGTGTTCACCTCAGGATCACCAACGGCTTCGGCCATAACCCTCTTCACTTTCTTGATACCGTTCTTCTCCAAGAACTCCGGGAGCAGCTCATCGGTAACAAGCTCCTGATCCACCATCCCAGTCTCCGTCATGTAAGTTATTAAGAATACCGGTTTCATGGATACCCAATATCCCTCCATAACCCTAAAAAGGCGGGAATCTATCTCATATCTCTTGCCATTGGACATGTCGGAGTTAAAATAGCCAAATGGATGGAAGCGGGGCAAGAAGCGGGGCTGGGTGTGTTCCTCCCCGTCCGGCCCGAAGGTGTGGTACTCGCCCATCGGAACGCCGTAGTAATCCTCAGCGGCGACTATAGATTCATAGTCATGGTATCCCTTCCATGGGACAACCTCATTCTCGTACATACCGGTAATAGACGGTTTCTTTTTCTTCCAGTCATACCTAGCACCGTCATTAGATACCCATCCCTCATAATCATCGTCACCTCCCATAATCCGACGCTTGTCCTTGGCTGTCATCTTATGGCCGTATCTTGATATCAACTCGACACCCTCGTAATAATGAAGACGACCTACATAAGATCCATATTGCGGGTATTTTACATCAGGATGGAAAACCTCCATAGGACTCCATACCTCCGGACGGTAGTAATCGAAGCCAACGAAATGATTCCGGAACATCTTTCCGCTAAGAAGACGATCCCGGAAATTCTCCCTGTCAAGCTCATCCATATAAAACCGGCTACGGTCAGCCTCGATCGTATGATCCCCCCATACCGCCGCCTGCGTCTTCCATCTTGTACTCATGAACCTCTGGATATCATCAGGGGTCATAGACGCTTTGGCCTGTTGGATTTGCTGAACATAAGCCTGACGCTCCTCCTCGGAATTAAACTCATTGTACGTAGGATCAAGACCGGCCTCCACAAGACGCTGATTAACGATAATATCCCACTGTTCTTGTATATGACGATGAAGTAAGTTTGACATCGTATCCTCATACTCACTTATAGCCATATCCCCTACCTCATTAACCGTATACTTATCCTGTAGGTTTGTCAGCCATCCCTCAAAGGCGTTTACTATACCACCTATGATATCATAATGCTTCAAGAAAGAAGGTATCCTTATATCGCTCCTTAGCTTCTGCACGTTCCTTAACTGAGGGATAACATCCGCCATCTCCATAAAAGATAACTTACCATCCGCCATCAGATAATAGTCACGGTACATCTGGTTACGATCATACTGTTTCAACCCTATCGTCTCAAGAGCGTCCATACAATCCTCCTTCCATTTCCTGTTCTTTTTCTTCGTGGAAATAGCCTGAGGAGGTAATCCTAATAACGCTCCTTTTGCTGGAAACGAATGATCTCTATTAAACACTTCCATGATTATTCAATTTTATTTACAACAAAGATAGGCGTTTAATTGACATTCATTTACCTAAAAGCTCCTATAGATACCGATCCAAAGGCAGAGGCATATATCTCATGGTGCTTATAAGCGTCTTCCTTGCGGGCGTTATTCATCTCCTCGATCTTCGATTTAGGCATGTAATTGTTATCATCAAAATACCTAGCAAGAACCAACGCATGCCCGAAGGCTATTATCCTATCGACGTTCAATCCTGGCTTGTACTGTATTATCTCATCCAGTAGGGCTATATCATCAATCAACTCAATACCCTTGACCGTTATATCAAGACCAGTACTATCATCATATCCGATAACGAAATCCTGCCAACAGTAATCCACGACACACGAGAATAGCAGGTTCTGGTTACCGGGGGTAGGATATAGACCTAACTTGCTGTTCTGCCGGGAGCCGGCCTTCACATACTTATTGGCTATTGCCTCACCAGCAAACAGGAAGAAAGACGCTGGCATACCGCTTTTACGGTTAAGGTACTGCTCATACATCTGGTCAGCGTTCTCCATAAGACATATAGCACCATATCCCTTCTGAAGCACCTCACAAGTACGGCAAAACTGATCTATGGATGATGGGCGGGATACGTATGAAGCCACTATTCTATAGGCATAAGGATCTCGAATACCAACACGCCTTTTGAATACATAAAAAGCTCCTAATGAAGGGGTATCAGACTTGGCCTGTTTATAAGGGTCGCAATTGTGAACAGATATATTCCTTAATAGATAATTATTCGTATCACATTCAAAATTATACACAGGACCAGTATACTTCTCTTTAGTTATAGATGATATCCTGACATATATATACTTATTGTCATTACTAATAAATATACCTGTGGAAGGGCTTTTTCTTGTGATGGTATCCATACATACTTTAGACAATTTAGATATATAATCAGGGGTTAATGTCTCAACCAACTTCCTGAAATACAAAGTATAGTTATGACCTGTCCTCAAATGATAGCATGGTCTTTGAGATTTAATCTTATTTCCATCTATATATTCAGTCCTATTTTTTTTCATTATAGATATACCTCCAACTATTCCAAGAGACAATAATATATCCTGTATACCCTCAAGAAGATCCATACTTACACTTACGAAATCCATATTTGAGTAACTACGAAAATCATTATGGATAGACCCATCCGTATCTAAATACCCATGAACCAAACTAACCTTCATATTAGATGGTAGATATTTAGCAAACTCTGGAATGTATTTACCGTAACAATACTTACCAAAATTATTAACAAGCCACTCACTTAGATAAGCATGTTTAAAAGATAACTCCCAATTACCCTTTCTACCTCTCTCCGAAGGTTTAACCCCAAAAAGACTATCTACAACCCTATAATATCTATCTCTCTCTTCTGGATAATCAAAACATATAGCCATCCCTACACGACACTGTCTATCAATCCATCCATTTCCAAGCCATATCCCTACAAACCACCAAAAATCATTAGAAAGCATATAATCCCTAAATCCTGGAATGTCCATTCTTTCTTCGGCATACATATTAGGAATCCTTGTCCACTGTCCCTCTTTTATATCCTTGACAGGTATGTAATCAAATTTGAATAAATCTTCCCTAACCCTTCTTTCTACAGTCTTATGATCCGATACAAAAATAGGATGCTCAGAAGTAAATCTATTTATTCTTACGCCATTATACATCTTTATCGAATAAAGATCCTCTTCGACCATATTTCTGACAAGTCTCTTGCGTATCCTAACATTATCCCCTTCGTTATTAACCAATAAATCATCATAGTCAACATCCTCTACATTCTTATATCCATCAGAAGTCAATACCCTTTCTCCTGAAGGCATACATCCAGCGACATAAATAAAATCATCAAACCTATTAGATTGAGGCATCTCGAATATCTGGACAGGAGCGTCAATAACACCTCCACTGAATGGAAAACCAGCCAGTTGTTTATTAGATTTAGTAGTACCAAGCTTATTGCCCGATTCAAGAAAAACATCACACAGCATGCCACTATATTGACCCGACTCAAGAAGATCGTTCTTATGTTTAATAGCGTACTCAACCGGGAACAGGTTTTGAGAAGAACTTAAAAAACAGTCATCAATCGTAAAAGGATAGAACATAGTATGAGAGGTATAGGCTACCCTGTCCTTTGTAGAAAGCTTCTTCCGTTCCTCATTAAGTTTATTGGTGCTAGCCTCGAAGTCTGTGGCGTCAATCTTGATCTTATTAAGCTTCTTATCATCAGGTTTTCCTAAATAATCACCCAAACCTATAGTTACCTTGACACCAGAGTTTGCCATTTGTCCCGGAACAAACATCGCCCATTTCCGTTCTTTCCATGTTTTTCCTTTCATGGCTCTACGGTTTAGGATATCCCAGTCCATGACCAGAAGATTATATGTCTCGGGATCGGAGAACATCTCTTGAGCGTCCTTAGACAACTCCACCTCACCACCGGTACCGGCCAAGATAGGACTAAGACGCCAGCCATAAGGCGTGTCGTAGGATGGCATGGCGGCCGTGTAAGGCTTCTTTATCGGACCTTTGCCTACCTCGTCGAAAATAGCCGTAGCCGGTGTCAAACCAGCCGTCTTCTGAGTGGAGGTCTTCCTACCCATGTTGATGTTGGCTATAGAGATAATGGCATGGATATCACGTACACCATTGGACATCCTCTTGCCTAATGTAACGCCCGAACTCCAGTCGGTCTTGGTTCTGTTGATCCTGAAAAAAGGATGCACATGATCAAGACCATACTCACAATACTCGCCGATATTGGATAAGTCACTGTCGCTGAATCCTACTACAGAATGACTAAGACCGATCGTCATCGTAGCGTTCATCTGGAGAAGTGATGACATGATGGTCGTATTATGGGATACGACAAAATTAGTAGTAAGAAACTGATGCGATTTATTATCGACCTCAATACAAGTAGCCTTATATCTACCGTAATAATCTATATCAGATATCCTAAGCCTATCGTGGGTCTTAGATATATACATATCGTCACCATCCATGACACAATAATACCCCATAGACCAAAATATTTTCCTTACAAAGGATATAATATACTCGCTTTTATAAACGACCTTAAAACGATCGTCACCGGTATTTATACCGCAAGCGATCTTCATGAACGAGCTTATAAATAACTCTTTTTGTTTTCTGGATGAATAAATAATATCATCCATCTCCTTCTTGCTTAGCTCAAAGATCCTGTCGGTAGCGCCACAAAGGAAGGAGGCGGCCAGAGACCCCATGAGCTGGGGCGATATCAGCCACCGCCGCTCAGGGAAATCTACCGCCTCCCCAATATCTATAGTCATTTTGGAGAAGTCAGAATGGATGATACCCATAGTGCTCATAACCTTATAATCACCATGATACTTGACTTTCCACTGGTGCTGCCCGCAACACACCACGCTGCGACCGTCCTCAAAGGTCACTTTGTACGTATCAACGAATCCCTGAGGATATACGCCCACTATAGTCGTAAGCTTACCATCATCACCATATATGATATCCCCGATATCGGCGAATCCTATTTTCTTAGATCCATGAGGAGTATATATCAGCTCCGAGTCCAGAAGAGCCTTGCCAAAACGACGAGTACCAAACATTCCCAATCCTTTCTTCTCCATACGGGCACGTTGGTACATCTCGGCGAAAAACCATTCGTTATCACGCAAACGACTGATCGCTGGCACACGCTCCCCGTTTGGAAGATCCTGGAATACGGGAAAGAAATTAACATGCCAATAAAGCCATGGAGGGATGAACGTACCATTGATAGTCACCCCGTACTTGACCTTATAAGCCTCTTCCTTAAAGAACTGCTTAACATCGTCATCCTGATCCTCCCAACCGAACAGATCGTTCCATACAGGAGGATTTTTCATGTTTACATAAAATTCTGGACTCGTACTTAGACTCATTTTATAATATCCTTTAAAACAGACTCGATTCCACCAGAAACCTGACCCTTACGTTCCTTTTTCTGGACATTGCTTACAGACCTATATACATCCATGATCCCACTTTTCTCCATATAAGAATCATTCCAGGTATTTATCTTATCGATTAATTTTGATATGAAGTCAAATGCCCTTGCCATATCCTCCGGCTTCTCCTTATCCCAAGGATGTTTATCAATATAAGTCTTAGCGTCGTTTATGGCTTTAGCTATGACCTCAAGATTGTCGTTCACCCGATCAGCGTCCTTACTCGTCGGCTTTCGTCTTCCCTGTGGCATTGGCTTTCATATCCTTAAATTCGTTATACTGTTTCATAAGAAGCTCATAAGATTGAACAACCCCGATCTTACTTACTTCCGTCACACTCATGTCATGGAACATATCCTCAAGCTCCTTGTCAGCATATCTAAGACGTTCCTTGTCATCATAAAACACGAATCCAGACGTTCTGTCTTCTATAATACTCTTGGCGGTGGACGCATATGTCGTGTCTAAATCCAGATCCATACCGAAGCTGGTAGCCAACTGGATTATAAACATCAACCTAGAATTAACTTTCACAGCCTCTATATTCAACATCTGTATCTTATGAGTCATCTCATGAAGAGAGACGAAATTCTCCTCCTTTATCAACGATGATGATTTAAGGGCTATCTTCTTGGTTCTATCCTCAATCTCACTATAAAGACGCTTGCTCTCACGTTTTATAGCCAGCCAATGTCTTATATGAGTATCTGCTTCTTCTTTAAGATAATCCCTGATCTCTTTCTTAATATCCTTATCCTCTTCCATTACGCATTGTAATCGTTATTGTTTAATTCAATCTCATCACTAATACTTTGGTCTATAGACCTCAATAGATCTCTGGTACTAACATCCCGCAAGAAGCGTACATTACCACCATTAGCCCTAGCAACTCTCCTTAAAGCGGAGTAAAGTATATCACCCAGCGAATATTCGGGTAACTCACGGCAACCGACTTCCATAACAATAAGAGCATGGATACGATCATCTATCTTACTTCTTACGGGACTTCGCATAGTATTTACTTATAAGCTTCCCCTATAATACGTAGCGGGAAATGTTTGAAATTACGTTCAGGATCGTCCTTAGTATAACCAATAAGAGATAGATGTTTCTCAAAATAACCTTCCGTGTATTTTGAGGTATCCAACGTCATCCTAAATATAGTTCTATTCTCATTGTCAGGATGTTTGTTATATGAAACGTCTCCCATACATCCACATCCAAGATGATGCTCCTTGACATGGAAACCATCTTTATGGGTGATAAATAACACGATTTCTATCTTATCACCTATTTTCTGATCAAAAACATTTAGATAAAACTCGCTCTCGTCATCCGTAAGTCCTATATCAAATGCATCGTTAGGGCACTCGATATTAAAATCGTTATGATCGGCGGTTATGACCTCCATAGCATTCCATTTGGCTTTCTCTCCTTCTACGAATTTCAACGGGCATACCTCAGTCTTCATCCAAGCCTTCTCCTTGATAAAACAACCACACAACGAGCAAGCCTGCATACCCATCAATCTTTGCAATATTACCTTAGCAGGTAACTTAAAGAAAGCGATATTAGAAGAGTTCTTAGGACATTTCTTACATAATTCAAGACGATTCTTATACCATTCGGGATAATCTTTCTTATCCTTAGGAATCCTGCCCAATAAACTATCTTCCCAAGCCTGGGCTATTACTTGGGCTTTACCAATTGTTTGCACGATAATTATTTTTTAAACTGTTTTTGTTGAAAATCCTGTAATTGTTCCCATGTCATTCCATACCGACATTGATACATGGCCTCATGGTTATCACGTATAAGAGGATCTCCGTTCTTCAACCCCTCCATATACTCTATCGCCTTAATCTTCTTATCCAGACAATCAAGCTCAATAGGCATCCTTTCATCCGGATAACGATTACCTTCCTTGACAAATATCCGGCGTATCTTATCACGCCTTACACGCATCTCTCGGAGATTGCATATAACGTATCCGATAAACGGGATTCTGATAGATATATTGTCAGTATACCTAGCTAGATGATGGATGTAAGATACGGATGCTTTCATGCACCACTCTACCTGTTGTTTGGTAAACTTCCCATCAGATCTTCTTACCACCTCATCCACGATATCCCTATCGAATGAAATAAGATTCCTACCCATCAATATCCAATTTGTTTCTCTTGAACACAAATCCCATTACACGGGTATCATCACCCTCCCCGTCAAGAACGAAATAGTTACGTAGGCTTCTCATCTCAATAGACAGCTCACGGGTACGGAAATTCCCGTTCTTCTTGTCCACCAGAAAACCACCACGCTTCAGTTCATTGTTAAGGACAGCGATGTAAGACTCCTTCTGCCCATGACAATCCATGTACTTAGCCCTGGTATCATCCGAGTATCCGTAGTTGATGTAGAAAGAAAGTAAGTTTATCGTCCTTTCGGTGATCAAGCTTCTACCCTTGGAATCCAGATAGCCGTTGTATATCCTTAAGAACTGCTGGATCATATCCAGTCTAGTATCATAAGGTAATGCGAATACGAAAGCTTTTCTCTGTTCCGACATATGAAATTAGTTTTCAGCAAAACTACTTAAAAAAAATATCGTTGTCAAGAAATTTTGCCATAATCGACATAATATATGCTGACTAGCATGTATTTACGAGAATCCAAAGGGAAAAGGCTAGTGGGGTAAGACGAACGAAGCTATGTATGTCTATGGCTGGCTACAATAGCAAGGGCAGTGAAGTTCACGTACGCTATGCGCGTGGACGGCGGGGAACATCCTTATCCTGCCTCACGGGATGCGACCACTCCTTTTTTTTCTTTTTGGCTTCTTATCGTCCCATGATATAGCCCAAGGCATCCAAAGGGGAAAAGGTTGGTGGGGGACACGCTGGGACACCCAGGGTAAGGCTACCGCCGTCATACCGGACAATGCCGCCAGAGATTCGCTATTGACATGGAAGGCGGTAGAGATATATTCGCCTGCCGGAGCGTGAGCGACCGAATACGATCTTACCTTTTTCCCTTTGGATTCCTTCCTCCCAAGCTATGGGATATAAAGCCAAGGGGAAATGGGAAGCCTTGGGGCGATGGGGCCTGCCGTAGAAGATACGGACGGCCGGAGCGTGAGCGATCGTACAAGACCTCGCTTTTTCTTCTTTGGCTTCTGCTCCACCCGATCCCCCTACTGGGGTCCCGGCTTCCGGTATAAGATACGGCTTCTACCAGGTTTAGCCTGCGGTATGCTACCTGACGGCACCATACCTTGGCGGTAAAAAGCAATGTTTTATTAAATAGAGACTTTAAGTGGAGTACACAGGAACTCGACGACAGGAGAGGTTCTGTGTACAGATAGATATATTAGTAAGTAGTATATGTTTATAAAGTTAATTATATTTAATAAATATACCTATTAACGCGCGCGTAACAAGTAGGTTGAGAAAAACCATCGTTCACGCGCACAGCGTTTTACGGGCATCATCTACCCTCTTCATCCCCCCCCTAAACAACAAATGGGCGACCTTCACAGGCTACCCATCCATCCAAATAACTTGTTTCGTATTGATGAAACTTGTATATTCGCAGCAAAAACTAAAAAAATGTTTGGAACAAAGATAACACTTTTACAGAAAATGAAATCAAATTTCGATAAGATTCTTACCGAAAAGTATATTCCACGTAATATTCAGACCAAGAAAGATGAGCTAGGATGTGTAAAACTTCCAGCCGGATCACTTATATGTCCAGTTGATTTTAAGCCTGTTACTAATAAGGAAGGCAAGAAAGTGACAGCCATAAAATATTCATTGAAACATGAGGAGTATCATGGATCGGGAATCCGGATCAGCGATGAATGTAAGATGGCAATGATATATCTTATTATCATAAACGTACTCAAACATGTGTTTCTAAGAAAAAGGATGCAAGATGGAAACAGAGATCAGATAGAGATCAATACCAATGATTTTATTGATATTCTATCGGATGGATGCGCTTATTTCTGCTACCGACATGTATTAAGAGATTCTCACGAAGATATAAACTACCAACTTATAAGTCTAAAGGCTTGGGCTGAAGGAGAGATCAGAATAGCATTGTCAGATATCATAAAATACAAGCATAAGGCTAGTAAGGTCCCAAGGATAAAGGATATGTTTGTAAAGAAAGGAGAATCCATATACACTTGCATTGATAAGAATCTTGATTCGGATTCTAGGCGAAGAATGGCTAACAAAAGCCGGAAGCTTGATAGGGTGAGAATCCTTTCCAAAATAATATTCAGAGCCAGAACCAGAAACGTACATCACATATACAAGGTAACTAAAAGAAAGACAGTTAAGTTCAATGTAGCATACCTTCTTAATGAGTTGAATAAGAAGCTCATAGGCATAGGTATGCGTGAAATATCTCAATCCACTATATACAGATACATAAGCATGTTCTTAGACATGTGTAAGAAGAGTATATCCGATTTGTATGACGAGGTAAAAAAAAACAATGGAGTGGTGAATACCAAAGACAGAAAGAACGTAACTATCGGATGCTTAAGACTATTATACAAGGGGAAATATATGCATATCCTTATATCGACAGAATACATAAGAGATGTATTTTTAGGAGAAAAATCTTCTGAGATGAGTAAAGCTGGATGATTTGAGTATCAGATATAAAATTTAATATTTACATATTATTCACATTTATTTTTAATAGTTAATTATAACTATTCGTATCTTTGTACCATAAACTTAAAAGATATGGTAAAAGAGGATTTTAGAAATGAAAACGACCTCCTTCGTCATATTATGACGGTGGATAAAAACGTAGAGCAGGGTCGTGCCTTGAAGAAGATTTTCACCACTAGGGAGAATCTGTTTATTACCGGTAGAGCCGGTAGTGGTAAAAGTACGTTCATGAGACGTATCGTAAAGTTCTTGGGTAAATGTGTTATTGTAGCTCCTACTGGCGTGGCTGCGTTGAACGCAGGAGGGCAGACCATCCATTCGTTTTTCTCTATAAAGAACGATCCTTATATCCCTTCTATCGAGAGAGGTATGTTGTCTAATAAGGTGGATGTAAGTCCGTTTATGAAGAAGAAGATCAGAAACCTTGATACTATCGTTATCGACGAGATCAGTATGGTAAGACCTGATTTGCTTGATGAGGTGGCTGATATACTTAGACAATGCAGGCGTAGCAAGGAACCTTTCGGTGGTGTTAGGTTGATTATGTTTGGAGATCTATCACAACTACCGCCTGTGGTGACGGCGGATGATTTTATCGACAAATATTATGAGAGCCGGTTCTTTTTCTCATCAAAGGCATTAAGAGCGTCAGGATTCTCGGTCATTACCTTCGAGAACGTATTCCGTCAAAAAGATCCTCAGCTTCTTTCCGTACTTGAGGATATAAGATGTGGGGTTATTACCGATGAGTCAAGACAGATATTGGATAGTAGGGTCAAGTATCCGGATAATATGGATAATACTATAATTATATGCTCAACTAACAAAGAAGCTTATGAGATAAATAAGACTAATCTTGATAAGATCAATAATAAGGTATTTAAGTTCGATGCTACTGTATTCGGGGAGAAACCTGTAGCGCCCTGTGAGGATGAGCTTATAGTAAAGGTAGGAGCTAAGGTCATAATAACCAGAAACGGCAATGGATATGTCAATGGCTCGATGGGTATCATAACCAGCATAGATACTGTTGATGAAACGATATATGTTCATCTAGATAACGATACTGAGGTAGAGATAACCAAAGAGAAATGGGAGAAGATGAAGTATAAGCAGGTAGATGATTCCCTTGAAGGCATTTCTTGCGGCTATATAATACAATATCCATTGAGGTTAGGATACGCCATAACTGTCCATAAATCCCAGGGAATGACTTTAGATAATATATTTGTAGACATCAGCAGAGCCTTCGAGATAGGACAGATATATACCGCTCTTTCAAGATGTAGGTCTATAGACGGGCTTTATCTAAAATCAGTGCCTAAGGAAGATATGGTACTGCTAAGCGATAAGATATCTGACTTTATAGAGAAGGTGGATGAGAATGAGGGTGTATTGAATCCGGAAAAGATATCTGATATCGGGAAGGATATGATTAAGAAACAACAGGATTTATTTAACTTCGAGGAATACGGATTATAATGGCTAAGAAAGAACTTTTTTCAGACGTAGATGAGTTAGTATCATCTTTAAATAAAGAGCTTGGAGAAGGCTCGATAATGAACTTCGGTGATGATAAGCCTATAATATCCATACCAAGGGAAAGTACCGGATCGCTGGTGGTGGATAAGGCCCTCGGCGGCGGATGGGCGGTAGGCCGCATCCATGAGCTGGTCGGGATGGAATCTTGTGGCAAGACCATGATGTGTACGTTAAGTATGATCGAGTTCCAGAAAAAACATCCAGATAAGCTAGTAGCTATAATAGACGTGGAGAACGCTTTCGATATTGAGTACGCTAGGAAAATGGGGTTGGATATAAACCGGTTTTTGATCTCCCAGCCAAGCTACGGTGAGCTGGCTATTGACATCACGGCCAAGCTGGTGGAGTCCGGCAGGGTAGGATTTATTGTCGTGGATTCCGTGGCAAATCTAGTCCCGAAGAAGGAGATCGAGGGTGATATGGAGGATAGTAACATGGGATTGCAAGCTCGATTGATGTCAAAGGCTATGAGAGTTCTTACAGGGATCGTAAACAAAAGCGACTGTGTTCTGGTATTCATCAACCAATATCGGGAGAAGATCGGTGTTATATACGGCGATCCTAAGGTAACGACCGGAGGTAACGCCCTTAAGTTCTATGCCTCTATCCGTATGGAGATGGCGAGAAAGAAGGTTATATTAGGTGAGGACGGATCTTCAGTAGGTCATGAGGTCAGGATAAAGGTGCTGAAGAATAAGACCGCCGTACCGTTCCAGATAGCCGAGACAGCCTTGTATTATGGCGTGGGGTTTGACAAGGAACTTGAACTTTTGAAGTTATGCGAGGAAACCGGTATCTTTACCCGTAAAGGATCATGGTACTGGTACGGGGATGTCCGGGTCGGTAATGGCGTTGAGAATACGTTAAGTATCATGAGAGATAATCAAGAATTGTGTCAAGAGTTAAGGACTAAATTGAATTTGTAATCATGGCAATAGGAGTAAAATTTGTAGACGTAATACCATCCAGCGTAGAGAACGCTGTCGAGGTTAAGAAGGGGGATGTAAAGAACTATCTGTTCGTAGGTATTCCCATGAGTGAATTTATCGGGAAGAGATATGAGTATGAGGGATTCATATACATGTGCCTACAGGGTGTCACCGGTGGTACGGAACTTGGCGGCGATATAGCCATAGCCGTATTAAGACCGGTTCGACCAGCGACAGGACAGGCTTCTTATCATTTGGTATCGTATACGCCTCTCACATATACGAGATCTGATGTAGCGATATTACTTAGAAATGGCGATTTTAAGGTTGTTAAACGAGACGATTGTAACCTTATCTAATATGGGAACATATATCTCGATAAAATCAACAGTAAACGCATTCAGGTACTGTATTGATCCTGTACCTGAATGGTTCGATAAGATATCTAACAAGACTGATGAGATCGATATTATGGTTGACGGTAATAAGGTAAAGGCTTTGGATATAAGGCTAGAAAATGGCATTCTACGGGCTTTTTACGGTTATTATATAGGTATGTACCCGGATAACTCAATACAGGTGTTCAGACCGGAAGATTTTCACTCATTATATACCTTAAAAATATGAATATAGCGATAGGAATAGATCCGGGTATAGACACCGGAGGATTGGCGATGATCCCGGAGAACGGGGAGATTAAGGTAATCATGACACCAAGGATATCAGCTAAAGGGGATATAGATCTTAGGGCCATATCAAGTTTCTTCCTTGACGCAGCGGATAAAATCCAAGAAGAAGGTGGGGGAACGCTGGCGATCGCCGTAGAGGACGTCCATAGCATCCACAACAGCTCAGCCGCCAGTAACTTCACCTTCGGAGGACGGCGCCGGGAACCAAACGCGCTCTTCGCTATGATGGTGGAGATGATGGAACGATACCACTCGCATCCGGACGTCAGGTTCATGTTCGAGGAAGTACAGCCAAAGACATGGCAGAAGGAGATCCATACGACTGCCGATCGGGTGTATTCGGCGGCTAAGTTAGACACGAAGGCTACATCCATCCGATGCGCCATACGCCTTTTCCCTTTGGTGTCTTTCGTAAAACCATGGTCAGGTAAAGGAGTTCAACCTACCAAGATACAAGATGGGATGTGTGACGCTACGCTTATAGCCGAATATATTAGACGTAAGTTTAAGTTATTTTAATACTATTAAGCGTTTATTGTATTTGAGTTAATATAATTATGATTACATTTGCGATGTAATAAAAAGTAGTTCGTTATGCTTATAAGATGCTTGTCGAAATCATTAAATGAGAAGTTGAGTAAATTGGAGCTGGTTGTTAAAAATGCCGGATCTAATTCACTTTATAAGAATATTAAGATAGATATTGTCAATAATCTGGCTTATATCACTTCCGTAAACGCAAAGGTATGTGTTATAGAGCGATTGGAGGTTGAGTCTGACTCTAACTTCTCTTTCTTGGTAGAGGCAAGCTCTTTTATTAAGTTCATGAAAAAACAGAAGAATTGTGAGATTACGATACTGCTTTCGGATAGAAAAGATCAGATCACGATCCACTACGCTTCTGGTGAGTATAGTTGTCCGGCTTTTGATATCAATACATTCCCGCAGGTACATAAGATACTTGATGGAGGAATTAAGGTTAAGATGAGCGATTATGTTTCGGTTCTTAACAAAGCCAGCGATTATACGGAGGTAGATGACTTTTATCCATGCATCGAGAATGTGGTTATTGATATTGATGATATTAATATTAATATAGTAAGTACGGATAGAAATACTATTTACAGGTATTTTGTCCCTAATCAGGATAAGGTAGAGAAGATGTTTATCCCGGTATCGAACGAATCCGCGATATTGCTTGATAAGCATATCAATAAGTCATCGGATATGTTGTCTATAAAAGTGGATGATACTAAGACTTATTTCTCTACGCCTGATATGGATATGTATGAGACCAATTTTGAGGGTAATTATCCAAATTGGAGGTTCGTGGACGAGCATTTTGTCAAAACAAGTACCTATGTCTTTGATAAGGATCTACTCGTCCAGGCCCTCCAAAATAATATTAAGGTAAATGAGTTTGATCATTGTAAGTTGATATTCACTGAAAAAGGATGCGGTATTATGTCAGAGAACCCTATGTCTGGAAGATCTTGTAAGGAAAGGCTTACGGCTTTATCGCATAACGGTAATGATATTATATGCGATGTGCTATGTGGTAGGTATCTTGGTATAGTTAAAAGCATACCATGGAATAGGATCGTTATCGAGCATGACCATAAATCTCATTTCAACAAGATTTATGGGGAGGATAATAAGAATGAGTATTTCTTATCATCATCAATTATTGTTTAATTTTTAAATATATATAATATGGGAGTTCGTGAAAATTCGCTAGGATCTAATAATCACTACTTTAAGATAAGTGGTAGTGGAGTTCTTTATCAATCATCCAAGGAGCCTAAAGAAGGTTATGAGGAACATGTGAATGATAAGACCGGGGCTGTATCTTATTGGAAAGTATTTTGGAATGGTATAGAGGGATATTTATCAGATATTGAGATAAGGGAGGTTGACTATAACGGGGCAAAAACTAAATACGTAGCTATAAAAATAAGCGATGACGAAGGAAACTATATTATAAATGTTCCTTTGATGACTCAAAAAGGAGGTATTAATAATTATGTTAAGTCATTGGTGAGATACTTGCCTAATATTGATCTAAAGCGTAAGGTGGTAATCAATCCAGCTCACGCTAGGAAAGGAGATCAATATGCCCCGGGTAATTTTTTTATCTCATATGCTAGGGAAACTCCTGATGGAAGGGATGAGCTTATACAGCAATATTATAAGAATGGTCAGAATGGATGGCCTGACAGAGTTGAGAGTACTGATATAATGGGGAATAAGAAGTTTGATTATACTGCCCAAGATGCTTTCGCCTATCAGGTACTTAATAAATACATTCAAAGCATTAAGACAGATGGGGTGAAACCCGCTCAGTCGGCAAGCCAAAACAACGTTGGTGAGGCTACAACGCAAACGCCCCCACCGTCATATCAGCCGCAAGCCCAGCCGCAGACGCCTCCTCCATCATACCAGCAGGCTCCTCCTCAGACAGCCCAAGCTCCTTCTTTTGGAGGTCAGCAACAACCTCCTCAATATCCTCCTTTTGGAGACGATAGTGACCTACCTTTTTGATTAACTAATTGAAAATGAATAATTTAATGGAAAGTAATTTTAATATATCTACTAAAGTGAACCGTGTCTCGATGCCTACCCAAAATAAGGTAGATACGGTTATGAAGAACTTAGGGCATCGACCTTGTGTAGCGTATTCCGAGGAAAAGAATATGTATTATAAGGATGGAGAATGGGTAGCGTCAGATCTTGACGCTACTATCTTACCTCTTAGGGAGATGTTCGAAAAGACATCTGATTTGAAGTTAGGATTGAAGATCGTTTATTTAATAATAAAATTATAGTATGGCTACGATTGAAGATATCAAAAAACTTCTGGAGAGTAAGTCATTTACATCAGCTAGAGATCTTGACGAGTTTGAGGAAAAACCGGATGATAAGCTTGATGAGGTTCACATGAATTGCGATCCAATGGTAGGGATAGTTGAGAAAGATGGTAAAATTTTTCTCAACTCTTTAAAATTCTCTAAGGCATGGAACTCATTGGGAAAGGATATTCCTATCAAGCAAGGTAATGCGTTCCCGTTGGGGCAAGGTGATGTTCTTGATATAGATACAGGTGTATCGGCATCGTTCCCGGATGATACTGTCGGGATGGTTATGATGCTGCCGTCGTTCACCAACGATACAGGCCTCACTTTGGTAGGATCACCGTTCGTTTTCTCTAATAACGAGAATATTACGATCAGAGTCTCTAATGTCCGTAAGGATATAGCTATAGTCGAGAAAGATAAGCATATAGCTGAGTTAATTATAGTCGGCAAGATAAAGGCCGATATTCGTAGAACTTATAAAAGTGTTGAGGATGTTCGGATTGAAGATAGTAAAGAGTAGTTATATAAATACTCTAAAACAGGATCTTGATGAAGCTATTAGCTATTCAAGTAGATTAAAAAGAAATTATGAGGATGCTCGTAGTAAGATAACGGAATTGGAGGAAAAAGAAAGATATCTTAATACGCTTGTGGATTCTCTTGATATGGATATAGAATCCAAGGATTCTCATATCGTTAAGATGGGGAATGAGCTTAGTAAATCAAGAGAGTTATATAATGAGTCGGTGAAAGAGAAAGAGACTCTTAAACGGGCTTATATGGATATCGAGAAGAAACATAAACTATCATCCAAATTACTAAGCGAAGCCAGAAGAAGATACATTGAACTTGAGGATCAGATCAAGATCATGTCCGATCGTATTAAGTATCTGGAGAATCATATTGATCCAGAGGCTTTAGACAACGATGTTTCTGATGAGGTTGTTGTTGATGAGGATAAGATGGATCCTAATTCCGGTCATATTGATATACCTGAAAATAACGCCTCTGAGATTACTGATGCCGATGCCGGCAATGACGTAAATGTCGAGAATAAAACTGAAGAGAAGAAGAAATCTAAGAAACGTAAAAAGACTAAGAAAAATGAATAAGGTCTTGTTTTTCTTGTTAACGTTGTTTACCTTAGCGGCTGTTGGATGCAGTACGTCAAGAACCTACTATACGGAATATGATACTACTGATATATCTTATGTAGTGGATTCCATAGTGTCTTCCGGGACCGTGATGGGCCAATGGAAAGAGTGGCGGTTTACGCTGGACGACGGCCGGGTCGATAACTTTGGCTTTACCGCCCTGTACGACGCCAAGGGAAAGGCTAGGGGTTCGATACAGGTAAGGCAGAGATCCGATACGTTTAATATCAAGATAATAGATTATCATAAAAAAAGATAAGTGATGAAATACGGACTAGGTTACATACCATCACCAGCGGATGATAGGGACGCTATCATGAACATGCAGCACGAGGCTGTTCCTGATGAGTATAAGGTCAATAACATTGATAGCGTAGTAGATCAAGGATCTTCTCCTATTTGCGCAGCCATAAGTCTAGCTGAGATCCTTAACTGGAGAAAAGCTATAAAGGATATCAAAAGACCAGCTAAAATATCTCCTTACGATATATATGATCTGAGAGAGGATAAGGACCAGGACGGGATGGTTCTTCGTGACGCTATCAAGTCTATCAAGAACGCAGGCGTAGATGGGGAGAAAATAAACAGTTACGCTAGGATCATAGATCCGGTATCGGCTAAGGTGGCGTTGATGCTGAATGGTCCTCTGGTTATAGGTCTGTATTGCTATAATTATGGTAATCGATTCTGGCAAGGCCAAGGACAGAACTTGGGAGGTCATGCCGTTATCCTCACCGGATGGGACAAGGCCGGCTTCGTCCTACAGAACAGTTGGGGGACGGAATGGGGTAGGTCAGGTATAGAGACATTCCCGTTCGAGGATTGGTGCTATATGCTAGAATGTTGGACAATAGTTTCATAAAATACTATATAAACTTCGAGAAATTCCGAGCCACATCCTCTTGTGAAAGACGATGTGGTGCATTTAGGACCCGTAGATCAATTGGTGAGATCATCTGGCTCATAACCAGCAGGTTGTCGGTTCAAGTCCGGCCGGGTCCACAGTTGGATTAATATAATTTGTCATTAGATTTAGAGTTTAGATTTTGTTTGATACCCTTGTCCGTGAGGATCAGGGTATACGCCCCAATAGCTCAAGAGGAAAGTAGCACATCTCCCCTAAAGATGGGATCCACGTTCGAGTCGTGGTTGGGGTACATGGTGTTTTCTTAAACATATTCCTGTAGGTCGGTAATTAATAACCTCAAATAATATATAAGGTGTTGAAATTCATTTAATATTTTATATATATCTATATAGGATCAGGTTATTAGCTTAAGTCTTGAAATAAAGGCTACGTTATTGAAGAATATATAGTTACCTATGGATGTTTATCCAAGTCCGTAGCTCTAAGGTAGGTGATTAAATAGGGATCGTATTTGGGTTCCGGTGTTGCCTATATAAAACCTTCAATAACATTGGCGATGGGTACTAACAGGGTTTTGCCCTGACTTATGTTGAATAAACATTGAATTAGTTTGTAAAATGGTGTATGTACAGGACATAGATGGAAAACCGATGATGCCTACGACAAGGCATGGAAAGGTTAGGCGATTGCTAAAAGACAACAAAGCGGTCGTTGTGAACACATGTCCTTTTACCATCAAATTAACGTACAAGACATCCGATTACAAACAAGAGATTGTGTTAGGCGTCGACTCGGGAACCAAGCATGTTGGTTTGTCAGCTACGACGAAAAGCAAGGAGCTTTACGCAAGTGAGGTTATTCTAAGAAGTGATGTTGTTGATCTTCTATCAACAAGAAGGGGATTAAGGAGGACTAGAAGAAGCAGGCTTAGGTATAGAAAGCAAAGATTCAATAATAGGGTAAAATCCAAGAAGGATGGATGGATTGCTCCATCTGTCCGCCATAAGATTGATTCTCATATTAGAATTATCAGTTTTGTATATTCTATACTACCTGTCTCAAAATTGATTGTTGAGGTAGCCCAATTTGATACTCAAAAGATCAAGAATCCAGAGATATCAGGCAAAGAGTATCAGGAAGGTGAGCAATTAGGATTTTGGAATGTTAGGGAGTATGTCTTAGCAAGAGACGGGCATAAATGCCAGCATTGTAAGGGTAAGTCAAAAGATCCTATCCTTAATATCCATCATATTGAGTCAAGGAAGATAGGAGGAGATTCACCATCCAATTTAATTACTCTTTGTGAGACTTGTCATAAGGAATTTCATAAAGGAAATATCAAATTGAAAGTAAGCAGAGGCAAGTCACTTCGTGACGCAGCCGTCATGGGAATCATGAAATGGAAGTTGTACGAGGAGTTAAAATCCAAATACGATAACGTTTCGATGACGTTCGGATACATAACAAAATATAATCGTATAAACCATGGAATTGAAAAATCCCATGTATCCGACGCTTTTGTGATTTCAAGGAATTTTAATTCATGTAGGCTTGGATATTATTACAAACGTAAATTAGTTCGTCGCCATAACCGTCAGATTCATAAGATGAAAATATTGAAAGGAGGAATTAGAAAGCGAAACCAGGCTCCTTTTAAAGTTTTTGGATTTAGGTTATTTGATAAAGTGATGTTTCAAGGAGAAGAGCATTTTATTTACGCAAGAAGGCTTTCTGGGCAATTTAATATTCGGGATATTAATGGAGAGAATAAGAAAGATGTATCTTGCAAGAAATTAAAATATGTCAGCCATGGCCTGGTATCTGTTAAAACGAATTTATTTTTATCACAATGAATATTGTATTTAATAAATCGCTCATATATGAATGAGCGATAATAAATGTATAAAATATATTTATACAAAATTTAATAATTTAATCATATGGATATAAATCAAATAAAAAAGTATCTACCAGCAGGATGGGATGTGGTTGATCTAATAGATCACGGTATAATCGATCTTGATATTATGAACGGGAAGATGATGGGTGAGTATGTGGCTGTATTGATGATAAAGTCTTATGATAAGATTACTGAATCGCATAACTTAACCATCTTCTCGTTCCATGATAAGGATATGGGAGGATTACGGAGATTGGTATCGAACGCTATAACGGCGGTTGGGTTAAGGAATAATCCTCTGACAGGAGATGGGAACACGACAATCAAATAAAGGTACTGAATACACTGAAAGAGGGATATTGGATATCCTTAACAGACAGTTCTTGGTATCACCTAAATGGGTGATAAATAACCTATATGTATATAACTGGGAGTCTGATTATTTGGCTATAACCAGATCTATGTACGCTTATGAGGTTGAGGTGAAGATATCGTTGGCTGACTATAACAAGGATTTCGAGAAAGAGGAAAAGCACCAAGTAATGCAAGGCTGGTTCGAGGCACGGAAGCAAGCCCTATACGAGACCGGGGACTGGGTCAGGTACGGCCGGCCCAACTACTTCTACTACTGCGTGCCGGATGGGTTGGTTGATCCTAAGGACATACCTCCGTACGCCGGGCTTGCTTATGTTTGTGGCAGGAATATTAAGAAGGTCAAGGATGCCCCTATCCTGCACCGTGATAAATTTGACCCTGAGGCTTATAAGATGGCGGACAAATTCTACTACAATTGGTGGAATGAGAGACGTAAGGCCAGACAGATAGAAGGGAAGGATATGAAAGACGAGTTCAGGAAAAGCATGAAAAAGGTTAAGGAGAAGATAACAGTCGATGCCAAGATCAAGGCGATGGAGGCGTTCAGGAACGTCTGCGATTACGCCTACTGGCCGTACGGGGGAAGAGGGGTGCCCGGAATGAGACCCAAATGTTCCGCTTGTGGTGAGGAATGTAAATTACAATGCCCGAAAGGGAAGGAATTTAAAAACAAAATAAGATGAGTAAAATTAGAAGTGTATTGGCGAAAGTCATTTCGTTTGCCTCCGATCAACCCATGAGTTATAACGAGGTGTTTGAGTTACTTGATGGTATAGATACGTGCAAGGTCAAGATCTGGCTGGAAGAAGGGGCTAAGATGCCTAAATATGCCCATGAGGATGACGCTTGCATGGATCTGTTCGTTAAGAATATAGAACTTGATGGTGGTAGGATCATATACCATACTGGCGTGCATGTGGCGTTACCTGAGGATTATGAGATGGAGATCCGACCTCGTAGCAGCATCACCAAAACCAAGTCCATTATCCAAAACGCCCCGGGAACTATTGACGAAGGATATAGGGGTGAGATTATGGTAGTATGTAGACGTATAGATCGCTATGGATATCCTTCTTATTCGGCTGGAGATAAGGTAGCTCAATTGCTTATCCGAAGACGGGAGCGTATCGTATGGGATCAAGTAGAGTCGTTAGAGGATCTTGGAGAATCAGAGAGAGGAAATGGGGGGTTTGGTAGTACTGGGAAGTAATTAATGCCTTATGAGTGGAAGAGTTAAGATAAAGTCCAAGGATAAGGATAAGAAACCTAAGATCGATATATTTAAGGTAATAGAGAACCGGTTCAAGAATATGAACGAGCTTCGGGATCTTATCGACATGGATCCAAGGAAAGGGCTGGTCAGGATCCGGGACGGGGCCGGCTTTAGGGAGGTGGAGCGGGGCGGATGCCTGCACCGGAACTACCTTAATTTGTTGGAGGAGGAGCTGGGAGCGAAGTTGTCAATAGATTTGCTGGATAAGTACGTAAGAAAATAAAGTTTGTGTAATTTATAATAAGATGGATAAAATGTTCGAGAAATTAGATATGGGTAACGTATCTGATGGATATCATACCTTTAACGAGCTATACAGATACCGTATGCTTTACAATGCCGCTTTCTTCAACGAGCTGGCTAAAGGGGATGTAAAGGTCTGTAAGTCACATAAGCATTATGATGGGGAGGAATGCTTCGGTGGAGGATGGTTTATTGTAATGGCCGAACTACCTACAGGTCAGATCTCCAATCATTATGAGAACCGGTATTGGGGGTTATTCTATATCCCTGAACTTGAAACGGCATGGAAGTGGGATGGTCATACGCCTAATGAGGCCGCTGATAGAATAGAATCGTATTTGAAGTCAAATTGATATTAATATCTGCCCTAGGAATTAACTAGGGCAGGTTTGTTTTATATACCGAAGTATCTACCACGATCTGGCTATCCATATCCTCAATCAACTCAATGATCTCATCCCTTATATCATAAGAAAGCAAGATCGGGATTATGGTTAACATAAAAGATAGTAGTATCCCGAATCCTATTATGACAAGGATATCATTATACCCTATATCTAATATCGGCATGACAAACATCAACCCTGACGTGAATATCATTACAAACAACGTGGATATCTCATTTATCATATCCCTCTCCATTACGTCCTTGATCATATCTCCTCCACTTTAGTATGGTTTATTATCCTGCTGATATGACGGATACTTAATCCCGTCCTGTCCTTTATCCTACCATATACGTAGTTCCTAGATACGACAGTGGCTAAATCACCTAGCTCATTAAGTATCTCATCATACATCTTATGTATCTCGTTGTTGCGGATAACCGGACTATCCCTTACATTTATCTTCTCGATATCGTCATCGCAGAAGAAGATCTTTATTTTATGTAGTATGTCTCTAAACATGATTGTAGTTTTGTTCCAAAGATATGAATTTTTGATATCCGGTCAAAGACAATACATGGAGAAGCCAAAAAGAACGTGAGGGGACGATGGATGGATTTGATGGGGATATGAGGGATATGTTGGGATGCGCATCACATGTAGAGGTATGCGGGATTGCGGGGATATGAGGGATATGAGGGATATGCGGGATATGCGGGATTGCGGGGATATGAGGGATATGAGGGATTGCGGGGATATGAGGGATATGCGGGATATGAGGGATATGCGGGATATGCGGGATTGCGGGGATATGAGGGATATGCGGGATATGCGGGATATGCGGGATATGCGGGATTGCGGGGATATGAGGGATATGCGGGATATGCGGGATATGCGGGACGGACCACCTCCCCGAAATCGGGCCGTGGGGTCTGCCGTTTTTTGGACCGCCCCCCCCCAATCCACGAAGGGCGGAAAAAGGAACAGCAAACGATCAGCCAACCAAAAAGGAATGCTTATTTTCAATTTAAATTGTTGATTATCAATGATATAAACCAATATTTTAATATACATTTACATTTGATTAGTTTTATTATATATAATCGTTGAATTTTTATTGCATAATATTTGTTTGATTATAAAACATGTATTATATTTGCAGTGTGAGATAACAATATTAACAAACAGGCGTACCAGAAGCCAATATAAATCCCAAAGGTATGGGTAAAATCTAATGACAAATAAAGAGTTAACTAAAGTACAGAGTGAAGTAAAAAAAGCAAGTGAGAAAACATTAACAGGTGCGGTTAAGGTATGGTGTCAGCTATTTAAAAGCGGAAAAGAGGTAAATGATATCCTTAAAGAAAATGACATTAAAGTTGATAGAGCTATAGTGCCAGCTCTAGTTAATTTGGCAAAAGATAAAGAGGTAGTGATACAACTTTGTAAGGAGATACTCCCACGCATTGATAATACTTTTTGCGCCTATAAAGAGATTGAGAGGGAATATTTTGATAAATTAGACCAAGATAAAAATATTAAAATAGCAGTTGACAAAATAGAAGACATTGCAATTTTAGGCACTAATCATAAAAGATTTGGATATAATGAGCCTGAGGAATATGGTGGGGGTATATATTATGACGTTTTTAACGGACAAGACAAACGTATTGTAAAGTGTGCTGTACCTATCAAACGGTATACATTTAATCTTATAGCTAAGTGCGTTACATATTATTTAACGCATCCTAAAAATGAAAGATAGTAGTAAGGCACTCCTATAAATGGAGTGTCGTGGTGGCATACCTGTACGTTCACGCCGTGCCACTATTTAGACTAAACAGGCTCGATATTTAACATATTGATATAAGCATACACAAGTGGGTAGGGGTATAGCCGTTGGCGTTCGATAACTTGTGTAAATAGGCCGCCTCTTAGCAATGTGGTTTAGGTTCGTGTTCGGTCGTAGCATGAACCGTTATTCTTTGGGCTTGTATCAAGACGGGTTAATACGTCCGGTTTCCGGATAGGCCGTGTAAAACACGGGGTATATTGGTGTATATACGCATGTATAGGGCGTATGGTGATATGCTGTTAGAGTAGCGCATATCAAGTATATAACGGTGTTATTTCCGTGCTAATATATCAATACGACGTATGTTAGGGTTGCTTAAATACCTAACATGTGTACGGATAGCAAATAACAACCCTTACAAGGGTATTTAGTGCGGTTAAATTGACGGACTCAATACGCCTTGTCGGTACGTATCACGGATGACGTATGTACGTATTTGGTCTCGTTCGTTCGGGGCAAAGGGACAAAAACCAAAGGGAATCGGGCGGGTGTGGTGTGCTCGGCTAGCTGTATTGATAACGGCGGCCTTGTGCCTTTATAGCCGTGTCCGTTCTTATTGGTGTAATTAAATGAATATATTGTGTACAAAAAGAAATTCGATAATTTGAATAGGAAACTATCTATTCAAAAAGAAAAGGCTTTAGAGGCTGCAAGAAAGTCTCAAATGGAGTTTTATATTGAGCTTACCAAAGATCTATACAAGTCTAATAAATTAGATTGTAGTAGGGATTCTGATAAATGTAGGCGCAAGCGTGTTAGTTATATGGCAAACAAATTGCGACAATAGATCGTTTGTTTTTATTTGATTTTAAAGTTTTCCCTTCCGTACTATAGTGATATAGGACGGAAGGGCTTTTTTGTGCCTATATTTTACAAAATGATAGCATATTCATATGTTTTGCTTACACATAAAAGTGTTGAGGCGGTAAATTTTAAGCCTTAATTATAAATGTGTAAGTAAAATACTTTATTATGTGTCATTTTGTATATATCTATATCCATACAGGCGGGTGAATTGTGTCCTTATGTATGGGTTTGTTCGTGAATCGATCCTAAAAGGTATATAATAGGCGGTACTTATTGTATATTTTTTATCTATATCTGGGCTTATTTTTCCTTAGAGGTAGCTCTATGGATTGATATATATTATGTTGCTGATACTCAGTTGGTTGTATTATTTGAGTGTTGTTTTAAAATCGTGTTTACTTATTGTATATTTTTTATGGGTATATTTATATATTTCGTACTCATCTTGTTTTGTGGGTACATGGCGTTTGAGTTAGGGCGGTACGTTATAGCTACGGGCGACGCCCTGCCTTTAATCATAGTTATTTTATTGGCTTTATTATCAATACATTGTATTAGGCAAGTATATAAGGCAATCAAGAACAAAGACCTCGATATCCTAGACTGAATCAGCGTTCCACGTGGAACAAAGTAGCGGAAGGTTTAGGCTTTCGTGGGAATTTCGAGGGAGGTTTGGGATTTGCGTGATGGGACACCTCCAAACAGGGAAAAACCTTTCCAAACAAGAAAAAACACCTCCAAACAAGGAAAAACCTTTCCAAAAAGGAAAACCCTTTCCAAACAAGGAAAAACACCACCAAACAAGAAAACCGCCTTTCAAGCAAGAGAAATACCTTCCAAAACAAGAAAACCACCTTTCGAGCAAGGAAACGTCTTTCAAGCAAGCATGGGGTATCTTCCACTCAAATATAGAAGTTTAGAAGTGGTAGGAGTTTTCCGTCAAGGCAAGGCGGTTGTGAGTGATGGTGGGTATGGTGTTATTGGTGGTAGATATTGTTTATTAGTATGGGGTGATGCGGAGGAAACCAAGGGAAAACGGGGGCGGCAATGGCGTGGGGTCGGCCCCGCTGGTCGTCCGTTCCCTATTCTCCTTTGGCGTTAGTGTAATATTAAAAATCGGATAGTGATATGACGAAAGAAGAAGCAAGAAACGTATTTGGCGGTAGTATAGTAAATAATCTGCTGTCGCTAGGGGCTGAGCCTACAAACGTGGTAAGGCAAGACGGGTTGATAGAATGGAAAAGTGATGGATATATAGAGGTAGGAGGCGTACAGGTATGGGCTTACTATTACTTTGAGGATGGAGAGGATGTTGATAGATGTGATTGGGCGGATCATATGGAGATAGAGGTAGAGGAACGTTGGATTTAAAATCGGCTGATATGAGATTCATGTATTTAACGGAGCTTAGAGAAAAGGATATATACGTAGGCGACAAGAAGTGCAAAAGAGTAAAAATATATGTAGGCAGACCGTTGAGGGATACGCCTAAAACCTATAAACAAATAGGCGGATTTGTAGCAAAAGAACTATCCAACGCTTATAACAGCGGTTGTGTTTCCATCTATGAAGCAAAGGATAAAACGCTCAGATATTCGGTTTATCGAGACGGTTGTTTTTATCCTTATTATGGGAAATTAGAGGTGGTAGAATAATACCAATGGGAACGGACGGCGGTGTCACGGCGTGGTAGGTCACGGGTGTCGGCTGCCGTTTTTTTCTTTGGCGTGGTAATATAAAACACTAATAACATGGACGAGATTATGAAATTACAAGATGAAGCGCTGCTTTATCTACGGGATAATATTACGAGAGAAGAGGCGTATTATATCCTTACGAAAGAGAATGAAATGACGGAGGTTTTAATAGCTAAGAAGAAGGATGGAAGTAAACGTATCAAGATTCTTGATATGGAATATACTATCGAGAGGGACGATATGTTGCTGTTGTTCGATACTGATGGGATAATAGACGAATGTCTTTTAACATCCAGCCACATAGGGATAAACATGTATTTCCGTCGGCAAGATATTCGGGATATACTATCCAAGAAATTGGAGGTCATGGAATACCGGTATATAAAGATCCAGGTCGATAATATACCGGTAGTAGAGAAACGTCGTGTTATTCTGGATCTAACCGGGCATAGGGTGGATCGTAATGACCGTGATAAGATAGATTTTATGTTTGTTTATTATATGGCAAGATTATGCGTGTAAGAAGAACTGTAAAAGAGAAGGATGTTGTAAAGATATTGGTATTTGGGTGTGATAGGAAGCTTATTAAATCATCAATGGATTCTGGGTTTAGAAGCATGTCGAAGGTATTATCTTACGCTAATTGTATGGCAGGAGATAAGCCTGTAGATCATATTAGGGTATCGAACGAGAATCGTGGCTGGTGTGGATCGTATACTATATATGGTAGGGAGATAGATTAGTTTAATAGTGAACAATAAAGGAGGTGCGTATGAATAATGTTATAACAAACGCCGGTGGCGTGAAAGTAAAAGTAAGGGTGTATGATTTTGGTGATAAAACGGCTGATAGATATACTATTGTGTGTGTAAGCGGTAAGAGTAATGATCATAATAATGTCACTTATTACCCGATATTTAGTTGTAGCTCGAACCCGTTTCATCCTCAAGGAATAGCGATGTATGTAGGGGATTATTATCCATATAGGAGACATTCATACGATTTCGGTAAAAGAGTTAAGGATCTAGCATCCTTACCAGAAGAGGTGATTAAGTACATAAAAATAATAACGACATGAACGAAATAGTTTACAACAATTACGATTTAGTGGCTTTTGAACAAGATGGAGAAGTGGTAGTGGCCGTAACATTTTACAGATATTACAAGAAGAAAGCTAAGGGCGAGGTTAATTATAGATGGAAAACCAGATGCCCGGAGTTGGTGGATAAGATTGTAAGACACCGTACCAAGGTGTTTACCGGCCAGCTTATTCAGTTAGCGAAGGCGTATGGGGAGAAAAGGGTCATTAAATATCAAAAACAGGAGGAAGAGGTATGTCAAAATACGACAGGGACGCTATAGAAATATATATACTAGATCATATAGATACTGATAATTACAAAAAGCAGTTTAGATATGATAGGGAGTATCTGGCTTTTATGCTTAACGTGTTTAAGGATGAGTATAAAGAACATATCAAAAGGGATGGGATTAAGAAAGCTTTCGAGGACTACATAATGAGCGTTCCGTCTATATTCAGGATTCATATAGCGGATTGCGATATCAGGTATTTATTACGTTCATGGGAAGTGGAGTTCGATGATGATGATGATGAGATATACATCTTGTATAAAAAGATCATAAGGGAGGTCTTCTTTAAGATGTGTAATGATATGAACATTAGATTTTAGTTTGTTAATATTGTGACCATGACCTTGGCGGGGTGGAAGGATATATCATAATCGTACGTGTGCGGATATGATCCGGGGTCGGTTCCCGGCACCTTGGCATAACTTAAATGTAAGTAGTATGGAAGATAATATTTTAAAAAGAGCGGCAGCGGAATTAAAAGAAGCCGGTTGCAGGGTTTTCGCATGGCAGGATGATACTTATAATAGAGGTTGGAGTAAGGGTGATTATATAATGTTGTATTACGCCTTCCCTGATTCACCCAATATCGGGTATCTGAGTCATGGAGAATATGGAATGAGTGTAGCATATAGTAGAGCCTATATACCGAGCCGTGGAAGTGGATCGGGATGTGGTATCAAGGAGGAAGCTACGTTCGACCTTGCGACGGCATTAGACGTAATGAACGGGCCGTTACCTAGGTGGTGTAGGTCTTATGGGGTTTATCCAAAGCAGTACGATAATATTGACAAATGGTATAATAGCGATAATCATAACAAAAAATTATTTAAGGAGATTTGATATGGAGGTAAAAGATTGGGAAAATTTGGTTTTGAATACAGAAGTAGGATCACATTGTTTTGTTACGCTGATTGATGATAAGGACATCAGTAGAGGTTATGCGCAAATCAGACGTGCGGAGCATTTCGGATATAACATCTGCTTCACCCGGTTATATGGAAATAAGTTTTATTTCGAAAAAATAAAAGAAGGTCGTACACAACAATATATCAATAGGAGGAAATGATATGGTGATAGAGTTTGATTTTGAGATATACAAAAACGGAGATTACGATAAGGTATATCTCCGCAACGGGAAAGAGCCAAGAATATTATGTGATAATGGGAAGGGTAATAGCCCTATGGTCGTGATGATTGAGGATGATAAAGCGGATGATTATATTATTCTTCGTTATAACGAAACTGGCAGGAGGAATATCAATGGTCAATCGGGTCTCGATCTTATGTTATCGGTAAAAGAACGGGAACCAGAATTATGGGTTGTTGTCATATCTTATATGGATAATAAGGATAAGAGACAAAAGATGGTCTTACCTAATTTTTTCTCAAGGAATATAGGAGGAAATATATATCTTCAAGGAAGCTCTAAATCGAATGTATCATATTATGTTGGTAGGTTAGAAGAAGATGGGTGCTTCGATGAGCTGTGCGAGAAGATAAGGGTAAAAAGAGATCGTATTTATAACATGGAAATAATATCACTATCAGATGACAAGGCGACAGTTTAATCAGTTGATAAATGAGCTAGACGGCAAAAGCCCGTTTATCGTATTACATAGGGATGCCGTTGCGCCTAAATACGTGGGCGTGGAGGTGTCGAAGAATGGGATGGTATACAGATATGCGATAATAGGGATAAACGATGAGTATAAGGCTAAAAAAGCCCTTATTTCGAAAATATTAGGCATAGCTAGTTACCTAAATGGCAATAAGCCCTTAAAAAAGGGTTAATTAGATGTATTTATGACCTGCGACATCATATACGATATAATGCCATAAATGACGTTGTATAGAGGATATGTATGATAATATGATAGATAACGCATTCGTGTCTTGATATCATAATATTATGCCATTATATCCTCTTTTTGTATAAAAAAGATAACAAATGATACAAACATCTTGAATATGGATGAAATTAAGATAGGAGCTGAAATTGTATTTAATATAACCGGCAACCATAATATAGGATATGCCAAAGGGGAAAAGTATATCGGGACGGTGTTAAGCAAGGATCACCGATCACGTCTTTATGTACGGACAATAGGAATGCCTAGGGCTTGTATTGATGAGCGGGATGTAGAGTGGGTTATTGATCCAGATGGGGATTTTGATATGGATGAGGCGATCCCGAATCCTATGGCAAGGGAGTTGTATAAGTTGATGGGTAGGTACGTTTATACGTTCGGTAGGTCTTATGAAAGTATCAATGGCTATATCGTGTACGAGTGTATGATGATGGACAGGGATTTAAGATATAATGTTATGTATGCGTTGCATGATCATGGATTTGAGATACGGCATATTGATAGTTATTCTTGGTGGATGACCAATGAGAGGTTAATGTCCGAGGTAACATACACGGAGGGGGATATTCATATAATTGTTCATGAGTGTATGGAAGATTATGTGGATAATGTGAGATTTGGAGAGGAATTTTATAAAAACAAGGAAGTATGATAAGATACTTACTCGTAACGATGATGATAATATTGACACCGCCAAAAGGGAGAGGTGGCTTGCCCCACGCCCCAAGGTCTGCCGTGGTAGAGGCACGGGTATGGGATAAGCTGGCGGCCGCCCTATCTTTCGTGGAGTCAAGGAATGACGATCGGGCGTATAACGCCACTTCCGGGGCTTTAGGAAGATGGCAAATGAAAAGGGTATACGTTGATGAGGTTAATAGGATATTGTGTCTTAAACGGGAGAAAAGGAAATATAGATACGAAGATCGAACGAATCCTGTCAAGGCTAGGGAAATGTTCGAGATATATCAATCTCACCACAATCCTAAAAAGGATATAGATCGGGCTATAAAGTTGCATAGGGGATTGCATTCTCCTATGTATGTTAAAGAGGTTAAACGTAAATTAAGGGAATAATATGAATCGTGAGGTATTAATAAATATCATTAATAGAGGTAGAATAAGGTTTATCCCAGTAAGAAGATGTTTCTTATGCAATGAATATGTAGGATATAAATTCGTTAGGATGTGTGATGGAAGTATGATACCGGTATTTTCTAGTGGATGTAGGTGTTGTGGCATAAATAATGGGACGCTATCAGAAAGGACTTGGGATGAAGTGCTTGATCTTGTCAAAACGGTACAAAATAAGCCTATGAATGAGAGAACGGAGGAAGATGAATTTATATTAAATAGTTTAATATAAGGAGGTATTGTATATGAAATGGGTGATAATAAAAGGCGTTAGATACCCTATCTCCGTGGTGTCAGCCTTCGCTGCGTATTACGGGGATAATCCCTTTTTGAAGATAAGGATAAGAAACAAATATCACATAATTTATTTTGATAATATGGATTATCTGAATATTCAGATAAGGTATTTGACTAACAACTATCCTGACTTCGTACAGATAGGGAATTGGTATATATCCAAGAAGCAGGTGATGTCGTGGGGGCCCAAGGGGCAGGCCGTGGACGGATCGGGCTGGGTTATATCCTTCCACCTATCTTTCGGCTTGGAGAGCGGAACTCAAATTAAGTTCGATAGGGAAGAGGAGTACCAAAGGGCTTTAGATAGCTTAAATGAGAGGTTTAATGTAATATTATGATATGGTAAAAACAAGGATATTGATGGGATTGGCGGCTATGATGGCGAACATAATGTCGCAAGACAAGATATTTGCAGGGGACAAACAACGGTCCGGGATGGCATTCAATCCGGATTATAAACCAGCGAGAGATCGGAAGGAGTTGAGGAAGTTCCGGATCAAAGGAGAGGAGGTGGAGGCGTACTCAAAGAAAGACGCTATCAAAAGGTTGAAACATAAACATAAAAAGTAATATTATGAAAAGTGATAATGATATGAAAAGGAAGTTAGTTATTAATAGCGCAAAAGATGCTGAAATAATATCAGTAAGGTTAAGTCCAGATAAAACACCCATTGCTTATGAAAATAAAGTTAGATGTTTAATGTTGTCAGGATTAAGCCGGGAAGAAGCGGAGAAAGTAGCGTTAGAGCCAATGGATCTTGAGCTATATTATGAGATAGGCGCAGGACTGATGGCCGTTGACCCAGCGGCGGTGGAGTCAGGGACAATCCGGAGTCCTTATACAGGGGAGTTGTATCATGAAAATTCTTATACTTAGAGGAGTATTGAGATTTATAGTGATCAAGGCAAATGATGTTGTTTAATTTAAAAAAAATAAATTGTTATGGAAATAAAAGAGCATTTATCAGTTTATCTAGAGAGTGGATATCTTTTTGACGATATGTCAGGAAAATTAAAGTGGTTTGAGATTGATAAGATCTTGATCAGTTTTACATATGGAGTAGTTAGATATGTAGGAACATGGGGAGGATGTAGGACTGAGAAGACATTAGATGGGAAATTATTTTATTCGTCCGAAGAATGTTTTAAAAAGGATAAGAGCATCCCTAAGACAAAACTATCAATATATGATGTTTTTAAGTCATTATATGGATTCGCTCCAATAGGTGATGTGTGGAAATGCAAAAACGGAAGAGCTGTCAAGGGTGAGTTGGAATATTTTGATATTGAAATAGATAATAAAGGAAAAATTTATTGTAAGGAAACATATTACAGAACATGTGAAGATGTGTATAGATTTAATGATTTAACCGTAGTTGACAAGAATGGAGACATGAGATTAGTAAAATCTTCAAAAAGTAAATTAATGCTTACTAATGATCAATTAGATGTTGTGGAGAGAATGAAGGGCATCATTGATGACATGGTTAGGTTAAAGATGATTATGTATATTGATCAAGACTATAATCTTTGTTTTCTGCCTGGAGATAAAATAGAAGATTTGACAATGGATGAAACAGATGGATTTGTGGATACCACCGGTATAGTGACATCTATAAAATCTAAGGATGTGGTGGAGTTTTATGTAGAAAACCCATTCGTAAAGATAAAGGATGAGTAATATCTGAATCTGGATTGTGGTGGTTCGTGAGAATAGCCACAATCATATCTCTAAACGTGAACATAAGGAGGTACGTATGTCATTCGATTGACGTTAGGGATCTAGTTATATTAAAAGAGGAGGAATTATGAAAGAGATTGTATTAAAACTGTATGAGTTTGATGAGCTGTCAAAAGACTCACAAGAAAGGATCATAGAGCGTGAGCGTTGGAATGTAATGGAGCAATGTATGGATGCTTATGACATAGACTATAAAAAGTCAATGGAAGCCTTTGAAGATCTGACAAATACTAAGGTTTATGATTGGGAAGTTGGATACGAGAGATATGATTTTAGTTATGAGTTTAAATACAAAGATCCTATTTATGAACATCCTACAGATTATCATCGTGATATATTCCCTGATAATCTATGCGGCAAATTACTATTCAGATATATCAACAACAATATTATGCCATATATTATCAAGGGCAAGTATTTCTCCACGTCAGGTAAATATATTGATGGGAAATACAAATACAGGCACAAGTATAGTAGGGTGATGTTTGACTATGGAGATAATTGCCCATTGACAGGGATGTGTTATGATTATTATCTCCTGAAACCTATAATTGATTATTACAATGTATGGTGTACTTATCCGGAGGATTTTTCTTTAGAGGATCTGATGAGGCAATGTTATGATAACTTCTTCAAGTCATGGCATGAGGAGTATGAGTATTGGGCTGATAATGAAGATGCGATACGTGAGGAGCTTCATTATAATCAGTACGAAAATCAACTTTATTATGAGAATGGGGATGTGTATGTTGGACAATTAAATGAAATAGCATGAAAACACAAGAAGAATATGCCCGTGAGATTGACGAGATTGTTCGTCGTGATGTAGAGAGTTGCCAGATTGACTGGTTTAAGATTGATAAGGAAATATTCATGCTTCCGGAAAACAAGAACAAGACATTTATTCTCGGAACACGAAAGACAGGATGTGATTTGTTGATACTGGGAGGCACTAATTGTGATGAAAGTTATTTGGATGGGGTTTTTGGGTGTCTTGGTAATGAGAAATTCTATGTTTGCCAGCCAATATCTCTTTATGAGACAACACGAAATATCCAGGAAAGACCTGCCTTGTACGCTTTTAAAATAGCGACCGAGTATTTCAGGGCGCATGGAATGGTTCCCGTATTTGAAAATTCACATTGTAAATTGATGAGATTATGAATATAGAGATAATAAGATATAGGCTTCCAGTTTATTGGGCTTGCCCGTTAATCGATGATGATTACGCTGGATTAACGGATAAAGAATGTGAGGAAATCAAACACTTCTTGGAAGCAGCAGAAGGTTATCCGGTAGATGTAGATTGGGAAACACAAGGATTCTACAGTTATAATGACGCAGGAACACTCCCCGGAGAATGTGCGGATTTTATTTTTCACAAGTATAATGATTAAACTAAAATGATATGGAAACTGCAAACAAACTAATTTATAAGCAAACAAATTATTTTAAAGAAGACGGAGAGGAATATAGAATAATAGTCACTATATCTTTAGATGATGATTGTCATAACAATATATGTGACTGGGGCATAACGGCTGATATCAGACGAAAAAACAAATATGGACGATATGAGGAGTATATGGGAGGTTGCTGTCACGGTGAAATTGCGAAGTATGTTCCAGAATTGGCAAAATTCATACCATTACATTGCTGTAACCATTATGGTGCTCCTATGTATCCGGTGGAAAATGGTACGTATTACATAAAGAATAGCGATAAGTTTGCAGCTATTGAATATTTACGTATATCAGACAAGGAATATTCCAAATTATCTGAAGCGGTAGACGATAAGATGTATTTCAAGTATCTGCTTTTCAATCTTGGGATTGTGGATAGATGGAAAAGAGAATCAGACGAGCTTCTTGTTGAACTTGAAGACCTGTGTGGAAAGAAATGGGTTAATCCATATAAGCTGGAAGAAGAAAAGTTTACCCTAATACTAACAGACAAGGAACGATCTTTTATTGAAGAGCGCATTGAAGCTGGGTATTATTCCATAGAAAATATAGAAAAACGCCGGGAAGAGACTCATAACACAAAGATGATGAAAGAGCGTGCCAAGATTTGTGAACTATATGACAAACAAATTAGAAAGGCAGAAGTTGGGAAGAAGATAATACTCTGTGTGTTTGATCATGGATTATCTGTTGATAATGTAATATATTATAATCATACGAACACGTTAGTCTTTAACTGGTGTGATCATATAGAAAAAATCACTAAAGAAAAGTTTGATGATTTCGTAAATAACGTAGATCGTTCCTGACTTCCGGAAGGAATTAAATTTGAGTTAAAGTAATTTTTAGTCTACACATAATCACTATCAGAAAAATGAACAAGATTATAGAAGATTACAAAAAGATAGTTACCGGCAACAAAGCCGGCAAAAACATCTGCTTTATGTCAAGAGGAGAATACGCTGATCCGGAAATAGCGTACAAAGGTATCCTCATGAATTACTGGGATGTGTATGATTGTATGGATGAGGTAGAAGAACCGACAGATGATGATTGGTTAAACGCAGTAAGTAATTTGTTTGACTCATATACATATGATGTTGAGAATACGGATGTTGATAAATTCAAGATGTCGGATGTAATGAACGTATATCGTATTATTAATCTGTAGTTGTATAACAAAAAATATTGATATGAACAACTCTATGGTCGCTCACTTATGGGCAAATGAAAAGAAAGAATCCGGAAAAGGTAGTAATCTTTTCTTTGAAGGTAGAAGTATTTATTCTTATGGTTATCATTTTGAGGTTGGAAGAATCGTAAGAAATAAGTGTGGTGAAAAGGCGTATTTGCTTAACGATGAGTATTATTCTTCTTCTACCTGTAAACATCAACGTTGTGTTCGTAGTGCAATACCAACTGGTTCAAAGGTATTTTCTGTTGGATATAATATGTCTGATGATGGTAGCATGGCTTTTATCACCAGTCGATTGGAGCTTATCAAAGAGGTTATCGAGAAATACAAGAAGGTCAGAACAAGCCTGTCTTATAGGGATGTTTGGGGAGTATTTAGAAGTCTAATGGATTATATTGAGTTCTTTAATATGGGTACTCCCGAGAGCCTTCTTAAAAAGAGCGCAAACAACTGGATTGGAACTAAACATGCGTTATCTTATGAATCAGATAAGATTAAAAGTGAATATGTCCATGAGTTAAAGCGTGTGTTTGAGGTATTGCTAAATCATCAAGCGTTAGAAACTTTAGGGACGACCAATGTGATAGTAGATGAGATTTGTGGTGAAGGAACGTGGGCTGGGTATGTGGCCAGATGTCAGAGATGGAAAGATAGTCAGGCGAAAAAAGAGGCTTTAATTTTTGAAAAAAGAAGAAAAGAAAAAGAAGATCGCAAGAAAAAATTTGAAGAACAGATCGAGATGTGGAAGTCTGGCAAGATTCCGGAATTATATCTACATTATTATTTGGAGGATGACCAGCCTAACGTATGGCTTCGCATCAAGAATGGCATAATTGAGACTAGCAAGAATATCAAGATAGGACGAGCTGAGGCTGAGAGACTTTGGAAATCGATAAAGTTCTTCCATAATGGCAGTAAATTCCAACACGATATGGTATTGGATACAACCGGTCACAAATGGAAGATCAATAGCTATAAGAATGATATATTGGTTGCTGGATGTCACAGGATCGCATATAGCGAGATGGAGGGTGTTGCGAGACAATTAGGATGGGATTAAACAGATATCAACTAACATTTGAGAGCTATGGCAATCACTATCAGATTTACGGGAGAGACATCCAAGATGTCATGGGTAGCGTTACCGGTGGAGCCGGCGTATATGGGTAGGCGGTCGGGGAAGACAAGGCGCAGCCCTTGCCCGTTGGCTTGGTTGAGTAATAAAATAACATATAAATACGTAAGAAAATATGAGTATTAAAGAAGGAGATATGGTATCTATAAGACAGGATTTTATCAATCGATATAAAGATGTACAAGAATCCATCGTAAAGGCAATGGATAAGGCATTGGAACGGGCAATAGGGAACAAGGTAATAGATTTCGAAAAGTGTGAAGGCAATTATTTGGACGTCTATCCTCTTATCGGGGCGGTCTTACAGAGGGAGCTAAGGAGTGTACTTGGCGAAAATGTGAATAAGAATATATCCCGGAATATGAAAATAAAGGCGACCAAGTACAAAAATGATTACAGGGTATGGTTAGACTATGCAGGGGATTACAGAAACGAAAATATAGAATAACATGAAATATCAAAATTTTATGTGCCCTTATGAGCTTGCGCTAAAGTTGCATGAGTTGGGTGTAAATTCGGAGTCGGAATTTTATTTTGTGAAAGAGACGAAAGGAGGGGGAACCCAGATAGATTCAGTTACGCAAAATACAATGAGGTATTCATATAGAAAAGAAGGCGACCTCATACCGGCTTATATGAGTCATGAACTTGGAGAGATACTACCAAGTATGATAAATGTCAGTAAATCAAAAATATGGGATGACTGGTTGCAATTGACACAGTATTTCCCGAATAGGGATAGTAGATATTACGAAGCCGCCTATGTTCGTTACAATGCCTACGATTCGCCAACAGAAGTGTATAGCGGATTTGGGGAAACAGAGGTGGAGTCAAGGGCGATGCTTCTCTTTGATTTGTTGGAAAAGAAGATATTGACACCTGATGGTTTGAATTTAAAGGAAGTGGATAGGGGAAAGGAATATGAGAACGAATTTAAATAGTACAAGTATGAGAAACACATGTCCAGAATTCCCGCTTTTCGGTGCGAATTATCCAGACGCGACTTGCATAGATGGCATATTGTATGATCTGGATAATGTAGGTGATGATGGTGTTCTAATCAAGCCATTGGAAGAGATTCCATGCCCATTCTGCCGAACAGAGGAGTTTATCAGATACGATCCATTCAATAAAGAGTATAGCATGGATAGTGAAGAGGATATAAGAGATTGGTATATGAGCTATATTAATGAAATGAGAAATAAGTATGGGGGAAAATAAGAAGAAACAAACACCATGCCGGAACTTGAAAGATTGGCATACGAACAAATGAAGGAGGTAAACGATGGAGACAGTAAGATTATCAGATTACTCTTCTTATGATAAAAACAAGGGAGGAATACAAAAATTGCGTCACAAATTCAGGAATCAAATACTTGAATATTGGGGAGAAGATACCGGGATTTTGATAGGAATAACCATGGTATATGAAAGACATTTGTGGAACGAGGAAGTTAAAGTAATATGATTATGGACGATAATAAGATAATGGAAGCGGCTCAATTGATAGCCAACTCCTCGGCGGCCTTAATACAGGCTATGGGGATGATGAGTGAGAATATAGAGAGGGCTAACAGAGGGGAATCTCTGGCTTATACCGAAAATTCTTTTATGAAACTGATTCAAGATAATGGGATAACATATAATGATGTAATACAAAGGGGAATGGAAATTATGAAGAACTTAGAAAGAGTAAATAAGTTAAATAAAATGCTATCAAATGCGAATGAAGTAGCTTATGAGGCTATGGTTGATTTGATCAAGAAAACAGGAAGGCTTAATCTTGATCTGAATGATATAAAAGATGAATGTGATTTCCCGGCGGAGATAAAGTTTTTTACCGATAATGGATTGGTTTGTTTATCAATAACATCTATATACTTATCAGAAAAAGATAAATTGAGGGTTGATGGGTATGATGATGATAATGAAAAAATAGAAGGAGTGGATATAGATTACAGCCAGATAGATGAGGTAGTATATCTGGCTAAAGTCATATTAGAAGAAGAGGAGGAAAAAAGATCATGGGAAAAGCGGATAAAAAAGATGTAGAGTATAAGAAGATATTAGAAAAATCACTATCAGCAATCCAATATCTGAGGATACATGGATTCTCGACGTACATAGAATCAGAAGGTATCATTAACAGGATAATGATGTTTAAGGATAAGAATGAGATGAGAGACAAGGATATTAAATCGATTACCTAATCATATGGTGGTAGAATATAAATGCGATGATGCTTACAAGAAGCCGGAGAATCCAATGGAATGGTTGCCGTGCCCACGATGCGGCCTCCGGCCTCTGGTCTGGGAGTTCGATAACGGGAGGTTCACGGCGTGCGGGTGCGGGACAGACTGTTATAGTCATTGGAGCGTGCAAGCAGAAAGTATTATGTCGGTCATAAAAAGATCTGATAACGGTAAGTCGGCTGAGGCGTATGATATCGATGAGCTTAAAAACAACTGGAATCATTGGGTGAGGACAGGAGAGATACTATTTACGCCGAGGGATGGGAGATGGTAGTATTATCAATGAGGATAATATGATGGATGATGATATGATAGATCATGTATTGAAATTCAAGGCTAAAATAATCATATTAAATGGAGAATCATATGGAAGCTAAAATAACTTTGATAGGACCGGAGTGGATATCATTGGATGGTTCGCTGCCAAAAGTGCAGAAACCATGTTATTTCTTGGATAGAGAGAATGTGTTTCGTGGGGTAATGGATGAGTCGGGTGACGTATATGAGATATTGGATAATGGCACCAATGATGTTGTATATCATAGCAATATAGAAGATGGATATATAGCTTTTTGGAAACAAGAATTAAAAATGATTGAGAATATGGAGGATAAAAATATTTCAGATAAGACAAGAATGAAGGGTATGAACCAAGGGATATGGCTGGCGGTTCAGGAACTAGCCCACGACGGGCGATGGACGCAGGCCGCAGAGGAACTGGTGTCTTCTTGTGGATTGACCGAGGATGAATGTAGGAAGCTGCAAGAAGAAAGCGGATCGTTTAATGATGAGATGCTTGAATTTATTGATATGATATTTGGTCATACGGATATGATAGGTGAAGGTGAAGATGATACAGAATAAATATGTATAAATATCAAATAGTAATTATATACAATAAAAATTATGAGCTTAATAGATAAACTAGAAGACTTGGTGGCTAAGGTAGACACCGAATACCAAGAGAAGATGGAGGCGGTGATCCGGGAGATAGTCCCGGGGATGCCGGAAGGGAATGTACGTCATGCCGCCGAGTGTATGTGCACGGACAGGATGGGGAGTATGATGGACATCGATCTTTATATATTAAGGGAAGAAGATAGGCCTTACGAATGCCATTATCTAAAGGATCTGCTGGAGGATAGGGTAGCTAGAATAGATAAGATGCATGAGGATAAAAGCTACGCATACGATACGAATGATAATTATTGGTGCGCTACTTGCGGATCTCATTCTCATAAAGAGGATTCTAAAACAGGATATTGTTGGCATTGCGACACAGATAATTGGGTTAGGGAAGATGGGGCGGATGTTGGAATATAAAAACAAGCAATTATATAACAAGGAGAAATAAACATGGGAAGAGGTGTTAATACAGGTGCCTTGTCTCCGGTCGGCGGTATCGGGGAAATACGAATGCGAGCAAACCTGCGAAAAATAGTGGCGTACAAAGATTTCGCGAAACAGATGGTCATGGCGCAATACGAATGATAGAGGAGATTGGTAATTAAAATATTAAATAACATTAAACATGAAAAAAGAGTAGAAGAATTGTAAAGAAAATGAGCAAGAAGAGCCTTATCAACAAGAAGGCTCTTCGGTATATTATCGCAAACAGTAATTTATGTAAACATGCGATAAGAGAATTGGAATTAGCCGGATATGGCAAAGAAGAGGACGGTCCTAACAAATGGATGCGCGAACAGGTAATAGAAGCTGTCGCGCTGTTCTCTTCTCATGGGAACAGCGGGTTCTCGGCACCATTTGAAATCAATCTCGTCAAGAAACTTTGCAGTTTTGATATAATCTCTCCTTTGAGATTTGATGATGGCGAATGGGAAAAAATAGGCTTAGACGGGAGTTGCCAGAATAAAAGAAAATCATCGATATTCAAAGAGCCGGACGGGAGTATCCATGATGTTGATGCATTTTCAAAAGTTCCTGTAAAAAAGTTTTTATTCGCCACTCGAACGTGGACGGAGAACATCCATAAGATAGGATGGATAGGAGGGTTGTTTGAGACGGACGAAAACGGAATACTCACTGGAAGATATTTTGGTAGATGTAATGTAAAAGACTATCAGAACGGATATATGCCAAAAGGCAAGAAAGAAATACCATGCAGGGAGATAGAGATATCGCCGGACAATTGGATTATGACAGTTGAATCAAACAATGAGGCTTTGATTGAATTGTCAAAGATTTATGATATAGTCTGGCGACAATGCCCTTGCTTGAAAGGTATAATGGATACCAACGTTACACCGGAACTTGAAAGATTGGCATGCGAACAAATGAAGGGATAAACAATGAATGACAAATTTGTAGACATGCCGAAATGCATGGCGGACAAATACGAAACCGCCGACTTTATTGCCAGCGACCCCCCCCGTCCAGTTCCCAAGGCGGTATTCTGGGAGGGACGCGGAGGTCAGTGGGTTCATTACTTCGTGGCTCTCGTTCGGGAATCGAAAGGCGATCATCGGGGCGGCGGAGCGGATGGACAGGGAGTTTGGTGGCAGTCCTTACGGGTGGCTGATGGATAGGCAATATGTGAAAGTATATAATTACCAAAATATAATAAGGTAATTATATACCTAAACATGAATGATAGGAGAAAGGATGATATTAACTATTAATAATGTTTATTTAATTTAATTCAAAAACAAAATGTCTACTTTTGTAGACACATAAAAATTATATATATGGAAAAGAGTGAGTTTGTAAAGAAATTGGAGAAGATCATCGATATGGTTAAGACCGAAGATGATGGTTTCGAGTATGGTGGCAAAGTCATTTTCTATAAAGAAGATGATAGTAACTATGAAGTCTCGGTAATGAACATTGAGATGAATTTGGAAGTAGAAGCCAATGTTATGGCTGGTATGGATGATATGGATTTTACCTGCCTTATGAGTGAGGTTTATAAACAAAAGGCGGCAAAGGCTATAATGATGGAGAAGGATGACGATGAAGACAATTAATGAGATGACCGATCAGGAGATATATGATCTTACTGACGAGCAGATAGATAGATTGATCATAACAAGATGCGCTAAGGAGGGTGTTAGGTTTGTGGACGAACCTCCAGTTATGAAGACATACGACTACAAACCTATTTCTCCATCTAATTTCTTCTACCTTTTAGAAGGATTGAGCATAGCTGTTTTTAATCAGGATGATGCTATTAAAATAGCTAAGTTCTTAAGTAAGTTTGATTTATACAAGACTACATACGATTTCACTATATCCAATGATAAGATATATAATAAGTTGGATATAATCAATATCAAACATATTCCAATGTTTGATACGAAAGATGAGGAATCCTACAAATCTATAAAGGACAAGAATAATAAGATTGAGGAGGAGTATAAAGATCAGGTAGATAAATACAAGAAGGATATAAAAAGAATGAGTGAAATCCATGCCGAGATCTGGTCGAAGGTAATCGATGTAAGAAATAAGATTGATCATATGAATCATCTTAGATTCCTTTTTGTAAAGGAATATCTTCCGTTGGTGGATCATGATACGAATACGGCTATGACGTTTTTTAAGAAAGCTTATGACGTGGATGATGATACGGAAAGATATATTCGTGAAGGGATAAAGGATTACCCATTGTTTAACAACAACATAGATTAATAAGATGCACAATTGGTTTAAATGTACGGTTTCTTATGAGACCGATGCCGAGAATGGCATGAAGAAGAAGGTTAAGGAAGAATATTTGGTAGATGCTCTTTCTTATACCGAGTGTGAAGCTAGAATCATAGAGGAGATGAAACCGTTTATCTCCGGTGAGTTTAGTGTTGATATCAAACGATTCCGGATAGCGGAATTATTCGCCATGGATGGAGACCGGTTCTATAAGGTCACGGCTGATTATATTACGATAGACGAGAAATCGGGGAATGAGAAACGCAAGGCGTTTAACTACATCGTTCGGGCCAATGACCTTGATCATGCCAAAAAGAATTTCGAGGAAGGCATGAAAGGAACCATATCAGATTTCGTTGTCACTTGTATCAAGGAAGAGAAGAAACTGATGGACTTTTACGAGTTTGATGGTAAGATCAGGAATCCGGAGAAACATGAGAATAGTAAGCAATAAAGCTAGCTATGAGACCACATCATCCGTCGCCGAGAAGTTGATGGAGATAAGCAAGATGGAGGGTACGATTTATCGTATCCTCACATTGTCTAACAAAACTTATCTAGCTTCTAAATTAGGATATAGCAGATCGGGGTTCTATAAGAAGATACAAAACAGGAGTTTTAATATCCGGGAACTAGCTCAGATATTCGACACGATCATCAATTTCAAGGAACAGGATTGGGCGGAGAGTAAGATAGATAGGCTTAAAAGATATAGGGCCATAAGCCTTATGGAGTTCAATAAGAATTATAAACGAAAGAAAGCATGAGAGGTAGGATGTTGCCGTGTGAGAGATGCGGGAGGATGGTAGCTGTCAGAAGCAAAGGGTTATGCCAAGTATGCAGGGCCAAGGAGCTACCGCCAAAGGGAAGGACGGCGATACGGGCGAAGGCCAAGCCCAGGGGTAGGAGCCTAGCCGTGTTCTTTGGCGCCCATGTGACTAGATTGAGTATGACAAGGAGATCTGCTACCGGCGCATATATACCATGTCCTGGGGTAAGTAACATCTGTCACTTATACCCTAAACGGAAATATAAATCGGTCGCCGAGGATAATGATAACATTATCTACTTGACGGCTGATGAGCATACAAGATTCGATTATCTATTAGATACGATGGATTTTAGCCGGCTCTTGGATGAGTTTGGTAACGTATGGCTGTTGGCGGCCAGAAGGATGAGGGATCTCGCACCTAGAGTCGAGGAGGATGGTAAATTAAAAACCAGATTATTATCATGGATAGAAGAAAACAAAGATTACTTTTAGGCCTAGGATATAAGGCTATAAGTGACACGATATATAGTTATGGGACGATCATGGAGGTCATAAGCGATCAAGAACTGTTTGATGACATGAGAGTCCGTTTATCCGAGAGACACAATGTGGTTATCGAGGATAATGGAGAGATAGGAGGATCGGGTTTAGGCAAGATAAAGGACGTGTGTCCATCATACTACTGGAGATCATCACTTCCAATATTAAGAGCATATCATACAGATCCTAAATTTACCGCATTCTTTGGCATATTAGACGTTTTATCAACGGTTCCGAAGGAAGATATCTATGAGGAAGAAAAGCCTGTTGACGAGCCTAAAAAAGAACCTGATGAGGAGATAGAAATTGAGTATGATCTGGAGACTGAGCAACAGTATTATGCCGCTGAATGGATCAAGGATATCCCGACACCAGTCTTATACAGAATGACCGTGGCTGGCAAGCGTGTTTATTATGAAATGGGAACTGATGGATACCCTATCATATATGATGGGGCTACCAATAATATTGCGAATGGGTATTGTGATACTTCCGGGGCATTAGAAAAATGGAAAAATGAGATGAGACTCAAGGGTAAGGACCCGGACGAGTACGCCAACTACCGGGCTGACTTAGGAACTATCATGCATTATCTGTTTGGGTTATATCTGACGGGAGTTAAGATAAAACTGATTCCAACATGGATAAGAAAAGCTGTCAAGGAAGCTAAGTTGAGAATAGACAAGTATAGGATGGAGCGGATATTAGTGGATAACATTGATGAGCTAATAGAGGATCTAATATCATTTGCCATATTCTGCAAGGAAAGACATGTAAAACCTGTATTGATCGAGAAGATGTTGAGGTCAAGCAGGTTAAAGGTAGCTTCTTCGGTGGACGCCGTGGTGGAGATGGATAGCGAGCCGGAAATGGTGGAGATAGAGGTCGAGACAGGAGAGCTCTATAAGACTGGAGCCAAGAAAGGCCAACCTAAGACAGAGAAAAAGAAGATAAAGAGATGCAGGAGGATATTCGCTATATTGGACTTCAAATCAAACAGGAAAGGCAATTTCTATGACGAGTACGCTTTCCAGCTTGAGCTATATAGAAGAATGATACTGGAGAACTACGGAAAGATATTGGAGATAGAGGAGATATATAACTTCGCTCCGGGTGATCCTACCGCCAAGACAAGCCAATATAAACTGAAGAGACAAACTGATAATCCTATACTTAACATGGCTACAGTCGTATATCTCCAAGGTAAGTATAAGTTCGAGAAAACCAATTATACGGTTACATCAAGAATAGGTTCTTTGGATATAGAAAGCGATTTTGAATTGAATGGCTTGATAAGAAAAGAGTCATTGAGGGATTATATATATAGGGTGATGAGTGAGAGGAAAGCGTGATGGAGTTCAGGGAGTTTAATAAGAGCGTTCATAGGTATGAATTGGATCATAGTAAGCCAAGAAGAAAGCTGACGTGCCCGCAATGCGGCAGGGATAGATGCTTTACGCCGTACGTAGATGTAACCACCGGACAGATAGTAGGGGAGCAGTTTGGGGTATGTGATCATAAAAATAAATGTGGTTATTTTAAATACCCAACAGGCAATGAGCTTGGGAGCAATGATCTTTTTACCGATTCAAACAAAGTATTAAGGAGGTACAGACCTCCCGTGGATCCGGATATAGCCAACTGCATTCCGGTAAGCAAGATGTTTGAGACGCTTAATCCTTTCGAGACATCTGATCTTCAGGATTATCTATCCAATATATTCGGATCGTATCATACCAATAGGGCATTTAGCTTGTATAAGGTGGGGATGATGAGATTCGGGGACTGGGGTAAGTGCTGTGTGTTCTGGCAACTGGATAAGAATTGGGTGGTGCGGACCGGGAAGATAATGGACTACGGGCCTGACGGGAAGAGGGTAAAGGTTCCCATGGATCACGTATGTTGGGTGCATATACTGGACGGTCAGGATTACCTGCTTAGGCAATGCCTGTTCGGGGAGTTCCTTATCAACTTCTATCCCAATGACGCTCCGGTGTATATAGTAGAGTCAGAGAAGACGGCTGTTATCTGCAACATCGTGTACCCTAGTAGGTTGTTCATGGCCTGTGGCGGTATCCATATGTTGAAGAGGGAGATGGTAGAGACATTGGGTAGGAGGCGGATAGTCCTGTACCCGGATAAGGGCGACGCTTTCAACGAATGGAGAAAGAAGGTGGACAAGGATATGAGGGGGATGAATATAGAGATAAGTGATTTTCTAGAATCAAAACCCAATATAGATGAGGGGATGGATATAGCGGATTATTTTATAATTAAACAAATTTACAATAATGGCAAAGGTAGTTGATAATTACAAGGGATTCAAGGTGCTTGAAATAACAAGACAGGAGATGATGGATAAGCTTACCAGATATGGGTGCTTAGGTATTTGCGATATGTGTAACAGACCTATAGCCGTAGGTTATTACGTGGCGGTGATCAATCAATGGATGTGCAAGGACTGTTACAATGATTTCATCAAGTCAATTGACAGGTATGAGAAGGATATGAAAATAGAAAACAAGAATTTTAATAGATTCTGCAATCTATTTAATGTTAAGATAGAAGAAACGGTATGAGAGAGTTGTCTTTAGCCCAGAAAGCTATGTTAAACGGATCCGTATGCCCGTATTGCAAGGTTCCATCCACTATGATAAATACGGTGGAGGGGAAGCAAGTTGGGTGCGAGAAGTGTGGGGCTTGGATGAGACCCGATCCTTTTGGGAAGCCTATGGGGAGGCTGGCTAGGCCGGATCTTCTTAGGAGTATGGATATGGTAATGACTGAGATTAATATATTTACGTATAGAACAAAACGGGATGTACAGGATATTTACAAAAGCCTATCTGGTGAATTGGATATACCAATAGAACATATATCTCCATATAAGATGTCTTTGCCATCACTACTTAATACCATGAGATATATTGAAAAGTATAGCGATAATCATATACGGATATATGATAGAACCATGGTAAAGAAGGCTTGCCCTAGGCACGGAGCGGTGGTGATCGGGAGCAACGCCTGCCACGGGTGTCCAGAGTTCCTGTTCCATGTGACAAACAACACGACCGATACGGTGGTGTGTGATATGGATATGAGCTATGGCGACTGTATAAAAAAGAGAAATAAATAAATTTGATAGACAATATTAATTATATAAAAGATGAAAGTAATTTTTATTCATAAGCCAACAGGATTTTATGTAGGAGGATCAGTGTTTAACAAGACATGTGGTTTTTACAAATGCAGAGATAAGATGATAGAAAAAGGCATAAGCGAGGACAAGGCTAATATGCTGATTGATATAATAGGTCCATACGTATGTGTGTGGGAGATAAAGGACGGAGATGATCCTTACGAGAGCATGAGAAGCAGACTCGGAGATAAAGCCTCATATTTAGATGGAGAGGATATTATCGTAGAGGATTATGATTATGACGAGGAGGACGAGGATGGGGAGATCGACTGAATACTATAGGACACATCCGGAGGCCAGAAGAAAGAAAGCCGAGACGGATAAGAAGATCAACGCCCGCCCTGAGCAGAAAGCCAAGAGACGGGAGTTGGGTCGCAAGAACTACAAGACCGATAAGTTGAAAGGTAAAGCCTATCGGAAGGGAAAGGATTTATGCCATACGGCTAAGGGACTTAGATATAAATCGAGATCAGCTAACAGAGGATCTAAATCCGATACGGCTGGCGATAGAAACGCACGAGGATGAACGATAATAGGATATGGAAGACGTCCAAGGAAATTATCATGGACGCCTATGAGAGGATAATGAAATATCAGTCGGGAGAACTTCTCCCGGCTCGTACTGGATATTCTTATCTAGATAAAGCTTTGCTGGGAGGATTTTACCCTCAACATGCGATAGCCATAGGAGCTAGACCAGGAGTTGGTAAATCCTATTTGGCGCAAAAGATCATGAACAATGTGATGAATGTCAATATCAATCCGCAAGCAGATGATTATGTATGGTTAAGATGTGAGTTCGAGATGAATCCGGAAGACTTGGTATTACGTTCACTATCAAAAAAAATGAACAAAGACATAGAAGATATCCTCCTTCGTAAAATGGATGAAGAGGAGATGCTGGAAATGCAAAAATGTCTTAAACAAGAAAATTCAAACAGAATAACGTATATACCCATACCTACAACAGTTGATGAGCTTAAAGATTTTCTATGGAATGTATATATGCCGGCGAATAAGGATAAGAAAATTGTATTTGTATCCATAGACCATACAGCTCTTATACAAGGTTCGGGTGATGCCAAGAGGAATATAGATAGTTTGATGAATATGTGTAATATAGCCAAAAGAACGTTCCCAAACATCTTCTTCCTTATCGTATCGCAACTCAATCGAGAGATAGAGGGCAGACGTGATCCAAAGGATCATATGCCAAGGCAGTCTGATTTCTATCAGTCTGACTCATTGGGACAGCTATGTACGGCTATGGTAGTATTGAATATCCCAAGGAGATACGGGTACTCCTCATACATGCAATTTCCGCAAGGATGGTATCCTAATCTGGAACGTTTCAAGAGCGAGTCAAGACGATCTTTCCGTGTGGATGGATTATTATTCCATCATATCGTAAAGGTCCGTCAAAGATCATTAGAGGAGATTGACGCTATACATGTAGATATCATGAAAGGATATGAGCGATATTATCCTGATGGAGGGGTGGTGCGTCAAGAAAGACCAGGAGGCTCGGATGCCCCCGTGGGCAGCGGCAAGCCGGACACGACCGTGGTGACACTGCCGCCCCCGCCTCCCAGTATTCCATTGGAGCAGCAATACATACCGCCTAGCGATGATTTTAATGTAGTACATGACGAAACACCTTATTGACATGAGATTGAGACATAATTACTTGCTTGTAGTGATAAAGGTGCTGGAAATGTTCTTGAAGACCGTATTGTCGGTTGAGGATAAGATGGGGATAAAGGAAATTATATCCTCGTTAAAGGAAATGGCTAAATACAGCATCAGATATATCATAAATCGGGAACGGGAAAAGGAGATCATGAGTATCTGTGATGAGGTATCCAATAAAGTACAGGAGTATAAAAGGATAAATGACAACTCAATGATATTGGAATTGGAGAACCTAAAAAGGGAAGTTGTGGCGGTGGAGGATCTTCTTAGCTCATACAAGGGGGTTCTTGACGCCGAACTGGTGATAGCCGAGGATGATATCAGAATCATACGGGACAAGATCGCTATAAGCCTGAGAGAAGACGGAACATGCAAGAGCATGACTGATGCTGATAAAAGGGCTAGGGTGGACGTAAGGTACGAGCGGGCTTTAGAGGACTATCGAATCCTTCTAAGATGCGCCAATACGGTTAGAGCCAAGATGTCGGTTATAGGGCATCTCAATCAATCCATAAATCAATCCATATCGGTTGGCAGGGTTGGTATGGCTAATGAATCTTATACGGTAAAACAGTATGAAAAAGGGAAAGAGATTATCGAAAGCAGACGGCCTTAGGGTATTGATAGGAGCTTACAATGCTATAGAATGCAGACGTGAGTTAACTATGTGTGCAGCTATAACCGAAACGGCTGATATGCTTGGATTAGTGGATAGAAAAAATGTTTTAGCGTATGAACTTATACCTGAGTTGAGGATGTTTAAGCCGATCAATAGTCGTATAGAGGAAATTTGGTTCGATTTTTCCGATAAGTATACAAGGCTATATATATTACGCACGTTGATTAACATATACAACGATACCGATCATCCTGATATAGTAGAGAAAATAGCTAGAAAGATTAGATCAATATTTTAACTCATTAGCTTATGTAGGTGATTATATACCATTTTACACAAAAAAAATGAGAAATGATATACATTTGTACGAAACATTATACTGGGTATCACCAATACCCTCTACCGGTTGCACAAGAGTGAGATCGCCGGATTCTTTTACTGAACTAAACGTTTTTGATTTTACTTACCCAACGAATGTTTTAGGGTAAAACCTTATATCAAAGACCTCTTTTGTTCAATCGTCTTGTCCGAAACAAGGGACTATATGATTCGATTGAGTGAGACAAAATTAGAAAAGAAGAATATGAAATTAAATAACATACGTATGTTTTACAACATATCTGGTGTAAAGTAGTATATAATAACCTATGTATATTAATTTTGAACAGATGATGACATCAGGATTAACGATGTCTGATGTCGGGTATCTTTTGATGATCCGGCAGAAAGAGGAGATGGCTAGCGTCATTCCAAAGGAGAAAATAGATAGTTATAAAGCATCTGGTTATATCGAGCTTCAGAAGAATGGGAAGTGGAAGATAACGCCAAGGGGAGGGTCGCTGCTGATGCTGATAGAGACACCCGGCCTGACACCGGAGGTCGAGGGGATCCGGGACCGTATCGTTGGGGTATATAACGATATGGGTAAGGATACAGGAGCTATCAAGGAGGTAGAGAAAAGACTCATCTGGTTCGTGGCTAACACCAACTTTAAGGAAGGACCTATAGTAAGAGCCGTAATATCCCATATAGACCTTAAACGTGAATATACGATGAGGTTGGATAACTTGATATGGAAGCCGTCAAACGTCTATAGCGTACATATGAGCTTATCGGAATCAACGTTATTCGATACGATCATAAAGATGTATGGCATGACATCCGATCTGTATCTTAGGGAGAATAAGAACAAGGAGCTGGCATGGTTGTTCGCCGTAAGCCGACTCCCGGATCCTCCTAAGAAGATGGATAAGGAATATACTATTACTGGAGATGTTAAGATGGACATCGAAAGAATATCAGATATAAAAAAAGGATTAGGTAGAAGATTAAAAATGTCGATTTAAGAGTTATGAAAAGAAATCAAGTATTAGGAGTAGTGATAGACGCAATATTTGCGAAAACATCTGAGTTTGATGATATTGAAGACATAAAGGAAGATAGTAACCTATCATCCGATATGGCTATGGATTCATTGGATCTTGTTGAATTGATAATGGATATAGAAAAGATGACAGGTGAATACATACCAGATGAGGTGTTTCGCAATACCCCTTGCGATGAAATAACGGTAGGAAGTTTAACTGATATGTTGTATGTTTATTTTAAGGACAAATAATGGATTTCGGATATGACGATTGGGAAGAGGGGCTAGAAACCCCTCTTGTCGATGATTGCGATGACGATCACAATGAGGAGGATGAGTATGATTTCGGCTAAAGAACTAAGGATAGGGGATCTTGTAAAAGACAAGGCTGGCAATATATGGAGAGTAGGGTGCGTTACTGGTATGCGTAATGAAAGTAAGTCGTTGATCCTTGAACGTGAGGTTGATGATGGGATAATGAAATGGTATTCCGGGGAAGATGATGTCATGCCTATTGAAATAGATGATAATATACTTGATACTATCGATTTCAAGCGTAATAAGGGGCGGGATGTATATCGAGGCTACGGAATATCTATAGAGATTTTTGATGATGGGTATTATCTTGGGCTTAGGGATCTGGAAGATGATCTAAGCAATCCTATTCAGATTAAAAATCTTCACCATCTACAAAACCTGTTAATGGACTTATACGGACATGACATAAAAATAGATAAGCTTTATGGTAATACCGGAGAATAATTTGTTATGTAAGGTTATAAACGGAGAGAAGGTTCTCGCCGCCTCTTACTCGCAGATAGATACGTTCGTCCAGTGCCCATATAAATGGTATAAGACTTACGTGGAAGGGAATAGATCCACGGAGAAGCACGAGGCTACGTCATATGGTACGGTTATCCACCAGACAATGGAGTATTTCTTCAAGAACGGATGCAGACCTTCTTATGAGGATATGAGCAAGGCATTCAACTACTACGCTGATATAGAGAAAATACCTTTTGATAGCGTTAAATCTCAGATTGAATCTATGCAACATGCGGCTAGGCTAATAAGATGGATTGTAGGATTGTTCGAGAAGGATGCGGCCGGTAATTACAAGAAAGCGTGGTCGGGCCTTACGCCAATGGAGAAAGTGATCCGGGGGTCGAGACCGGCCGGCGTGGAGGAGGACTTCGTCCTGCCTTATAAGCTACCCAAGCCCCTTACATTGGATGGTGTGACATACGATAAGGTACATATCATAGGATCAGTAGACTGGAGAGGTGAGTATAAGACAAAAGACAGAATAGCCATGTATACGATAGACTGGAAGTCTGGGAGAAAATTATTCGATAAGGATAAATTGCTTCACAATCTCCAGCATCCGATATACGCCTTTTACATATACAGGAAGTATAAGGTATTACCAGATATGTGTAGCTATTTTTTTACCCGTATGTTGGATAACCAAAACGTGAAGGTAGATAAGGAAAAGGTAGAGAGATCGGTCAAGGAACTTAACGATATTCTCCTTGATATGTATGATTTCGAGACAAATAAAATAGATAGCTATCAAGCTCACGTTTGGGACGATGTCAAGCAAGAGTATAAATACGAGACACGCTACCTCATGGGACGCCAGCCGGCCTGCCTTGAACCCCGCCCCAAGCCCTTGTGTTTTTGGTGCGATTTCTCAATCCATAAACAAGGGACATGCAGATATTCATCGAATTGGGATGAGTCAAAAAGAAAGAATAAAAAAGATTAACTTTATTAAAAAGCCTAGGTAAATATCTAGGCTTTAATTATATTTGTATCAATAAACAACTGGTTATGGATAAAAGCGAAAGAGAAAAACAGATATTGGATCTTTTGATGTCTAGAAAGGATATCAAGAAATTGGTAGAGAAATCAAACGAATGTTACTCTAGGATGGATTTCGTTGGAGCCATGAGATACCGACAAGAGATAAAAAGTATTTTAGATCGAGAATCTAAAATTATGTTGACAAAAAGTGAGTCTTTGGTAAATTTGATGAATGATGCTGACAACGAATATAAATTCAATATGTTGGTATGGCTACATTCCATGATGTGCATGGCGGATGTATTTAACGGGATATTGGAGGATTTCAAGGATGGGGTAAGGAAAGCCAACGGCAACTCCAAGTTCGTTAAGTTCGTTAAGTTCGATAATCTGGATAGATTGATGACAGAATGCAAGAAGGAAATTGATTATCTAATGAAAGGCACAAGTAAATCATTTCAAATATCCTTTGCCGTAAGGAGCGATGAGATGAGGGAGATGATAGAGAATATGGTTGGGGATAATATCCGGGAAGGGTATGACATGTTCAAGGAAGAGGCTAAGATGACCAAAGAGACAGACAGGAGTAAGATAGAGGAATTTAATAAAAAACTTGACCATGATCAAATGTAATATAAAGCTAGGCGATATAGTCCATACCCAGATAGGGACAGGAGAGGTGATAGCCATAAGCAAGACCAAAGAGACGTTGATGGTGAAAATGGACGATGGTCGGGAGTGTGCGATAAGATTAGAGTACGTGAAAGACGTTTTTGATAACTACAGATCCAAATGATATACAGACTAAGACCATATCAAGAGGAGTGTGTTAAAAGTATATCCGATTACATAAACTCTGATAGACATGATCCAGTATTAGTCATCGGACCGGTAGGTTGCGGTAAATCGATCCTCATAGCAGAAGCGGCTAGATTGATGGGAGATAAGACGCTGATTCTCCAGCCGTCTCGCGAATTACTAATACAAAACTACTGCAAGCTTACATCATATGGCATACCGGCGACCATCTACTCCGCCTCCTGTGGCAAGAAAGAGCTGTCTAACATGATATACGCCACGTTAGGGTCTATCAAGAAGGTTGTTGGTCAGCTTAAGGAGATGGGAATCAGAAACGTATTGATAGATGAGGCTCACGCCGGATACAGTCCTGAGGATGGCAGTGAGTTCATGACATTCATGAATGAGCTGAAGCCGAGAAAGGTGATAGGGTTTACAGCCACGCCATGTAGACTTAAAAACATGTCGATAGGACAGACATCATATTCCCGACTTAATTTCATCACTCGTATGAGACCGGTATATTTCAAGAACCTGATTCACGTGATACAGGTAGAGGAGATGATAAGGCAAGGATTTTGGACACCTCTTAAATATGAGACATGGGATTTCAATGGAGATGCCCTTAAACTCAATTCTAACGGCTCCGAATATACGGCTGAGTCAATTAGTGAGGCGGTGAGAAAAAATGGCTTAAACAACCTTATTTTACGTCGGTTGATGGTATTAAAAGACATCTGTAGATCTATACTGGTGTTTATGGATTCTGTTGAGAGCTGCAATACTGCCGCCGAATGGATGAACGCCAAGATATGTGCCGGCATTGCGGAGGTGGTTCACGGAGGCACGCCAAAGAAGCAGCGGGAGGCTATAGTTGAGAGGTTTAAGTCGGGTAAGACGAAGGTAGTGTTCAACTATTCCGCCCTCGGTACGGGATTCGATCATCCGGGTCTGGATTGTGTAATAGTAGGAAGACCAACATTCTCATTCTCGTCGTTTTATCAGTGGCTTGGGAGAGCTGTCAGGATAAAGGACGGTAAGGATAGCGCATTGGTCGTTGATTGTTGCAATAACTCGTCAAGGTTCGGTGATATAAGAGAACTTAGTATAGAGAACTACAAAGGATATGGATGGGGGATGTTTATCGGCGATAAACTAATTACCAATATCCCGATGGGGGATAAGGTAACGAAAACAGATCTGGATATCAAAGCCGCCAAGAAAGATCGTAGGAGGGGGCTGGCGCAGGGCGTAACCGCCGCCCCTGTTCCCGGGAGACCGGATCATCCCCTTGGCTCTACGTTAATGGCATTCGGCAAGTATTGTGGATGGATGTTGCATTCAATTCCGGTATCGTACTTCAAATTCATAAACGAGACATTTGATTGGGATAACGGTCGAAACAAGGAGATAAAAGAGTACATAGATTTTTTAATTAAAAACAATAGATTATAAATATGGGTATAGATGGGATAAAAAATATTGGTGTTCTAATTACGATAAATGGCGTAGATATATTAAAAAAAAATTAAATCAAATCATTGCATGATGATGGTATTAGCGTCAGCCCAAATAGATAATATCTTATCTAAGAAGGAAGATGGTGATCATGATAATGACGATGATAAAAATATTATCATGGGTCGTATCAGTGTGATAGAATATGAATTGAAACAAATAAAAAAATTATTATGATTGGGTGTATATATCATGAGGCTGATCTTGACGGAGTAATGTCAGCGGCTATAGTGAAAAAGTATTTCAAAGGGGACATTGATCTTCTTCCTTACAATTACGGCAAGGAAATACCTGACGTGAATAAATATGATAAGGTATTTGTAGTTGACGTGTCATTTGGGAGCAGAACGAGATTCCTTTTCGATGAGTGGAAAGAGAAAGGTATAGATGTCGTATGGATAGACCATCATAAGACAGCCATAGACGATATGAGGGATTACGAGGTAAAGGGCAAGAGGCGTATAGGGGCGGCGGCCTGTGAGCTTACGTGGGAATATCTTTTCGATGACATCAAAACTCCTAATGTGGTAGAATTATTGAGTGCTTATGATGTATGGGATCACGACCGGTTCGAGTGGAGTGATGTCATGGCGTTCCAGTACGGGATGAGGGGATATTGCGGTCTTGAGGTAAGCATTGTTAAGGATGTACTAGATAAAGCCGATAGCAACTTAGTGAATGATATGATAAATAACGGGGAGGCTATAATAGAGTATATAGTAGAGAAAAACAGAGGGGAGATGAATATGTTCTCATTCGAGGCTGATGTATTTGGGTACAAGGCTATATGTATGAATACCACGGAGTTTAACTCTACTACATTTGAATTTATGTATAGCCCTAAGAGACATGATCTGATGATGCCATTTTGCTGGAACGGAAGATTCTTTAGATGTTCATTCTATACCACCAAAGAGGAGGTGGATGTCTCGGTGCTGGCACGCAAGGCCAACCCCGGTGGCGGCGGTCATAAGGCGGCGGCAGGCTTCCAGCTTAGCGCAGAGGATATGATGGAGTTTTTGAAAACAAGGAAAATGTTATGATTGGATTAGGATCTATCTTTATAATAATAGTGTGTTCTATCTATTTGATAGTAGAAGGAAATGAAAAGAATGATTCGACTAAATTTTATGGAGGGATAATAGCAACGATCTTATCTATCTTTTTGATGTGTATTGTAATACAAAATATAAAAAATACAGAAAATATGGGGAAAATATACAAATTCAAGAGACTTAACGAAATGAAGCTAGACGATTACGGCTTCGGTTTATTCGAGTACAATGGCGTTCTTTATTTCAAGGAGGCAGAGGGTGAGAGATGCTTTGATGTAAGAAGCGGGAACGAGGTTATTATCGGGAAAGATAAAATTGTAACGGCCTTGGAGGATTGATCATGAGAAAACTTAACGACACCAATAGGACAAGAAAGAAAAACGTACGGCACTCGTGGGTAAAGGCGGGACCGGGGATCCAACGCTGCGCTATTTGCTGAATTACGAAGCAAAGCGAGTGGAGAGACGGGAAGACCTCGCATTGCGTATATCTATCATCTGGTGAGCTTTATTCCATAACAGGTGAGACACCGGAATGTAGGGATCTTAGCGAATTTTATTAATCTAAAACATGAAAATATGACATGGTATGATACTTACGAGGAAATAAAGACCAAATATCCGGATACTGTTTTTGAGGAATATTGGTTAACGAAAGATGATGCTGATAAACTAAGGAATCATGAATCAGTTAAAAAGGGATGGGTTACAATTGAAAATAATCCTGATACAAGCGGTTTTATTATATCTAGTGACAAATGTGTTATCAATGGCTTTAAAGCAGAAAAGAATGATGGGGATGAGCGAAGCATATTGCTGCATATTGGAATACTGTCTCCTTTTAATGATGATCCAGTAATAATAATAAAACAAAAAGAAATTTAAAATGAAAGAGGAATTTGGTAAATACGAAAAGGTTGTTTATGACGGTGAGGTATTTGAGGTACTTGAAACCGCCGATCGTACAGGAATGATGAAATTAGGCCCATTATTTAAAGCATCATATGAATATGCTTGGGCTGACGAGGAAATGGTTGTATCATTAAACAGGGCTATTAAATTAAGGATTATTGATGAGGAAACGGTCGATAAGCTTACGGATTATAGCTCTATCGGCGAGGGTCTATGTAATACCAATGAGTGGGAAGCGACAGACGCACCGTTCGTCGGGAAGGACGGCAGCGGGAAGAACGACCGGGCCGACGGCAAACTCCGGTGGGACCTCCTTCCTTTGGCTGAGATAGAAGACATCGTGAGGGTATATACAGAAGGTGCCAAGAAGTATGCTGATAACTCATGGCAGGATATACCTGATGGATTCAATAGGTATTTTGCTGCGAGTCAACGTCATATAATGGAATATATGAAAGGAGAGAAATTTGACAAAGAAACCGGTTGTTATCATCTTGCATGTGCGGCATGGAATATAATAGCTATGTTATATTATGACAAACATGGGAAAGGTAAGGATATGTCTAAAAATAAGACATTTAAATTCATAGAGGAAGCATCCATAGTACATGGGAACAGATACGATTATAGCAAATCAATATATAATGGGCATGACAGAAAGTTAATTATAACATGTAAGATACATGGAGATTTTATGCAAACACCTCATAATCATCTAAACGGGCATGGGTGTCCTAAATGTAGATATGACATGAACAGAAGATTAATATGCGGGGTTGGTGTAAATGACATATACGGGAGTAAAAACGATAGGAGTTATAACACATGGTGTCATATGATAAAGAGATGTTACATGAAATCTAAAAAATTCAATGCATATAAAGATTGCTATGTATGTGATGAATGGAAAATATTCAGCAATTTTAAAAAATTTTATGATGAGAATTGCCATGATAGTACATTTCATCTTGATAAAGATATAATATTCCAAGGGAACAAAGAATACTCACCTCAAACATGCGTGTTTGTTCCCATGGAAATAAATGAATGTATAAAATCTGAATGGTCAAACAATAAGACTCTTCCACTGGGTGTTACTAAAACGAAATATGGTAAATACAGGTCAAGATGTAGAATAGAAAAAGGGGAAGGAGAGACACATATAGGTGTGTATGAAAATGAAAAAGAAGCATTTTATGCCTATAGAGAATTTAAGAAAAAAAGGCTGAAGGAAATGGCCGAAAAATATTTTAATAATGGATTGATAGACAAAAGGGTGTATGATGCCATATTGTCGTATGAGATATATCCATTTAAATATGGGGACAAGAGAAATGATGAATATGATTACACAAGTAACAAACATAACAAAGGGTTAATAGAATGGAAGAGTCGGGAGAAAGAGTAGTAGATGAGAGATTAAGAGCTATCAATAAAAAAACCGGTAAATACGTTGATTTAATCAAGCGCACTATTTATAATGATACTCCATTTCCGATAGTTAAGTATCTTAATTATAGTTATGATGAATTGAATTATGATTATGTAAGGTATCTGAATTTTGATGTAGACATAAATTGGGAGTTGCGTAGATATCAGATTGTTAAAGATTTATTATCTAACAATTTCGATGGAAGGAAGATGGGTATAGATGAGGTAGATAATGCTATATTTACTGCTGATTTAATTATTAACAGATTAAAAACTATTTAAAAATGGTAAGAATTGATTTTTTCACGAAGAAAGACGCTGAGTACAGCGATTACATGCGATATATTATCGCCAACACATTACAGGAGTATGAGGGTGAGGTCACGTTAAACCAGATCCCGGAGAACAAAGCCACGGAGGAGGAAATATCCAAGTACGGTATAGAGGTATATCCTACTATCATCGTCAGCGGAGATAACATGGATGGCTTTAATAAACTTGAAGGGATGGCCAGAAAAGCTGATCTTATTAACGTCATGTCGTTATACGACAAGAAATAGGCTTATGACGATAAGGGATAAATATTTTGGTTGGAAAGATATATTCTTTGACAGGTTCGTGCATTGTTGTAATGAAAAAAGTGACCAACCACAAGGAAGTAATATACCTCTAGCCAAAATAAACTTCGATAACAAGACAGGATATGTGGAGGACGGGACTATTAATATAGCCGAGCTTCTTCAATATCTTTGGATAAATAATAAGGTCTATGGGTGTGAATATGCACCCATAGATATATCTTCTGTCTTACAAACATTGATTAGATTGACCGAGAACGCTAAACATATGTTTGAGGATCAACCGGGTATATATGATATGATCCCATATAGAGGATTTTTTCTTAGAGATGACTTTTCATCCGGGAAAGATTATTCACTTGATTTGGATAAAATAGTGAGCGGGATGGGTGGATGGTATGGAGAGGATGAAGACCCATGCTATTCGATGTTTGTTAGCCAAGATCAGATATGGAACTTAAATCCGATATTAAAGGTATTAGCTGATGAGGGATCTATTCTAGCCAAGGAACTTGGGTATGATATGAACTCATATGTCAGCGATAATGGATACACGATATACAACCCATATCTGTCATGGATCAATCATTACTATCATTATTGCCCGACATTTAACGAGGATAAATTAAAGCCTTGGGATAGGGTAGAGGATAGGAAAAATAAGTTCAAGATGACGGATAAGGTCAAGAGAGGTGCCAATAACTGGTACTATTCAGGCGGGACTATATCTTGCGTGGATAGCTTCTTAGGGAAGAAATACAGGAAGAATCTCCGGACTTTCATATATCGTGGAATAGTGTTCTTTCTGGATCGGATATGGCATACGTCTTCATTTGAGAGGATGGGCGTGAAAATGAAGTACAACGCTTATTACTGCTATGCCGCTACCTCCGGTATTTGGTACAATAAAGGATTCAAGAAAAGGCTAGCCAAGAGATTTAACGAGTCTTTACGTGGCGGAGGGGATCTGTTCGGGGCTAACCTAGCCTGCATGGTCTGTGACCGGCGGGATATCGATTGGGAAGCGCTTCGTCTTTGGCTTGACAAGTATGACGAGCCTACTGATAAGGGTATGGTGAATAGCCCTATCCAATTTATGTATTTATATTTATATTACGCTTTTAACAAATAACTTGAAATGAAGAAGATAAATGACTGGGTTATAAGGACATTTGGGTTGAGAGGTTCATGGAGCTGGGCTAAGAAGCAGATGTTAAATGGAGCGATCATTAAACGTAAGGCCACTATAGGGACATATAAAATAGCCATTGATAATGACAAGAATAAGTTACTTGTAGCTACATGGGATCATCTAGATCAAAGTCCTGTATGGGAAAGGTGTCCGCATAGTTTATTAGATGAAGATGCGGTTGATTATTTTGTCACAGCTCATAAAGAATTATCATATGGAGGCATAAAGATCAGGATGAAAGATGAATTTAAGGATTAAGCGTGAATTTCCCTGACTTTAGGCGGGGGGGGGTGATATCGAAGTATTGGAGCGGAACTTGTCGGAGCGTTCTTTGGAAGAAACGATAGGGAAAAGATTGGAGGATGAAGAATATTTAGGTTTATTTAGTTTATTATCAACTGAACACTTGTATATTTAGATAAATTTTAGTATCTTCAAGTATTGAAAATCAAATGAATACACCATGTTGAGAGCCTATAAATATAGAATCTATCCGACAGACGATCAGAAGGTTTTGTTTGCCAAGACTTTCGGCTGCTGCCGCTTTGTCTATAACTGGGCACTCAACCTGAAGATTGAAGCCTACAAGCAGGATAAGAAGTATGTAACTTACAAGGAAGTTCAAGACCGGATGGTGAACGAACTGAAGAAGGGGAATCAATGGCTGACAGAGGTAAATTCACAAGCCCTCCTGAACTCCATCCGCAACCTTGATACTGCCTACAAGAACTTTTTCCGTGACACTCATGCGGTAGGTTCCCCGAAATTCAAGAACCGGAAGAGCAAGCAAAGTTTCCAGTGTCCGCAGCATTGCAACGTGGACTTTGTCAATGGAACCATTTCCATACCCAAGGCGAAAGACATTCCTGCCGTGCTGCACCGCAAGTTCAAGGGTACGGTGAAGACCGTAGCCGTCAGCATGACACCTTCAGGCAAATACTTTGCTTCCGTGTTGGTTGATACGGCTATCCAGGAACTTTCGGCCTCAGCGATACAGGGAGATACGGCTTTAGGTATTGATTTAGGCATCAAGTCGCTTGCCGTATGTTCTGACGGGCGCACGTTTGACAATCCGAAGAGCTTGCAGAGAAGCCTTGACCGCTTGAAGTTTTTGCAAAAGCGGTTGAGCCGCAAACAGAAGGGATCATCCAACCGTAACAGGGAGCGTATTAAGGTTGCCAAATTACAGGAACACATAGCCAACAGACGTAGGGACAACCTTCATAAAATCACTTATGCGCTGACACACGATAGCCAAGTGCGTACTATCTGCATGGAGGATTTGAATGTGAAGGGTATGATGGGTAATCACAATCTAGCTCAGGCGATTGGGGATGCATCTTTTGGAATGTTTATGACCTTTCTTGAATACAAGTGCAGGTGGTATGGCGTGAACCTCATCAAGATAGACCGCTTTGCCCCAAGTTCGAAGACCTGCGGCAAATGCGGCTATGTGTATAAAAGATTGAAATTGAGCGAGCGCAGTTGGATCTGCCCAGAATGCGGCACGCGCCACAACCGTGACTTCAATGCTGCTTGCAACATTAAAGAATTTGGCTTGAAAGCCCTACCCTCGGAGCGAGGGGATGTCAAGCCTGTGGACTGTCCTCTTGTGGATGACCGACCTCGTGTCCTAAAAAGCAATGGCAGGAAGAAACAGGAAAAGAGAGGAGGCATCAGCCTCCGAAGCTCATGCCTTTAGGCGTGAGTAGTTCACTTGTAACGATAAAATATTAAAAGCATGAAAAAGATTACCGATAAAGACGTAGAGGCTCTTAAAGCCGGAAAGAAGGTGACAAAAGACTGTATCCATATGCAATTGGATGATAAGGGGATATTGAACATGTGGGCTGATATCAATATAACTGACAAATATAGGAGTCTTGAAATAGACGCTAGCAAATTGTTTGATCATGGGATTCTTACTGAAGAATATGATAAACTTAGAATTATAAACATACATTAGCAAGGTAGAAGAATATGAGAAGAAGGATGATAGGCGGTCAAACCGTTTCAAACGGTATATATATCTTACATATTAATGGCAAGTTATATACTCGTGATAAATGGAATTATTCGTGGAGAAACGACGCCGTAGGAGTGGCGTTGATAAGCGACAACAGCAGCTTCGTTATTTCAGGTATTGAGCTTAAGAATCGAAGCTGGTCTAATACGACTGGATTGATCCAAGGAGTAACTACAATAACATCAAGTAATGAAGCCAAAAAAGATTTTAATGGATTTCAAAACACACAAAGTATCGCGGAATATACACATGCTAGTGCTGCTTATGAATGCGCTGTTACTCAATTTAAAAACGGGCAGATGGGATATTTAGCATCAGTGGGAGAATGGATGGAAATCATAAATAATTTAGATGAGATTAACAGATGCATGTCTCTTATCGATGGATTAGATATAGACGAAAGCGCTACAAGTTATTGGACTAGCACTCAATATAATTATGAGAAAGCATGGTTAATAACTTATAACGGGAATGAGTTTTATCCAAATGATGAGAGAAAGGGCGTTTCCTTCTATGCTATTAGAGTAATATCACAATTAAAGTGATTATATATCTAAACGATAAATAATATGAAAGTATTATCATTATTTGACGGGATATCATGTGGGTATCTAGCGTTACGGAGGGCCGGCATACCTATAGATACTTATTACGCCTCGGAGATAGACAAGACATGCATAAAGGTGAGCCAGAAGCATTTCCCTGATATTATCCGGTTAGGAGATGTCAATAACTGGAGAACATGGGATATCCCTTGGAAAGACATAGATCTGGTCATGGGAGGATTTTGTTGCCAGAGCTTCTCTAGCTCAGGTAAAGGCAAGGGATTTATGGACGCAAGGGGAAGGCTTTTCTTCTGCTTCTCGGACATCGTAAGGCATTTAAAGAAGGAGACCAAAGGTAAGATCCTGTTCTTGGGCGAGAACGTCCGGATGCGGGACGAGCACCGCCGGGTGATAACAGAGGAGCTGGGCGTAGAGCCGGTGGAGATCGACAGCGCCTTGGTCTCGGCACAGACCCGGCATCGTCTTTATTGGTGTAATTGGCCGGTAGAAATGCCGAAAGACAAGCATATATCATTGGATGATATTTTAGAGCATGACAAGGACTGGAATCCGGAAGCCATAAGAGGAAGATATATAGGAGTCATTGTCGGTAGAAGGATAGGAGAGGACGGGAATCGAAAGGATTATGACAAGAACGTGAAAATAACGCAATGTTTGGAGGTAAGAAGGGATAAAAATACTGTTTCTATTAAGAAAAGTAATTGCCTGACAACAGTCATGAAAGATAACGTGATATCATCGTTGCCTCCCGGAAGATATCCTAATGCCTTTGACATGAAAGACAAATTCAGATACCTGACCCCGGTGGAGATGTGTAGGCTACAGACATTGCCGGATGATTACCTTGACGGGATAGCCCCAAATACGGCCATGTCTTTAGCGGGTAACGGATGGACAGTGGATGTGATAGCCCATTTGCTAAGAAGCATCGAACGTAAGCAGATAAATGATATTGTAAAGGAATTTCGCAAAATTACTGATGAGCTTATGTTCGGGTCATTAGAAACGGATATAATGTGACATGTGAAGGTAAACACGAGCAAAATGAGACCATACGGAAGAATCAAGGCAGTTAAGGGATCTTCATGGAAAAAGGATATACATCCACCGAAAGGGCACAAGAATTGGTGGGAAGATATATGTGATCCTATACCTAGAAGTACCATGAAACTCATATTTAAAACACAATTACAGCGATATGATTATAAACAAGACATGGTCGATGCCGAATAAAGAGACATTCAGCATAAAACCGATAAGAGAACTTATAGATAGATATAAAAAAGACGGAATGGTTATAGTAGATCCATTCGCCAGAAACAGCGATATAGGGACGATAACCAACGATCTTGATCCTGAGACTAAGGCTATGTATCATAAAGACGCCACGGACTTCTTGTGTCATCTTGATGATAATATAGCTGATATGGTATTATATGATCCACCATATTCTGCGAGACAGGTATCTGAGTCGTATAAAAGACTTGGAGGTACTGTTGATATGCAAACAACGCAATCCAGCTACTGGGCTAGGCAGAAGAAGGAGATAGCTAGGATCACCAAGAAAGGCGGGGTGGTCATTACCTGCGCGTGGAACTCCGGCGGTATAGGGGCAGGGCTTGGTTTCGAGCAGCAGGAGATTCTTCTAGTGGCTCATGGGGGATGGCATAATGATACGATAGTTACAGTAGAAAGGAAAATGAAATTATGAAGGAAAGGATATTCACCACAGAAGAACAGGGGAGGGTGCTGGTCGAGGCCGGCCTCCCTATCTCCACCGCCATCGGATTCAGAGACAAGTACCTTGACTCATTGCATTCTATGGAGGATGACGCTGGTCGTATAGGACTGATCGAGGCCGTTACCCCGGATATATCCACCCCTGTTTGGGATGTAGGTACGTTAATGAATTTGCTTCCATATGAGATAGAGGGTAGTACATTAGAATGTTATAAGCTAAAACATGCATGGTCTGTAACGTATAGAGATATAGATGAGATTCCTATATATTGGAGTAGCGAGAAACTTCTTGTAGACACATTGTTTTCGATGATGATGGAATTACTTAAACATAAGATTATATGAGCATAAAGCAAATAACAAAATTAAGGTACAAAACGAAAGATAAGCCTCCTATAGAAGGGGTTCCTCTTTTAGGATACAACAAAAAATATAGCTGTCCGTGGGAAGTAATGTACAAGAGAGGGGATAAGTACTACACCTGCATGAAGTATGATGCTGAATTTGAAACATATCCACCGGAAGAATATGAATATTTATATCCATGAAAATATGAAACAAGTAACAAGAATAAGATACAAAACAGAGGATAATCCGCCTATGGCTAATGTCCCTCTTATAGGATACAGTTTGGAATACGACTGCAAGGTAGCGTTAGTATACAGAAAGGGGGATAACTATTACACCAATATGGAGTGCGATGTTGAATACAAGACATCCCCTCCAGATGAGTACGAATACGTATATCCGTGATAACCAGAAGGAATATATTTTCATTTAAGCATGATTAATATTATTTTTATATTATTCATGCTTTTATTTTTGTTTAAATCTTACTTTTGTATCAACATTAAAAACCAGATTATTATGGATGAAAACAAACAAAAAGTCAATGAACTTACGATGAGGACATTGGGTTCTCATTATGGCGGATATGCCTATGTAAAGGTAAAAAATCGTCAAACTGATGTAAAGATAGATTGGAAGTTGTTGAGAGCTATAGAAGAAGGAGAGGTGGAGATAGACAACGAGAAATACCATCTATCCGGGATAGAGTATGTAGCTAAAAGATATCAGGACATGTTTTACGCTGGTCGTGATATTTATTATTTCAAGGGCATAGGAGGGTATGGGATGACCGATCTTCTTAGAAACGCTATAGATGATTTACTGGATACCATAAGCAGCAGAGAGACTTATCGTAGCGCAGAGCACAGGGTGTACGCCCAAATGAATAAACTTACGGAAGCGGGAGCTATGATCAGCTTGGCTATAGAATTACTAACATCTAATATCCGTCATAGTTATGGAGAAATTAATTTTGAACGATATCCAAGACCTGTGGAGGTGGAGGGAGAAGATAAACATTGATGACCTCAAAGAGGATCCTATGGCTGAGGATATGCCGTTATATTTCCCGTGCGCTGTTGTATGGCATGTGGATTATGGTGAGCATGACGCTGATAGTTATGTATGTTATGGTTTTGTTTATGTAGCAGAAATATTAGGGATATGAACATTAAAAAACAGATAGTTCTTGACGATAAAGATTATGAGCGATTAGTGCACGATGCTAATCTCAGTAATGATGAGATAAAAAGCAAAATCGCCAGCGCTCTAACCACCGATATAGTGGTTAATTTCGATTTCGATGTAAATAAAAAGGTTACGGGGAATATGAGGATCGAAAGCGCCACCTATAATCTAGGATATAATGAATATGATAATATCGTAAGGGCTAGAGACGAGAATATTCACCATGCTGTTTATACAGCTATATATGATTATCTTGAGAAAATAAAGAGAGATAATAATGAGCTAAGCGCAAAAGATTGGATATTATTCACATCTATAATCTTATATATTTTCGCAATGGGATTTGCAGGTGGATGGTTGGCGTTTAATTGTTCAAATCATGGATAATTTAAAAGATATACAAAATATGACCAGTAAATTACTATTTTTCGATTTAGAGACAACCGGGGTTAAGTTCTGGAGAAACGGGATACACCAAATAGGAGGGATCGTGGATATCGACGGGCAGGAGGCTGAGAGGTTCGACATCCGCCTAGCCCCGAACCCTGCCGCCACGATAGAGCAGGAGGCGCTGGACGTGGCTGGCGTTACCTTGGAGCAAGTGCAGTCGTATCAGCCTATGGAAGAAGGGTATAGGCAGTTAGTTGGTATATTATCCAAATACGTGAATAAGTTCGACAAGAGGGATAAAATGTATTTAGTGGGGTATAACAACGCCGGATTCGATAACAGCTTCCTACGGGCTTTATTCCAGCAATGTGGGGATAAGTATTTCGGATCATGGTTCTATCCCAACTGTATGGATGTATATGTTATGGTGACACCATTCCTGATGGGTGTAAGAAACGATATGGAGAACTTTAAGTTGATGACCGTGGCTAAGACTATGGGTATTGAGATTGATGAGAATAAACTCCATGACGCCACCTATGACATTGAGCTGACTAGGGATATATTTTATAAGATAATCAACAAAATGGATGTTAAGTTATGAGGGGAATTTTAGAGGCTATGCATGATTACCCGGATGAGGCGCTTGGGTTGTGTTTCTTTCTGATAGTGATTGTCTGGTTATTGTCAGGTGTATTTGAGAAAAAAGATGAATGATAAACTTGATGAGATACTGGATCTCCTAAGATCTCAAAATGAGATGATTAAGGATATTCACGATTATGTGAAAGAAGTTACCAGCGAGAAATATATAGGGGAGTCTAGGATGACCAGCTTCTCTATTAACTTGGCCGCTGATATACTTACCGAAGCCATTAGCCCTAAGATAAAGGAGATGATGGTGAATTTATTAAGGGAACAGGGATGGAAAACTGAGTAGGATATGGGAACATATGAGAAGAAGGTAAATCAGTTAAAAGATTTGATGATAAGGAAATACAAATCGGCTTACAATAAATCCAAGGAAATGGACATAGATATAAGCTCGATAATGTATCTTCCGGTACCAAATGAATTTAATGATATGGATATTGAGAATATGTATGTTATTCTCGATAAGATTAAAGATATTATAGATAACAACAGGGATAAGCTTAAGAATCCGACTTGCGGCACATGCGTACATCTGCATGATAATGAATGGGCGAAAAGATATAGCAAGGTATGTTGTTCTATTTGGCAGGTGTGTGACCATTATATAAACCCTAACAGGAAACATAATAGGAAACAAACAACATACGTAAGGCGTCCAAGCAACAAAGCTTGTCCTAATTATGAGTATGGTGATGATAATTTTGAAAACAGAAGAAGATGTATAAAAGAAAAGAATACCCGATAAAGAGCTATGTGCCGATGCGCACCAACAAGGATAGGACGTGTATCTGCTGTGGCGATACGATCCCAGCCGGCAGCAGCAGGATGATACCTAGACACGCCAAGGCAAATCATAGTTTATGTTTCTCGTGCTTCAGGAAATGGAGAGATACGGGAGGAGATCTTAAGCTTATGGACAACCCCGGAGATGCGAAGAAAGAATATGTCATACATATGTCTAATATCATGAAAGGGAATTGTGATATAATAAAAGGTCGAAAGCTTTACGTGGCTTTTAAAAAGGCGATAAACGGCGGAAAGAAGATCGTTATCAAATTTGACACTGATCAACCGATATCTATGTCAACAAGAGTCATGAATCCTTCATTCGGAGAGATTATGGATGAGTACGGCAAGGACATATTCCAGGGTAATCTCAAACTGGTAGATGTACCAAAAGGAGTTAAAGATTTGATAGTTAACTATATAGAAAAATATAGCAAGTTATGAACCTAAAGACTTTCATATTTATGATGCTGACGTTCAGGGAAATATATCAAATCCCAAGGAACATACAAACATATTTGAGTATAATGATGTGGGTGTTGATAGCATGGATGATCTATAGCTTAGTGATATTGATATGCGCGTTGATAAGATAATTGACTTGGTCATAATCTCCCATAGGGATACATGCCCGTTCTTGTCAAGGGACGGAGATAAGATGTGTAAGCATCTAAAGTATTGTGATATGGATTGTGATTACATGAGTAGTTTTATCGAGAAAATTAATAACATGAAATATGAGAATAGGTGATGTAATATATGATAATGATACCGTATTGATAGCATCAGCGAGTTTCAATAAAGAAGAACCATGCAAAGAGTGCTTCTTTTATGACGGGCATGAATGTCAATCAAATCGTTATATAGAATGCTGGGATAAGAGCATCAATATGGAAGTAATTAATATAAAGAACAAATAGATGGTTATAAACAATAAACAACTTTACAAAATAACCTTAACAAGGGAGCAACTGATGTTGATCTCACAATGCGTGGAAGACATCAGTAGATTTGCGGCGGGTGACATGGATCTACAGCATACAACAGATACGTTGATAGATGATATGGATAGGACGGAATCGCTGGGGATAAGAAGCTTTATAGTCAATAACTCACGAGCGATAAGAAGAAGGTTGTTCCCAGATCTTGAGGATTTTGAGCATATAGGGTACGATGGAGGCAGTAAGGATAAGATAAATAGGAAGAGACTTATCGGCAACACCTACCAAATATATAGGTCGATATTACATCAGTTGGCCATTGACGAGGACTGGAATAATGTGTATAGTGATATCACGTTACCTTCAGGTGATATGGGGACGATTAAGGTGGAGAGGATTGACGATGATAAGAAGGATAATGATATTAAATAATTTACTATGAGCTTATTTGTATGCGCTAAATGCGGTTGCGTTGATAATACCGCTACGTCTAGTTACTGGATGTTGACAAACGAGTATATGGTGGACAAATTCGACTATGCCAAGGAACTACAGCCGTACAAGGGCATGGGGCTGTGCAGCGAATGCGGGAGGCTGGCTACCAGCCCAGACGGACGTGATGTCGTGGTGCCCGGTAAATGGCACGGGAAGTTCCCGAAGAAGAAAGCTACTGAAGAGGAATTAAAACGTGTAGGATATAAAAATCTGATAAGATGAATAAGATAAATAAGGTAAGAAAAGGAGAAGTTAGAATATACAAAGGAATGACATACGTGGCTGTCCCGGAGATAAAAGAAGATCATTGTACAGGATGCTGTTTTTATAACGAGGGAAGCTGTTTAATACGTGACCCGGATCATGTCGATTTTCCTGATTGCCATAATGCTTACATTTGTATTCATAAAATAATTACCTATTCCCATCCGTCCGGGATGGATAGATGGGAATACAAAAATAGCCAATCAAATTGTCTTAAACAATTGACCGGCTATTTTTTTTGTCATACCATATCAGTTATCTTCCCCTGTCAAAATACCAATTAGCGTCCTCTCCGGACTCATCCTTATTCCTACCACCTAGAAAGAATCCCATCGTCATGCCGTTGGTCATCAACCAGTAGTCGGATGTCTGCTTAATATCCCTAGCCGTCTTGATATTATACCATTGCTTACCAAACGAGAACTTCATGAGCTGTCTCCACAACTTACTCTCGCCCTTGTACACACCGGTCTGGACAGTAGCGAACGGGTCCCAGTTCCGGGGATCGGTGAGATCGCCTAACTTCCGGGCCGTAACCAGCGGATCTTGCAGCATATCTATGGCGTTAAGCTCCATGAACGGGGATGTCTGGGAAGCGATCTCATTGATCGTCCTGAACCCGATATAGGTAATGAACTGCCCGAACCAGCTATCCTCATTATCCTCCCTATATCCCATCAAAGCCCTTCCTATGGCTATCATCGTAGCGAATACCGCCATATTGATAAGCGATCGCTTGATATTGGTCTGCTCATAAGGATTAAGACTATGATATTCTTTCAGCACGTCATGTATTTCCTTCATCCTGCCTTCTGACATCATATTATAGATATCTCCGGCGAATCTCCATAACGTTCTCATATATCCCTCCTCGAACTGGTTGGTCTGGAAGTTAAACCCGGCTTTTTTGTATGCCCGTTGAATGGCAAGTATAAACCATCCACGATGAGGGAGCACCATGTTAAGGATAGCGTTCCGGCTAGCCCCCACCCGGTTCTGTTCGTTAAGGGCGCCGTCGCATATCTGCACCATACTCCTGACCCTGCTGGACAATGTAGGTATGTATCGGTCTATAATATCCTTATTAGCCTCGTTTTTAGCCACGATCTTCCCGTCCTTGACATTTACTAAGTTCCATATGGAATAATCCCTTAAACGCTCCCAATTACGTTTAGCCTCATTAGCGGACATATTCCTGTCCTTCATCATCATCTCCTTGAAATTAGAATATGACCAGAACTGACCCTCATACAGGCGAGTGTCATCCATTACCGAGATAATAACCTGCGGGTCCAAAGGAGAGTTCAAAACCTCCATCATCTTAAATGGCAGATTCCGGAATAAGGTTCTCCAGATCTTGTTATATGCCGCCGATCGTACACGGTTGCGGACATTAAACACACCTAGGGCCTCACCGACAACATATAACTTATTGGTACGATTTATGTCCCCGATCTCAGACACGTACGTGCTTAACTGCTTCTGGGCTTCTCCATAAGCGTATTTCATGGAATCCTTGCTTATATACTGCCCCACCATACCCTCCAAAAGGAAGTTGGCCTGCCCGGTAAGGGCACCGGTAGCCGCGACGAACGGGGAGAAGCCTAGGTTGGATTTGGATACGAATTTGGTAAACATAAGAGCCAGCTTATTAAGATCGACCTTATAATTGCCTATATTCCATTCAGTCCGCTTATTGTTTATCCTAACGTCATAGATACTGGCGTTAACCCAGTCCTGAAACATCCTATAGGCGTGAGTGGCCTCCGGGTTCCTGCCTCCGTCGTATTGTGTCTCAAGCATCATATTCCTATATCCCATGACATCATCCAAGGCCGCCCTCTTATACTTGTAAGCGGTAGCCTGTAAGGATAACATGGAATAGGAGTAGGCGAAGTCATGGGACACGTCGTTGGCGTTCTCCAACTTACTGAGATAGTATTTGGGGATCATACGATATTTGTTATCGTTCTCGTCAAGCCCTCCTAGGTCTTGTCCTTGACCGTGTATAGGATCATCCACCCTCTCGCCAACAATATCACGTACGGCATTGCCGATAGCCGCCTTCGGGTCAACCCCGGCCTGCACCATCCTCTCCACGCCGCCCTTGGATATTTGTGGTATCTGGTAGATATTCCTGAACCGCTCATCATAGTCCTCCATAGCCTTACGGCTTATGTTAAGCAATTCCTTCCTCATCTCCCACTTATCCTTATTGATCGTAGCCTCCTCCCCTTCGTTGGTAATACCGTATTTCTTGAAGAAAGCCTCGTTCTTGTACTTATCGAACCTAGGCGTATGATACCCGTAACCCAGATCAGGATTATAGTTAGGGTTGCGGAAAGAACTCTCGGCGTCGGCCTCATCAAGCCACTGGTTGTTGATCGTCAGGTCGATCATATTAATATCGAACCCGAAACGGGATACGCTCTCTTCCTTGGATATACCATTTTCTATGGCATCAAAGAACTCGGATACCTTATACGTACCGTTATTTATCTTACTGATGAAATCAGAATACCCTTTGGGAGAGTATTTTCTCATATAAGGATACAGTCGGGTTCTGGCGTACTCGACAAGGATTTCATCAGTCTTACCCATCGCTATGTCGTTAGCTAGCTTATTATTGAAGTCAGAACCGTATTTCCTTCTCAAAAACGATACCTCCACGGTCGTCCATGACGGGTTCTTCCTAGATAGCTTAGCGGCCATCCTATCCACCTGACTCCGGGAGCGGGCAGACATATGTTCCTTGGCGAATTTAATCTCATCCATACCCTTGTCGTATGCCATGGCATCCCTTAAAGCGTTACGGTAAGAATCCGTGACTCCACTCTCCACCGTATCAGGCATATCCATCTCAATAGCCTCAGCGGAAGCGGCGGCGTTAATAACACTCTTGGCTTCGGCCAGACGATCGTATAGCTCGTTTATCTTCCTTAATGACGATGATCCACGAAGACGATCGAAATCATACTCGCCATATCTGGTGCTGTCCCGGTACTGAATAAGCAAAGGTCTTAACTGATCGTTGATCTCATTTATTGTTGCCATCGCCTCCTCTGCCTCCTCTATCCTTGACGATGACCCAGATCGCTCCGTGATCTTATCAACCAGATTCTCGTAATAATCACCCTCCTCGGATCCCCACATATCTTTGGAGAAGCCAAGATGACCACCGGCTAGCAGGAACTCGAACGCCGCCTTACCGCCCTCAGACCGCTCTATCCCACGCAGTATCTCCTTAAACTCGGCTGAAGCCTTACGACCCTCGTTGGTATTCCCGAACTCCTCTGCCCATGCCTCGTCCCATGCCTTGATCTCCTCGGACATCATCAACGCCTCGGACCCCTCTTCCTTTGGCGTCCCGTCAGAATACCACTCGCTCTTAGCTATGGCTCTATCGCGTAAGATATCCAAATAAGATCTCCATGCTATAGGATCGGATTGGAATGCCGACCAATCCACTTTCCCGTCTTTCACGAATTTATCCATAGCCACATATCTGCTTCTGCGAATACGGGACATGAAATCGGACGTGGCTTGTGATACCCTACGTCCTAGCCTCTCCTCGACCTTCTTATTGACATTCTCTATCTTATCATAATACGCTTGAACCATGGGCTTCTCACGATTCTCATCCAGCCACCTATTTATCGTATCCAGATATCGTTGCTGGTCCTCGAATGTCATGGCCGAGATATCAAAATTCTGGATACTTGGCTTGAATATATGATTGATCTCCTTTGTAATAGGCTTATCCCCATCATACCCTACGATATCATCACGAGTCTTGACCTTAAGCCCCTTATCAGATAAAAGCATGTCGATAAGTTGCTTCTCGGTCTTACCCGTAACCTTTTTAAGATCATATATATCAATAATAGCTTTCGCCTGCTCTGTCCGATACAGTAAATCGTATTTGGCGAAATCACGGGACGAGTCAAGGTAATCAGAGTTCTTACCGTTTATCTTCTGTATAAGATCCTCATTATCCTTTATCCCCCATCCACGCTCTTTCATCATCTTAGTCATCTTATTGATATTAGCCACACCCTCAACATGAGCGTCGTTATAAGCCTTGGCAAGACGTTGCCCTAACATGCCTAAGATAGCGTTACCACTATGCTCCAGTGTGCCAAAGAATCGGGACATGACATTGATATCCTTATGGATGTTATTTATCAACTTCTTTATCCCATTCCAATATCTTTCCGGGATATTAAACATCCGAAGCTGTCCATCCAGCCAGTCCTCATTACGATCACTTCGAAGGGCGTTTATATCGGACATGGATGTCTCAGCCATACGTAATATATCATCCATATCCTCTACCATACCAACCTTATTGACGCCATAATAATCCGCCGCCTGATTATTGACGAATCCACGAAGATTCCTGATCAAAGGCACTATCTCCCCGTACACGTTATCGATAACCTGTATCGTCTCATAATCAAGTCCCTTGTCGCTCTTACGCAAGCTACTGGCAACAGTGACCAAATACTCCACCTCAGCCTTGGCGGTCGCTATGACACTCTTGGTGGATAGCAGGTTGTTGTTTTTATTAAGCTCACCACCGACTTGTCTCACCTTCTCGCCTATATCACGAAGAAGGGAGATACTCTCACCGATCCTCTGGCTTTGGCTTGACCTCATCCTCTGCAATCTAGTGTATAGCCTTTCCAATGACCTACCGTTCTTGATCAACTTATTAGCCACGTCAACGTCCGATAACGAATACATGAGATGATTGCTATCCTTTAGCAGAAGCACGTCAAAGGCGCTTGGATCATCAGCTAACGCCGACTCCTTTATCCTATCAAGTACCTTATTTAAATCCGATCTTTGGCTGGAGAAGAAATTACGTATAGCTCGTACCATCCTGCCAAACAAGGAGAGCTGGGCGTCCTCAGACGAGGCCAGATCCTCTACCGCCTGTTCCATGCCCGGCACGAACCGCTGGGCCAACGTCTTGCCTAGGATCTCCCGCTTCACCATCCGATCCAACTCCTCTCCTTGGTATTCCTTTCCATACACCTCATAGTAACGACCAGCGAACTGATTCCATAACGACGTACCAACAACAGAATCCAGCACCTCATCAATCTCCTGCTGGTTACGATAAGTATCGATCAAGAAATGAGCCACCTCCTCATTGAGATCCTCTACCGTAGCCCCCTCAGCCAAAGCGATAACCCCATTAGCCATGTCAGACAAGGCCCTAGCCGAAGGATCCACGCCATTACGCATCTTATACTTATCCATATACTCAGACATACCCATCACACGGATGCCTAACGTGGATAAGATATTGGTGATATCAGTCCTATTCTGGAGATCTTCCGCCTTCTCATTCTCGATAACCCCACGGACGTTACTCCCGTACAAAGCGTTATCCTCCATCATCAACGACAAGGCTAGCTCCATGAATCCATCATACTTATTATTAAGCTCCTCGAACTTACCTTGCCTTAACATACCCTTGATCTCCGGTCTGCTTACCGTAACCTTCTCCCCGGACGTAGTGATAAGATCAAGATCATTACTTACCTCCGTATCAAAACCTATAGAACCCAATACGTTCATCTCAGAGGATTGACTTCCAAACCTATTCCTGAGGCTGGATAAGGCATTCATAGCGTTATAGATCTTAAGACCATCAGAATTGCCGGCTCCAGTAAGATAATATCTATCCCCTAGTCTTATACGTTCCCCACTCAACATACCTTTCTTGATAAGGTAATTAATAAACCCTCCACGAGTACTTATATCTGAGTTTGAGCTAATACCAAGGACCGGGATAAATGACTCACTGTTATTGAGGGTTATGGAGGAAGAGCCAAAGGAGATGTCAGCCGTGCCGGACGGGACGTCGCTCTCCTCGACACTGCCGGCCAAGAACCCGGCCTCGACCCGCCCACCGGACGATCCTTTTATGGCGTTGGCGTAAGAGTCGTGTATCTTGCCGTCATCCGATCTAAAGAACAGGCGAGGCTCACCGGAATCATATACCAATCTTGAAGATGGGGGCGTATAATCTTCAATATCATTTAACGGCAAGACATTACCAGAAAATATGATCTCCCCATCTATATTTCCGCCCTTCACCCTGATATTAGGTCGTTGACCGGTAAAAGCGCTTTCCACGGCCTTCCATAACATACGGGCTGTCTCCCTAATATCTATATTCTCCCTGATAGCCCTTATATCATCCCATGACGCCTCTTTCAGTATCGTATCGCCAACATTATTCTCGTTTATGGAATCCAGATCCACCTCCTGTACCGTGGATGTATCTACCACAGCCATATCATTGACATCACCTACCTCTCCGGAGGTAAGATAAGCCACGACATTGTCGCTATTCCCAAGGCTTCTGGCCAACGCTGGGGCATCCATGTCGCTTATGGCGGACAGGACCTTGGCTGACATAAGTTGCCCCCACTCGCTGGCGCTAAGTCTGGCGCTTATGGATCTGGCCGCCTCCTTATTCCTTGGAACGGATCTCGTCCAGTCTCCGAACTTAGACCTGAACTTATCGTTATAAATAGTCATATAAGCTTCAGCGGCCTTATTAAGGTCACTTACGGCGGCTATACCCGCTATCTTATCGAACAAGGTAGATACCTCTCCGGAAGGAGTCAAGACACGGATTATCTTACCCTTACTATTTCTTTTAATTACGCAACTTGACATAACTTCATGTTTTTGACAAAGATAAACAAAAAGCCCCCACAAATAAGCGGAGGCTGATATTCTTATATTCCTTATATAATTTACGACTTAATCCGTATTCTTGCTATTGATGAACTTACTAACGCAATCACCAGCAAAGCCGGCTATATACGCCGCATGCTCATCCTCTCCAACCTTAAATCCAAGCGACATATTACAGAACTGGCACACGCTCATGGCTATATGGAACGACTCATGACATATATTTCTCATCATTATATCATCGTCGCTTGAAAAATTCCAAAGTATGGCGAATTTACCATCATCGTCCCTATCCCTTACCAGATTCACGAAAGACGCTTCCTTATCCATATCATCCTTATCACCCCATTCTCCCTTATGATCCGGCTCCATATTCTCGAAACGGTTACATAACGTCTCGTAATCCAATCCTACCGTGATAATCAACTTTAATGGATATACCACGAAATCAAATTCCTGCTCTCTCATAATTTTTTTAATTTTTCTATAACCTCAAAACACATCTTGCACTCAATCCTACGATACAACTGCCTTACGCCATCTACCGTAACCCAATAACGATCACCATCACGGTGCAGGAACTCACTCATAACCTTGGTATCAGCCACATCATGTAAATCGTATGAACTGAAACATAACTTACATATATCTTCTCCATATTAAAAAATAGAGGGATACCGATCCCATCACAGACCTGTATCCCTTTATAATAAATTAGCGATGAAAAGCATGGTGATGGACATGCGCCACAAATGTAATTACAAATTTTGTAAAAACAAAGCCATTTTATGGTAAAATGTCCCGGACGAACCGCACACGATAGTGATCGCCCCTAATGTTGCCTATGACGCCATAGCCTGAGTCTACGTGCCCATTGATAAAGTTCACGTACCATGCTTTTTTGGCATCAACTTCAGAACTAGACCAATATATGGTGGAAGTATTGAATTGTTGTCCACCAATAGCCGATAATGCGTTATTGACACTCGTCAAGTTCATATATATCAATGAAAGCTCACCACATGACGGGATATACCAATCATCATATCCTTTAGCGTCAGCACTAGCCAAGAACGTATTAAGTACATGGCCAATTGTCGCATAGGAAGTATAAGACCCACCACCGGTAGTCACCCCTTTTAATACATTGGAGTTCGCTTTCCCCTTCCAATCAGATAAAGCCCCGTTTGTCCATGCAGTAACAGCTTGCGGAAAATCAGGAGTACCATTGTATGAACCCGACTCCTGTTTTAGGTAACCGTGAACATCACCTCCATATGCTTTGTTATAATTTGCAATGCCAGTCTGATCCGTACCATTTCCACCCCAATAAAAAGCGTAAGTGCTGTCCTTCCCGGACCCGGCTGTTACGTAGCTTTCATTAAGATCCTCATATTTCTCAATCATAAATCTCTTACCTTGAGCGTTAAGGGCAACACCTATACAATCATTGGAAGGTGCGTCCGTTATGCTTCCATCAGGGCGGACGTAAAAAACACCAGGGCAAGTATAATTACACTGACATGGAGCGTCACTCTTCAACACCCCATACACCCGATTGTCGCTAGTCAGCCACCGTTTACCGTCGCTTGTGATATAAGCCTGCCTACATCCCTCCTGATTCACCGTAAGCGTCTTCTTAACACCTTTTGGAGTTGTTATCTCCAACTCAAGGGTACGGTCAAGACCTTTGTTCATCACCGAGTCAAAAGAAACAGCGGCGTTGCCGGTCCCGGACCCCGGGCTGATGGTCAGAGGCTGGTCCGTCACCTCGCCTACCCCGTCTTTCCAATTAATATCTATATCATTCATCCTATTTAATGCTTTTTGTAAATACTCATCGCTTAATGTCCTATCATAACATAAGCTTGAACACCCCTAGAGAAAGTGCCTATATATAAATTATCCACGGTTGATGTATAATTTGAAGATACAAGATCCATCTCTCCATTGTAAGACTCCTTAGTTACATAAACGATCGATAATTCAGGGTTATATATATCTTTTACAGCAATATCCTTACTACCAAGACGTACATATACATTTTTGGAATACGCTAATTCACTACAAAATTGCTGAGCCTGATTCGTTGATACACTTTTAGATAAAAAGCAATTAGTGGATTTAGAAGGATTCAAATTAATTCTTTTATATACAAACGTAAAATCATTGATGGCCGGGAAATTCTCGCATATACCATAATCATCAATACCATCAAATACAAGAGCGCCACCTTCGTATCCAGAACCAAGCGTAAACCCAAAATTCTTCAACACAATATCGTGACCGTTTCCAGACAAGTCCTTTAACACGTCTCTATCTGCGTCACTGTTGCCCTTACCATTACATCTATAAGAAGCCACTAAATAATCATCTATATTAGCCATAATCTTTTTTCTTACAAATATACTAAAACAAACAAACCCCAATCAGCTTAAGTCGATCGGGGTTTGAATAAACAATGAAAATCGATTATAATCTTCCTAACATCCTCATCACGGTTCTAGAGGCAGCATTTTTCCATGTCCACTCATCGTTAGATGTTACGTTAACTGTCTGAGCGGAACCGTTAACATTCAAATTGATAGTTTCCTTATCAATCTCAAGAGTAGAGTCACCAGCGGCTTGAGTGATGGTAACTTGCGCCTTTTGTCCACCGGCAGCCGTTACGCTTAGCATAGCCACCAACTCCTCGATAGAGACATTGGCAGGAACATTGGAGATAGTAATACTCCAAACAAACTCTCCGGTAGCACCAGGATCGTTAGCGATAATAGCGCCGTTAGCTGTCCGCTTACCAGCCGCCGTATAATTCTCGGGGAGCTGTAAAGTCAGACCATTCTCCTTCGCCGGAGTAACAGCGAAAGTAAGCTTAGTACTATTAGACTTACCTGTGATAGTTACATTACCACCGGTTTTAGCGACAGTGGCCGTAGGACTATTCGAAGTCACGGACTCAGCGGCGGCGGCCTGATTAACTACCAACGCTTTTTGAACGCCACCGTTAGTAACGACAATAAGATTAGCTGTACGCTCAAGACGACCTGTATATTTATCTCCTGATATAGATACCGCCTGATCACCTGATCCTGATACCGGATCGACTGTTACAAAACCAAATTTTTGTGATGCCATATTCAAATAATTTTAAAAAATGTCCTTTTATTATGCCAAAAATAACTTATATAATGTTAGCCACAAAATATGGGGGGGGGTAGATCGCACTACGGCTACACCCGCTCCACGTACAGACCTATTAAATCCTGTAGATTATGGCTGAGAGGAGTTCCGCTATCCCTAGTACACTTATACACATCAGCGTTCTGGATGTAATATTTATCCTTGAATATCTCCATTGGAGGGAAATACGGGATAGGATCCCCTATGGTCCCGGCATGCTCCTTATCAATGACCTTGTATAAGGAAGCCGTATTTAGTCCGGGTTCCCATTCCGCTGACAACGTATGTGACTGAATAACCTCATAGAGGATATCCGTATCGTCCTTAACCACCCTGAGGCAGAATCCGGCATCCACCGACAACCCGAACTCCGCCCCTTCTTGTCCCCATATAGGGAATAGGACCTTAATATCCAATTTCTCGTTAGAAGATAAAGATATGGCCTTATTATTAACTACCATCCTAGAGAATTTGGCAGCTACTTTCTGGGGATCAGAAGCGTCCTTCTCCTTCGCCTGTTGCTGGATGTACGCCGTGGTAACACTTACCTTATCAGGATAGCCGGACTGAACATCGACAGCTCTCACCTGTTCTACGGTAGTGGCTATACTGATCTGCTTTTGCTTGTCCCCTAACGCCGTTGTCAGATCGTTATCGTACTTATCCATCATCCCGATCAAGATCTTGCCTTCCGTCATATCGAACTCCAGACCCATAATCGTTATCTTACCGACTATAGCCCCATCAGCCAAAGCGCTACGTCTGTCATATTCAGGAATATAAATATCTTGATCATCCAAGAAAAACTCATGGAGATTTTCAGTCTCATAAGATCTCAGCTCCTCATATTTAGCCGATTTCTCCTCGTTAAGAATCCTCGACTCATCTAGCCTAGCTTCAATGATCTCCTTAACCGTGGCTTTAGGATTAGCTTCCTTGAACGCCAATTGCTCCTCTCCCAGCTCTATCCATGGAATCGGATTGCCATTAATATAATCATCATAGCTATTACCCTTAGCGTAATTATCATCAAGAGGTTCGTCTAAAACCAACATATTGGGATATATTTCCCTGTTTATATATGTATATGCCATAATCTATTCTTTAATCTTGTTCTTTAACGGCGATGCTATACTTATCTGAAGCGTAACACCAGATATTTATCTCGAAAGGCTTGTTAGCCGTAGTGGTTATAGAAGTACCACTCATGCTTACATAAGCTCCAGAGTTTGGTATAGCCTGTGCAAACACTGCCGACGGGACGCATCTGATCATCAGCTCCTCTCCTATCTGCATGCCTGACTGCACGGATAGGGTGGTAGCGGCTGATAACGTAGCCGTGATACTTCTCTTGCTAATAGGCAGGTTGGCTAATGTCGTGACCGTATTAACTCCTATAAGCCTATTCACGGTCTTCTTATCGGCGGCCGCCATCAATCCATTAGTGGATTCGTTGGCCACGGCATATGTCGTGTTAGGAGGGGTAGCCCATGTACCATCTCCACGCATAAAATTAGAGGTACTACCATTAAGCTGTCTCAACAAGCCGTTAGCTGTAGTAGAGGCCAACCCGTACGTGGTATTGGTAGGCACGACCCATGTTCCATCGCCACGAAGAAAAGACGTCTGTTTCCCCGCTGCGGGAGCCGGGACCAATCCCGCAGCACCAGCCGCTGAAGCCGTAGCTGCCTTCATATTGGCGTAAGTGGTATTAGTGTCTTTATAATAAGGGACACCACTGACAATAGGACAGGCGGTATAGCCAGAAGCGCTGGTTACCGTACTCCCGTTCTTTACCAGACCTGTAGACCCGTTAGCTCCTACAACACCATACGTCGTATTAGTGTCTGTCCAAGGCACATTGACATACATCTTTCCGCTACCGTCCAGTTCTACCGGATAATTCTTGCCATTCTCCGCATATCCAATCATTACCAGCCCAAGGGTCGATGTATTGGCCTTGGCGTATGTAGTATTAGTAGGGACAACCCACGTGCCATCACCACGTAAAAAAGAGGCTTGTTTACCTGCGGCTGGGGCGGGAACCAAACCGGCCTTTCCCGCAGTAGAGGAGGTTGCCGCCCCCATATTGGAATATGTGGTGTTGGTATCCGTCCACGGGACGTTCACGTACATCTTACCACTACCGTCAAGAGCAACGGGATAGTTCTTGCCATTGGCAGAGTATCCAATCTTAACAAGACCTAGATTATCGCTCGTGGCTTGAGCATAAGTCGTGTTATTATCAGTCCAAGGGACATTCACATACATCTTCCCATTAGAGTCCAAGGATACGGCGTAGTTCTTCCCACTAGAGGAATAACCGATCTTAACCAATCCTAAAGTATCAGCCGTGGCCTGATTATAGGTCGTATTATTATCTGTCCATGGGACATTAACAAAAGCGTTACCAGAAGCGTCAACCTGTAACTTATAGTTCTTGCCAGAAGTCGTGTATCCTACCTTTACGCCACCTAAGGTGGAGGCCGCCGCCGTAGGTGGAGCGAAGGTGCTAGGTTTGCCGGTCACTCCAGACCATGGCACAGATGACGCCGAACTTGCCGTATAAGGCTCGTAACCGGCCTCAGTATTCAACTTACTATCATCCTTGACCAGATACATCTTATTCGTGGCCGTCACCTTAACCGTGTCCCCAACCTGAGCCGTGGCTGTAGTAAGCTTAAACCTTGCCGTATCGTCAGCCACCACGACCATTCTCTCTAAGGCCGCCTTAGGCAACCTATCTATATCGATAGTACCGGACGTGATCTTAGAGGCGTCAAAGTTCGCCAATGTCGTGGAGATAGTAACATTACTCCCAAAGTCCGATGAGACACTACCGCTAACAGCACCGGACAGCGATATGGTCCTAGCTGCCTGTAATTTTGTGGCGGTAGGGGCGTTATCCGTCTTAAGAGCGTATTTGGAAAGATCAATATCATTAGCCTTATCCAAAAGCTGCTCTATCTGCTCGCCATTATATTTACCTTGAAAATCTGCCATATCATAATTATTTTTGCCCAAATATAACCATATATATAAGCACCAAGAAATCGAGGGGGGGGGAGATACGGGTAGTGTTAGAAGCTACCGTCCCCATGCAGGAATCCGCTACGGAATATAATAGCCTTGTCTTTCAGCTTCTGGACAGACCCCCATTCCCATTCACCCTCGCAAGGCTTAATGACATACTTATTCCCCCATGTCTTGAATTTCCTCTCTATAACGAACATCTCCGAGTCTTTCAAGACATGGAAGATACTCCCTACAGGGAAGTACTTATCAGTCCTCAATATAACACGATGATGTTTTTCGTCATATTCAGGATCACCCACGATACGTGCCTTATAAAACTGAAAATCATTTAACGTCCGATCCACAGGTTCTATCCAATAATACCCCTTACCCATTGCTATTCACGTTTATTTATCTATATTTGCGGTGTAATAGTAACTCATAATGTTTTAAGTGATTTTCAACCAAGGGGAAGGGTGTCCGTGAGGATATCCTTTTTTCATTCCCGCCCGCCCTACCTATGAACAAAAGATCTACCTCGAACAAATGTAGCCATAATAAAGTTACGGGCAAAAAGAAACCCCATCGGTATTCTATCGCCGACAGGGTTCTCCAACGTTGTATCAGTCTTATATCATCTCACTCCATTTGATTGTGTCACCGACGAAGCACCGCACCGCCAGATACCTTACGAACGCCGTCCCTTCCGGAGCGTCAGGGTCTTCCAGATAAGCCAATACAGCCTTGACTATTTTCTGGTCGCAATCCAGTACCTTAGGAAAGTAGTCGCTATAAAACATAGCGAACAGATATTGGACATCTCCCCAAGTGGCGTTATCAGGTTTCTTGGCCCCGCATTTATCGAACATCTGCTTAGCATCCTCCATCGTCCATCTTCTCTTGGATCCGTCGGCGTTAAGCATCTTATCGGCGGCATCCCTAGCCAACTCCTTGGAAAAGTGATATCCATGGGTGTCTATATACCGCTTATAATCCGGGTCATCAGCGTCTGCTCCTCAGTAGTAACGACTTCTCCTACCTCTACGCATATAAGGTTCCGTACCATCGTACTCGTCACGGATGTCACGCTCGCCAAACCATCCCTTACGGTAGGAGTATAGCAACAACCCGGGTTCTGTACGACGTAAGCCGGAATCGGGGCCTTTGGAGCTAACTGACTAACGATGTTCTGTGTCTGTTGTTGGGTGATGGCGGAAGTAGCCAAAGCCTGTTTCTCCTCACGAAGCTGTTGGATAGTATTCTGCATCTCACGCATCTCAAGTTGACAGAACTTGTCATTGATAATCTGGGTCTGAGCGTCAATCTTAGCCGCCAATACATTGGTGTTGGAATTAGCTGACTGGATGATATTATTGAACCCGTTCGTCAAATTGTTCTGTAATACATTAGTTTGACCGGTAATAGCCAACTGATTCTCGTACCCTTGACGGGTGATAGCGTTCTGGATATTACATCCTACGGTGTCTAACGAATGTTGGATGTTATTGAATCCACTAGCCATAGCGCTTTGTAAGTTGCAGCAGCAAGAGCTGATTTGGTTACCGATCTCACATCCTTGTTGCTGTACGGCGTTGATAACGGCCTGAGAAGTCATACCTACCTGACCGGCCACCTTATCAATAGCGCCTTGTACGTTACAGATAGCGTTTTGTAATTGAGAGGTAGAACAGTTAAGGGCGTTTGAGATCTGGTCGATAGCGCTTCTGTTACCTTGGATAGCCTGCATCAGTAACTCACGACCATAGTCGTTGTTCAATTGAGCCGGAAGACCGTTAGCGCAACATTCATTGCCATTGCCAAAGCCATTTCCGAAGCCACGTCCGCCCCACAACCAGAACAGGACGATGATCCATAACCACCAGCCGTTGGCTCCTCCGAACTGGTCTTGGTTGTTACGGCCGTTCATCAACGCCGCGACTAGATTCGGATCCATCTTATTTCCACCCAAAAGGCTGGTAAACATACCCGGAATCATAGATAATAAACCGTTAGCGGCGCTACCGCTCCCGGAACCCATGCCGTCTAACAGCACGATTTTGTCTCCACTTGTACCCATGTCTATTTATTTTTGAATTAATAATAAACCCACCTGATGGCGGGCGTTACAAAGTTCAAAAATTAATAATCCTGGGATCGTGATATATGTCACCATCAAGGCACGTCATGTCATGCAATTGGTATTAATAAGAACCGGTACAAGACAAAAAAAATCCGGAACGTATCACTACGGCCCGGATTCATGCAAATCTATAAATTCAATGTTTCAATGCTCGAAAGAAAACGTCTCACGACGTCAAAGAGAGATTAATTACACGAAAAATCTCGCATCAACTTATTTGTATTAGCAGTGTATTCATTAATTATCTTACTGGATGAGGGATTATCCTCTACCCTTGATAGACGGTTATCGTCACTTCTTACCGTAACGTCACCTATCTTTCGTACCATACTATCCTGATATGATGATGGGTCCGAATATATAAAATTATCCACGAAGCTATATATCCCGCCATTAACCGTCTCACCCACCTTCTCATATAGACCAGATTGGAAAGACACGAAATCATCATACCTTCCACGAGCCAAGAACAAGCCGTCCGGTCTCGCCTCGACACCGCCGTTGACCTCCCGGAGCAGGCCCGGATTCCTTTGGTACAGATACCTGTAAAACCCGACATCCATCATCCTATCCTGTCTATCCAGATAGAAAAGATCCCTCATGCTGCTGTCGCTGGACTCGATAGCCACGTCAAACAGAAGATCCCTTACCTGACCTTCCGGCAGCGACATCTCTATGTTTTTTAACGTACCTCTGTCATGGTGGTTCAAAGATACATTATAAAGCCCATTAAAATCAAGGAAACGCAAGACATTATTATATAAATCCGATTTTTTTAACCTTTCCTTGATCTGGATTTTCCTTAACGAGGTACAGGATTTGATAAAATCCCGATCCTTTCCCTGCCTAGCCTCGTATCTCCTGAACTCCCGATCAATATCGACATCATCCATCTTAAGTGTTACGGGATGCTGGTATATCAATCTGGTAAGGATCATGTTCTCAGTATTCGAGGATGAGATGTTGGACATAACCAACTTCTTGATATTATCCTTGACCACGCCAATATCAGATCGGGAAGCCCCTTGGGGGACCACGCCAGCCGGCAAGTACGAGGGCCGCTCTATCCCGATATTGACCAACATCTCATAGGCCTGATCGGTGTCGGTTATCGGGGCCGTGTTATGGTACATATTCCTACCCATATACAACATGTTCCTGTCATACATATCGGAAGGAGATGTTTTCCCGGACCTTACATACACCATCCTATCCCCAGTAGAATAAGTATCCTGAACCTCGTATATCGGATTCCCTTTCCCTGTTATCCTATCAAGATCGGAGATAAAGCTATCGTATACCGAATTGCCGGCCTGTATGGAAGACAACATGACGTCCAGCGACGCCATAAGATCACGGATATCCTCAGGTCTGGATATAACCATCTCATCACTGATCGCCTCGCTTATATCCACGCCCATGTCGGCAAGATCCATGGCTATGTCATGCAGACGTCCGGCAACGTCCTTGATGTCCTTAAAATCGTCCATATTGATCATTTCCCCAACCTTATCCCTTAGACCTTTCATATCCTTAGGTGTACTGATATATGGTATGGTATTGTAAGAGTATGAGTCGGTGATCGTATTCCTATACTCATCCCAAACCTCCATACGAGTCATGGTGCGATACGTATCATACATCCGATCGGCGTAATCCTGATCCTCCTGATACCGGAGCGCCAAGGAAGGGTAGGGGATGGAGGCGAAAGCCTGATCGAACTCCCGGCGGTCGCTGATACCGCCTACCGCCCTCATGATCGTATCCCTTACCTCCATTGGATTCAAGACCCTTCTCTTTCCCAATGAATCATACGCATCCTCATATATCATATAATCATCACCAAGACCTGATTCGGAGGACAAGAAATATGTATCCTTCTCATTGAGATCCCCCTCAGACATAAAATCAACAATCCTCCTCATCATATCCCTTACCCGCTCATACTCCGATCGGTTAGTCATGATATTATCAATCTCATCAGCGCCATACATCCCAGATCGTTCAAGATTATATCTGTTGATGAATATATCACCGCCGGAAAGGAAGTTGGATACGATCATATCATTAAGATCATTGATATTATCAACGCCCAAGGAAGTAAGGGTATTATTGATGTCCTTAACCTCATCAGCCATAAAATTACCGGCTACATAGTTCTTTCGTTTGATAAAGGACATGACATCATCATACCTAGGCTCCCCATTGCTATCTAAGTCGTATTCTGATGGCATGGACATCCAATCGCCAAAGAAAGACACGAAGTCGGGGGAGTAGGCCGTACCCCAGACCGATAAGGCCTGCTTCTGGTCGCCAAGCACCTCCATCGCCCTTTGGTATAATCCGGATGGTTGGTTGTTAGGGGCAAGGACATTATCTACCCCACCCTCCTTATTTTTTATAACATAACAAGATCTTCCCATTGCTAAATCGTTTTGTTACAAAGATAAACAAAATCCCGCCTACTCTCACGAGCGGACGGGATACTAAATAACAACATAATAACAAACCTTATGTTTACTCTGAAAAGTACAAATCATTCTGCCGATCCTCACGGGCAGGCAAAAACTCAATCCTAAATAACAAAAATGAAACTTATCGTTTAGCGAAAATATCTTTATCTGATCTACTCAGAACCCTGCCTTTCAATTCCAAGAACCTAGGCATCCATTCTTTAGATATCTTAGACACAATCCACTGAAATCCCTTAGGAGTCACATAGACAGTATTAGTGCCGTAGAACTCGTCATCATTACGATATCTATAACGAGCATAACCGCTGTCTATCATCCTTTGGGAAAGCAACCACCTCTTACCGGTCTTAGCGAAGAACTTCTTATCCTCAAGCAATATTCGAAGATTCTTCTCCGCTATATCATATCCATGAGCCTCTAGCTTTTCCCGAACCTCTCTGATCAACATATCTGTCTCTTGGGCTATTTCGGCTGTCTTAGCAAAATCAACCATAGGAGCCTGTTCTTTGATAATATTATCAGATATCCTTTTGGCTTCCTCTGCCGCTTTCTTCGCCTCAGCTAACGCACGCTTCTCCTTTTCCGATTTAAGCAAAGCCTCTAATGCCTCTATATAATCAGATGGAAGTTCATTCTTTGATGGCATAGAATAGGAGCCTGTTTTTCTAATAGAAGGAAGAACCTCCGATGTTACCCATCTTTTGAATTTCTTGGCAGATTCCATCTTAGATGACATAATCAAAGAATACATCCCTGATTCATTGATTAATTTTATCTCCCTAACAGCCTGATTTATAAGGGGGTTTATTTTAAACCCCATTGATTTACAATCACTTGTAAGAATGATAGAATCCTCATCATCAACAAACCTTTTTACAGCGTTCCCTAAGTTTTCATAACCAAGACATCTGGCTATGTCATTACCAACAAACCATGGATTGTTTTTCTCGTCTAATAATACTCTTACATCCCCAAAATCAGGATTCTCAAATAATTTTAAATTATCATCCATAATATAAAACAACGAGAGCCACCAGCGTCCGTTACCCCACTGATAGCTCTCATTTATCGCCTACGCCTAAGCGATATTAATATCTTCTTCTGGTCTAGCAACGGATAGACACCGCAAATATAGACACTTATTTTAAAACAACAAACAAATAGGAGATATTTTTACAAAAAATGTAATCAGCCATATTCCTCTGTCATATATAAAGCGTAGCTATACCTATCCTCTATCATCTCCACCACCTTCTTGATATCAGATAAAGTTAATTTCTTTATCTCCATATTCCTACTATCCATCCTGACGAAAGAGTCCTTGAACTCCTGCTCGGTTATAGCATCCAACCTAAATAGATTGTATTTTATAAGTAACTGGGTTACGTCAAATATCAAGATATTAAGATCAACATCACCTTTCAACTCATTAAGTAGATCGCGCATCATATCCTTAATAGCGTCAGTGTCAAGTTCCAGCTTCTCGGCTTCCCTCATCAACCTCTTAATGATGCCATTGTACTCGATTATGATATTAGCATTATCATCATCGGTAGGCAGAAGAATATCCATCGTACATTCTATACCTATCTTATCACTAAGCCTTTTATTGAACTCAGTCATATAATCAAAAGCCTGATCCCTGCTTAAAGCGTATGTATGGTCAAGCAACTGCCTTTGTCTGTTATTGACAAAATAATGACTGGTGTATAACATCATCAAGACCTTCACTCGCTGGAGGCGTAAGTCTTGCATAATCTTTCGGTGTAAAAAAGAGTCTAATTGCATGTTATTAAAATTATAATTTTCGCAAAACCCATGCTTTCAAGCATGGAATCAATGTTTTTTCTGATCATCTATATATTTTTTTATGATCGACTCGGATATATGCCCTATTGTTTCAACATAAAAAGATCTTGTCCACAATGATGGGAGTCTTCTCCTTATCGTTTCAAATTCGTTTCTTAATACAAAAGATGTGTATCCTTTTAATTGTGAAACAATATGAGATATAGAATCCGAAGGCGTGGCTTTTATGAAAATACGAATATAATCAGGCATTATTTCCATATTTTCAATAACCCACCCATTCTCTGTCGATTTAAATAAAAGAAGTTCTCTTAGCCTGGACTCTATTTCACCGGTTAATATTTTCCTTCTGTATTTAGGGCACCATATTATATGGTATCCTATGTTGTAAACACTGCTTTTATTCGTTTTCCATCTTTTGTCCATGTTTTTTATTGCAAATATAAAAATTATTATTATATTTGCGTCATAAATATAATTAAAAATGATTTCATACAAATACAACATCTATCATTCAAAGGAAACGAAGCACCTAGATAAGATGCTTCGCGAATGTTGTTTCGTATGGAATCGCGCTTTAGCTCTACAGCGTAGGTATTACAAGCTGTTTGGAAAATATATTTCAGTTGGTAAGATGCAAAAGCATTTTGCTAAAAGGATAAAAAGGAACTTACTTCACTCCCAAACAACACAAGAAATCCTTCAGAGATTGGATTCTGCATACAATCGTTTCTTTAAGAAGTTATCTAAACGGCCACCTAAGTTCAAAAGAGCTGATTGTTTCAATTCTTTTGTTTTCAAACAAGGTGGGTTTACCCTAAATGGGAATTGTCTGACAATAAACAAAGGGAAGAAACGATTTAAATTCTCATACAGTAGACCTTATGAAGGCAATGTCAAACAAATCAGAATAGTACGTGAAACTTGTCGTCGCTACAGTTTGATAATAATTACAGATCATAATCCAACAAACTCCTATAGAAAGACACATGATGGTGCATCTGTAGGATTAGATTTCGGTCTGAAACTTACCTGACTAAAAGCGATGGCAGTAGTATCGTTTCTCCGCTATTTTTCAAACAATATCAAAACAAGATTAGAAAACTAAGCAAGAGGTTTTCTAAAGCGAAGAAAGGATCTAGCAATAGAAAAAGAATCTTATTCGATTTACAGCAAGCCTATAGGAGAATCGATAACCTTCGATCAGATTTTCAATGGAAATTAGCTCATCAATTGTGTAAACAATATGATTATATTTTCATTGAGAATTTGAATATAGAAGGGATGAAACGGCTATGGGGCAAGAAAGTTTTCGATCTTAGTCATTCTTATTTTATTTATAAACTGATGTATGTTGCTTCAAAGTATGGAGTGATAGTACATAAGATTGACAAATGGTATCCTTCTTCCAAAACTTGCGAATGCGGCCGCATTAATAAAGGGCTGTCGTTATGCGACCGCACGTGGGTGTGCCCATCGTGCGGCGCAATCAACGACCGTGATATTCTTGCAGCCCGTAATATACTTCGGAAGGGCATTTCCGAATTGGAGAGCAAGAGTGATTCCAGCGATAGTAATATCGGGGTTTCTTGCGCTTGTATCCAAGAATCCCATTCTCTTTAACGATGGGAGTATGTCAATCGTCAGGTGATGGACTGACGCCGCAAAGATAAGACGAATAAATTTGCCTAGCAAGGATTTTCCGCTTCATTTTCTCCGGATACGACATTCCCGTCGGAAACCAAAGACTTGTCCTCGGCCGCCTTCGCAGGCGAGGCGGATCCCGATTGGAGGTCAGACGGGCTGCCGAACGGGGTCTCCGTATCCTCGAAGAACGTCTCATCCCTCCTAATACTCATCCTGAACTTAGGGGCTATGAAAGGATCGTTATTAAGATCGATGTTGATCGTAACGTCATTCATCAAAATATCCTCCTTAGTCCTGGAATCGCCTATCCATCCTCTTACGTCAGTAGTCATAGGCATCTTACTAGCCGCTCCCTTGACAGCTTCAAGCCGGTTCTTGATAACATCCACGTCTCCCGTCAACGGAATCATATATGTCTTGTTATCCAGCCCGGATCTGGCTATAGCGTTGTTAAGATCCATTATATCATCAATACTTACTCCACCACCTAGACCCTCTATAATTCTGTCAGCCATCGATCCGATCATAGATGAGAATGATGATGTATCCTGATTTTTCAATCTTACGGGGTACAGGTAATTTCTTCCATTTCCTGTCTTTATAGCTACAACCGGGATACGCGAATTTTTATAATTACCATACTTGTCCCTAACGATAGCCGTACAGAACGGGAATATGTTATACTTAATATTATCTCTCATCGTAACCTCCCCGTTCTCTATATATCCTACGCTCTCGACCTTACCAACCGTCTCATTGGTAAAGTCATTTTCAGATACCATCAACGTACCATTATCATCACTTATGCTAAAATTAGGTCTTCCCGGCAAAACACTGGTAACTGTGCCTACGGACGGTATATCAATCTCTCCAGCGACAGATCCTACATTATCCCTATACAACTCAAAGGCCATACTCCTTAAATCAGCGTTACTTCCTTTTGAGTCCGGGTCATTGGCTTTCAGTACCGAGACGAAATTGCCGTCGCTATCCACGATCTTAATAACCATATTATCAACCAGCTCTCGGTAAGCCGACTTAGTCTCATCAGAATTAGGATCAACGGCGTTAAGGCTATTGTATTTATCATACAGTCCCTTGGTGTATGGATCTGACATATCCATCTTAAACCTTACCATATCACCTTTGCGAAGGCTGGCCGTTGCTTCCTGATTCACCGACTCGTTATTAGACCCAAACGTATCACCCGTGTAATAAGGAACAACAGATCCATCCTGCCCCTTGCGATACACCATGAACCAGTTAGAGGTCGATAAGGCGGTCTGCCTCCCCAGTATGACACCGGTAGCGTTCTCGAAAGCCTGAGCGTCATCCTCGCTTATCATCCATCTTGAGTGGTTATTCGACTCTATAACAGTAAATATGTCGGTTCCGTTGGTGAAATCCATCACCCTTCCATTATCAGTATCAGTGGCATCAGATCTTTTAAGCCCAAGACTGTCCATAAACCTGTCAAGTCTCATTCCGCCAACTTCATAATACATAACCCCACCGATCTCTCTCTTCTGGGCCATCAACACCACCGGATTCTGGGCGGCGTTAACTTCCGTCCTGCCGGTGGATGTCCCGGGTTCGCTCTCTGTGAGGACATCATCCATAGGTATAGACTTATCGTAATCCTTGACAACCATACTTCCATTATCATACAGCCTCATCCATTCCACGAATTGAAGAAGAGGACCATCAGAATAGTTATTGATAATATCAATAGCCTCATTAAGTTTATCCTGATCAACTTCATTCCCGTTGTCAATATCATTCATAAGATCATTATAAGTCTGTATAGCCTCCTTAACCTGATCCTGATCAAGACCATTAATGTTCATATCTATGATATCATCAATAGTATCCCTGATGTTATTTAAGACGTTATCGTTGGTATTTAACCTATCTATCATTGACCTAATCTTATTAAGCCTAGCTATAGGATTATCGCCAAACCCATTTACAAGATCATTGATACGATCCTTATTATTATCATATATCTGCCTCTCCCTAGGAGATAAGATATCCTCATTACCGTTCCATATCTTTATAGCTATATTATTGATTCTATCATCAGAAGGATTTATGATATCCTCATTATCAGGTACATTCTCAACGATACCTCCCTCATCAGCCTTGATGTCATTCTCCATAGATCTGGCGATCATATGATTATAGGTCTTGAACATAAATGCCTCGTCCTCTCCTATAAGACCATCTTGATAAGCCTTATCTATGGCCTGATCATTGGCATAAAGGGAATTAGCATCAGGATCATCGGTATTCCTGAAATCATACTTGCTGTCATCCTCCTCATAAGTCTTCCCCCATGCGTTCGATAATATCTTCATGAACCCGCGCTCCTGCGCCCGGATGAATCTTCTGTCACGCATACGACGAAGTGACTCGTTTATATTCTTATAAGCCACAAGATTATGACGATACTCGCTAAGCAACGCCATAGCCTCCTTATGATTATCAACCCCACGGATAGATACGGCATTCTCAAAACCGACTATAGTCTCATAAGCTGCCATAAGATCGGCGGCGCTGATCCTTGATTCATCCCTGTTTAATAACAGCTTAGATATATCTGTCTCTGAGTTAACTAACGTAGCTAATCTCCTCTCCAAAGCAATCCTATCCTCCGTCAATTTAAGAAGTCTATCATTCTCCTTGGCTAACTTGATCTTATCAGACTCAAGAGCTTCCTTAGGTGTGACACTCTGCTGAAGCTTCAAAACATTCTTCTCCATTTTCCGTATATCATCCGTAAGCTTCCTGAGTTTCTCAAGATCCCTACTCGAATCAGGATTAAGACGAGAATGTATATCTAAAGCAGGTCCTATATCCGTATTGTATATCCTTCCTAGCTGATTAGCGATATCATCCAAATTATCCTTAGCCTCAAGACCGTTATAAGCCATGTTGGAGATATAGGTATTAAATGATCTATTGGATATACCATCGGTAAGGGAGTCGGCAAATCTGCTGGCCATAGTAAAATTATCAACCTTCTTATTGAACTCACTGATAAGGTTGGACTTATACTCATTTACCTGCTCATCTGTCATATTCATATCGGAGGCTATATCGCTATTAGGTATAGACTCGATGACTGTCTTGAAATTCTCCTTAGTATCATCTAACATCCCCATTTCCTGATCATAACGAAGACGGTTGAATACGGCATCACTAAAAGTCTTATCTACGATTCTAGAATTAGGTATATCGTCAGCGTTATTATCCGTACTTAAGCCTGATAATTGAGCGTTCAGGGCCATGCTGCCACGAATAGCTTGGACAGCCGCCGAGGTCAAGGCGCCGGCATTAGTGTTGTAGGCCTCCACCATCCCCTTGTTCCGGGACATATCTTGGCTCCATTCCTTTATACCTCCAAGGCTTCTTACACCCATAACCGATCCGATAATCATACCGATGCCGATTTCCTTCCATCCCTGATTAGATCCGTAAGTCTCCTTGAACCCGTTCTTTATAGCCTCCATATAACCTATATTCTGGCGAATAGCCATGGGATTGTATCTTGATTCCACCCAATCCTCCGCGGACTTGCTGGACACACCTTGAAGACCTTCCTCGAACAAACCCTCAGATACCGGTCGCTTGATGATATTAAACGTATTACCAGCTATTTTCTGCCATTTCTTTGGTGTTATAGCCCTTAGTGCACCGTTATCCATTCTCTCGGCTCCTACGCCAAATATATTGCGTTTTATGAACTTATCCACGCCCAGATCCATGCCAAACATATCACCGAACATAACTATGTTGGATAATGACAATATGCCGACGTTTGCGGCGAATACGGCGTTAGCGGCATTGGCATTGTCAGCCCTGAACCTCATAAGCTCCTCATACGGGACTTCCCTCCCGTAAGCGTTACGATAAGATTGCCTGAAATTCTCCTCGGCCTCCATCAACATACTTCTGGCTTCCACTGAAGCTTCCCATGAGGTAGACGCACCAAGAAATAGGGCGGCACCCAGCCCCTTGCCTACCCTCTGCCCTATACGGGCGGCCCTAAGGTAAGCTCCGAATGCTTTCTTGGTGTCCGAAGCGGCCTTGCCTATCCTAGCTAAAGCCACCCCAGCCCTAGCTCCGGTACGAGCAAGGTTCATCAGACCGGCCCCGGAATATACGGCGGATGATAACATGGCGCCAGCGGTAAAAGCCAGACCCGACAGAAAGTCATTAGACCAGAAGTTAGCCGTAGTCATACTTTGAAGAAAGTTCATGTCCCGCTCCTCTCGATTATAATAATGAGCTAGACCATAATCCATCTTCTTATCCTGATCATCTAACCATCTAATGAAATCATTATCAAAAACAGCATTGAAATTACCTTTGGATACTCCGGCATAAATACCATAAAAAGGCTGGATAACGCCTCCTAATCCGTACAAGGCGGTTTTTCCGGCAAACTTACCCAATCCTCTCATCCACTTCTCAGTCCTACTCTGGGTTTTTGATAGACGTGTATCATTATCTACACCGGGTATATAAGACTCGTATTTGGGTATCCACGTTCCACTACTTAATCGATACCTTGAATCCTCTAACGATATCTCCGGTCCAGTAAGATTAAACCTACCCTTATAGCTCTGATCAGACGCCATATACCCCAAAGGGGACATATGCTTCATGTTATCATAATAATTAGTCTTTACCGTATTCTTGATCCTCTCTGATAATGACGGTATCTGGGACTTTGATCTCTCGGAAGCAGAATACGGATCCAATACCGGAGGTAAGTCACGATCCGGTATATTATAGGGATCCGATCCAACAGCCTTTATATTATCCACGCTCATAGTAGGATACCCGTATTTGTTGGCAAGATCCCTCCCACTGGGAGCGTTATTATTGGTTTCCACTATTTCCATTATTTCCACTATTTCCGTTATTCCTGTTTCTTATCTCCTGATCGATCATACTAGCTATAGGCGAGATGAAGCTTTCAAAATCATCAGTAGTAGATCTACCTTCACTTCTCCAATATACCTCATTCTCCTTGCTAAGTATCTGTTGCCATGCCATGACCAAATAATATTGAGGGCTGAAATCAATTTTTCTAGCTACCTCATCAGCATAATTAACGCCATCCAGATCAATTGAGTATAATGGAGTACCGCCATCCCTTGCTCCTCCCTTGCTGTATATATCAACATTTATCCCAGAGGAACCATTATTATACTTATATCCGGAAGCCCTTAACTCATACATAGAAGCGTTATCAAATAACACATCGGTAGCGATCATCATCTGATTCTTCCTGATATTACCGTCATTTATATTCGTGAACATATCTATATAAGGCATTGTCATATCCTTAGCTCCACTAGCATAAGCCACCGGCCCTATCTGTAAAGCGTTAGCCATCTTGCCATAAGCGTTATCACTTGAACTGGCAAACGATATAGATACAACACCAGAGTCGTAGGTCTCGGATGGGATACTTACATCCTCCTTATAAAAAGTAAGGTCATTGGCGGCTAGATCTGCCTCACTTACCTCAACAACAGATCTTCCATCACCTCCATTATTACCAATGATCTGATAATTGCCATCACCTATAGGAGATATAGTAAACGTTATCTTCTTATTGGCATTATCCTCATCCTTGGGGATAAAACCACCACCACGAGTGAATAGATCACTAATCTTTATATAATCATACTCAGCTTTGCTTTTAGACGGATAATCACCAGAGAAGATATACTCACGCTCAGCGTACTCATGACGATATTGTCTTAGATAATCCTCACCGGCACGTTTAGCGTCGCTAGCAAGTCTTCCTAAATCGCCACGGCTCCATTTATGTCTTAACAAATCGTTTCTTTCCCTATACGCTCCATTATATAAAGCGGTAGCGACACCAATCGCTCTATTATCTCCAGCAAATCTATCCTCTATCGCCTTGACGTGTATATTCCTATTAGCACCAGACACAACAAGAGACATTATAGATTCAATATCATCAAGCGAGAAGGATGTTCCCATAAGATTATTTATCTTATCCAGTAGGACACTAGATTGACCTGAATCTACCGATATAGATGGCGCTTCCCCTTTAACGGGACTATTAACAACATTTATATTATCATTCAATAAAGAACTATAAGCTGACAGTTTAGCCCAATCGTTTAACGTTATATCGTTTATACCATTTATATCAAAAACCTTATCGCCATTGTTATTAATATCTCCAAGATTGAATGTGCCGAATCCATAACTAATATCTATACCTGATCCAGCAATAGATCTAGCTTCTCTCTGAATTATAGTATCAATACCATCCAAAACAGCATTGCTCGCCTTATTGAATCCATCATTGATCTTATTATACTTATCTCTTTGGGTATTTAGCCCAAGAAGCTTTATATAACTATCCTTGCCATTATAATCAAGGAGCGTATTCGTAGATCCACCATTAGCCTTGAAATATGTCATGATGATCTGGTCTTTATCCATATCCTTGACCACGTTACTATTCTCAGGATCAGACGCCCATGCGTCGATCTTCCTTCTAGCGTCATCTGATAGTGATTTAACGAAATTATCCATGCCAGTAGTCACCGCCCTCTCGTTGGCTATGAACCCGTTCATGAACTCATCGCTTATATTTACGTCCTCAAGGTTAGCGCTCTTAGTAACCACGGTAGGTCCTGTCATATCATCGTCTCCACCACCATTCTCTGACTTGCCCGATTTGCTGGCTCTCATCAACGCGGCTTTCTCCATAGCCAGATTATGTCTCTTTGTTTCATTGAACTTAGCCCTCTCCATCATCTGTTGATTAGCCTTGAAATAATAATCGTCAACGCCCAACGTCTCGTATGAGTTATTATAAGACCATCTCAATCCGACACCACGAAGGAACTGCTGTCGTACCATGAACATGCCGGCCCGCTCTGGGCTGTAGTTGCTACCGATAACGCCCTCGGCCTCCTCCACGAAATCATTTCTCTGCTTGATGATATCCGCCAGTTCCGACTCCAATTTAGCTTTCTTTATCTTATCATTGCCGACACCCTTCAGCTTAGCCCGTATGGATTCCTCCTTGACAGCAAAGTCATCGATATACCCTTTAAGGAAATCAGAGGTGCTTTGGACGTTAAATAAATCAGGGTTTGTCCTAGCCATATATCTTCCCTCTAACTGCATCTGAGCCTTACCGTTCTCAGATATAGAAGCCATGGCTATATCCCTGACCTGAGCGTAACTCATCTCATCTATATACATCTCACGCATCTCGCCCGTCCTGTTACCATTGGCGTCAACTACCGGCACATTGACTTTCTTCCCCTTGTTAAGGGAGATGAAGTTCTTCATCTTCTCATCAATCTCAGCGTGATAATCCGTATAAGGAGTATAATGTATAGGATTAAGACGTGTCCCTACCTGACCGTCATTCATCCAAGCCACGGCATCCGCGAAAGCCTCAGCCTCGTTTATAGGTCTATACATCTTGGGATTGTTCAGCTTCATATCCTCCATCTTCTCGCTAAAAGCCCGGATCTCCCTAGTACCGGCAATAGCATTCAACACACGGGTATCCAGAGCTTCTCCAAGACGAGCCTGTATGCTTCTGGCTATACCGTCGGAAGCCAAATTAGATTTACGATACACGTTATTCACGTCCTGTATCAACCCATTTAACCTATTCTGAAGATATTCCCTATCCTGAGGTTTTATAATGTCAGAATTGATAATATAATCAGCATACTCGTTTATAGCCTGCCGATTGGTATCTATCTTCTGCTGCATGTACCCCATCCCCTGCATCATGACATCCATGTTGTAGGGTGATACGTACTTGCCGTAATTCCTTAATATACTATATTGTGAAGCCATCCTTTATCCTTTCTTGCCTTTAGTTACTTCCTGAGCAGGATATAATCTCCTATAACTCAATATATCTCCTTGAGGATCAGCGATCAACTGTCCATTAGGGCCGATCTTGATATCCCCGAATATAGACCTTAATGTATTCATGGTCGTAGCCGTATTCCACTTCTGCTGGATCTCGTCATTTACGCTATCGAAATACCTAGCCCAGTTCTCGTCATTTATAGCCAATCCCTGCAATATACGTTGCTGGTAAGCTTGACGTTGGGCTATGTTCTTGTCGTAAGTATTCGCCCATGATTGAGAATTGACATTATCAGCCCAAGTTCTTTGAGCTACGTTACCTTGCTCTACCTCATTAATGTACTTACCTATATTGGAACTCATTATAGCCTGTAAATTAGACGATAATGCTCCTCTCTGGGAATCCGGGACATTACCCATCTGATCCAATTGTGATTGGAAAGCACGATTGGCCTCAACCATATACTGATCAGCCGATCTCAACACCGGATCCACGGTAGGAGCGTAATGCCTTTCCAGACCTTCCGTTGTCACAGATCCCGGAGTCATCCTGAACACCTCAGGAAAATCAAGACCACCACCTACTATATTTCTTCCTCCCCTATTGTTATCCGACTTATCTGTATTTGTATTGGTATTCGTCTTAGGAAGGGTACTAGCATCAATAAGTTCAGGCATATCCAACTTAACATCGGGATCCTCCACATCACCTATATCCATAGGACCGGGAGCCACCTTGTGGGGATCGAGTATGAAGTCGAGACCTTCCATGCCTTTCATGGATCTTAACGCCTGCATCTTAAGCATATCCTCGCCAAGTATCTTAATAACGACATCCTTGTTCTTGTCAGAAAACAGTTGACTAAAATGGGTGATACCAGCATCGTTAAGAGCCTTATGCTGTTCCTCTGTAACAACGTCTAGACCGATCATAGGGCGAGATGAGGAGTATTGACCAAACTTGTTGTCTCTCATCCTATCATGATATGCGGCCTTCTTATCTTCCGGGTAATTGCCTTGACTATCTTCACCGCCAAAGGAAACGAGCGTCGTGTAATCCCGAAGCGCCTCGGCGTTGGCGATGATCGGGTTCTCCGCCGTGGCCAAGCCCATCCACCCACCAGTAGTGTTGTATATAGCATCCTGAAGAGCCTTGGCAGCAGTAGCCTTCGGAGCGCTCATATAAGCATCATAAGCCAAAGGCATGAATGTCTTATAATATTCCAGTCTCTCATCAGCGTTAATGCCGCCATAAGAACCGTCCTGACCTTGACGTTGATACCCAAACGTATTATCCTTATTATTATACTTGTTTTCAACAGGACGGAAAGTAAGGAGATAATCGAATAAAGAGCTACCACCTTTCTCCATCTTCTGACGAATACCAGCTACTTTCTTAAGCAGCTCTTTCTTAGCCTCAGCTATATCCTCCTCCGTAAGACCGTATTCTTTCATAGATCTGGATATGATGTTATCTATCTCACCACCCTTAGCGAAATACGTATCCTCATCCTTCTTCATCTTCCGGTCTTCCTGCTCCTTGTATATGACGTTAGCGAAGTCCGTAAATCTTCCTTCTAAGCCATTAACCGTTTCGTTACTGTCATTTATAGCCTTAGATAATATGGAGGCGTTTAAACGCCTTGTATTCTCGTCATCTATCTTATCGTTTTTCTTCAGCTTCTCCAGCGCCTTTTTCTGATCATCGTAAGCCGATTTAAGACCGATCTTAGCCTTATACCTATCCATTAACGTGGCGTACGTATCCTTTGGTGTAGCCTTAATACCATACGTATCCCTAATGTATTTAGCGAAATCCGACTCTATGGTGGTATCATCGGTGATAACCTTCGTACCTTCCTCCAAGAAAACGGGGGTTCCACCATCGGCGTGCTTCTGCCCCATAGCCTCCATCGGCGCCTCCCCGGGCTGCGTCACGTACTCACCTTTCTCGATCTCCACATTGGCTTGATCTTCCATTGACTTAGGTAACGGATACAGGTACTCACCGGTAAGGCTTCCGCTATCGAACCTATTATTAGGCCCTAGATAAACACCCCCACCATCCTTGTACTGCATTTGGGATTGCCTTCTTTGTCTGGCCTCACGCTCCTGAGCCAACCTGATATTGGTACGAGTACCTTTCTCAGACGCTATCCCAGAAACCACGTTACGAGCCAATCCCATGATACCACTAATTCCTGAGGCTATGGTGGTTATCGTATTAGCTGTTTTAGCCCCAGTGGATAAATCACCATATCCCTCGCTTCTCATACGCCCTATACCACGACCCATCTGAGTGAATCTAGACCCTATATCATCAGCGCCATAGTAGGGGATGGTGGTAAAATCAAAAACATCCGTCTCGCCTGAACCGGTCTTAGACTTATCAACATCGTTAACAGTTATGTTATTAAGCGTAATACCATTGTCCTGATAATTCTCAGCTATACGCTGTAAACTACCCTTGAAGCTAGCCGGAAACACATTATCCTGATCAAAAGCATTAGCGTATTTAGTCCTCAACTGATCTGGAGTATCCAAAGAATATATCCCTAGCGGATTGACCGGCGCGGGTAATCCTTGGTTGGTATTCACCAAAGGTTCTATACCTAACCCTTGTATACCGTCCATATTACCAAGTATATACGACCCGACTTCCCCGGCCTCTTGATATTTAGGTATCTTCCTCTTGATTACGTATTTGCTCATGTCTAATTAATTTCGTTCTGACACAAAGATAATTTAAAAAAACAGAGACTCATCATTTCACAACGATGAGTCTCTCAGCAAATGCTATTATTATGTACAGAATTAAATTCTTTTTATGAATAATGATCCTATAGCCTTAACCAAATCATAGAAACCAGCAGAACTGAGACCTACAGCCACTCCATATAATAGAGCCTCCCACCATTCACTCCCTATAAGCAATGGAGACACCTTTAGTAGCCACGCTAATATACAAACCAGCATACCTATGACTACGGCGGATAGGACTTTAGCCCACTTATGGGTGTCAATATACGGCACAACCTTGGCTAGTTGGGTAGCTGACATCGTGACGAAAGCCATGATGCCTGTGAAGGTAGTTAAATCAATAGTGATAGCCCCTTCTGATGGGATTACCTCTTGCGCCATCAAAGCGAATGGCGTCAATAACATAGCAAATAAAAACAACAATCTTTTCATATCTAAAACGTTTAATTACTTCACAAATATAGTATTAATTCTGTGTTCTGCTCATACCCTTTATATTAAGACTTAATCCCGGTATCATATTAAGCACCAACTGCCTTTTCGCCTGTTCCTTACGCATACGCTCGGCTTCCGCTATCTGCTTCTCTGATTGGGGGTCGTTCTTGATATTATTAGCTATATCCTCTATAGCCTTCTTATTGGCTCCGGATTGAGCTAGCATCTTATATAACAGGTCTTGACCTTCCTTCTCCCACCAAATATCCATAGATGGGCGAGAAGCCAAAGAAGGATCGGCAGGGGCTACCGTCTCAGGGATAGGCTGCTGACCTCCGTCCCCCGTGCCCGAATCCCGCTGTCCGAACTCGTATCTCATTGGCTCGTTCTCCGGGACACCGTATCTGTTGGAGAACATATCGGCGAACTCAAATCTCTTCTCATTTCTTAAGGTCGATCCAAGAGGCCTACCGTATCCTTGATTCCATGCCACGGTAGCGTCCTTGTAGTTGACGGCGTTATCGAAATCGGATTTAGAATACATATAATAGTTATACTCATTCCCCTGAGCGTCCTTGTCAAAGAACTTGCCTTGATTGATGTAATTCCAACCTAACCCCGGAACCTTTCCTTGATACTCATCCACGAGATAATCCAACTGCTGTGTCAATGTCGGTTTCTTTCCATACCTGCGCTGTAGCTCTTTCTTCCTCGGCCCAAGCCATTGCTGGATACCAAAGTCACCAGCGGGTCCTAGGGCTTCGGTGTCCCCTCCGGACTCGGCGGCGATGTTCGACAGGATGCCGATAGCTTGCGTTTGTGGTATCCCCTTCTTTTCTGTCAGATAGTCCCATATCTCATCATACACAGCCATCTTACTATCCTCTGATCTACTAGGATCAATAACGTATTTGCCAGCCCCATAATCTCGTTCTGTATTTACCGGACCTCCATCTTTCTTGTCCTCCAACTTATTCTTGGACGTAATGGCATTACGGATAAGAGCATCCCTTCCACTTTCCGGAAGAGGATTTCGATCCTCAAACGACCCTCTCTCCTCAAACTTATCACCTATAGCGTCTAATGTCTTAGTGACTATATTGACTGGGAACTCTTGATCATTACTATAAAAATCATATACATCGTAAACACCTAACCTTCCATCCGGACGTCTATAAATTGTAAAATTACCAAACCCTGATAACGGGGTAAGCTCACCAGCAGCTTCGGGATAAAAATCGTACTCAGAAAAAACCGTAGGCTTTCCGGATCTTACAGAATTACGATTCTTCTCAAAGATATCTACCCATTCTCTAGACTTTTTCAAAAACTCCAGCCTACCATAAGCATCATCTGTAACCGGCTTATCGGAACCATATATTTCTCGCTCCGTATCACGAATCTTCTTATCTAACCTATTTATCTCATCCTTAGTGTCACGATTAAACATCCTCTCGATATCAGCAATAATATTATCGGGGATTCTTATTTCCTTGCTATTTCCGTCAAGACTATTAGGTTGGGATAAGAATCTACCCCATAGCTGTTCGCTATATTCATCAACATTAGCTTTGCCATTTCTTCCGTATATAAATTCCTTAACCTTATCGGGAAGACTGGCATTTGAGGCTACCACATCAGGCGTTACATTCTTATACAACCTCCTTCTTACGGCGTTACCTATGATGTCTTTTAAATACAAAGCTCTATCAGATACATCTTGTCTTACATACATAGGATCATTACCAGTAGGACCTCCTTCGGCTTTCCGCTCAATTTTCTCTCCCCATAACCCATATTTCTCCCTAGGCCATATGCCGTCTATGGCATCCACATAACCAACGGGATGCTCCCCGTCTAGACGCCGGTTCCGTCGCTCGTCCGCAGGGTACAGGGCGTTAGCCAACGGCTGCGTGATATAACCTAACCCCTTATCTTTGGATCTCGACATAGCGTCCACCACAGTCTGATATATAGGTCTTAATTTCTCAGGCAAATACAATCCCGCCTCATCAACCAGCTCGCCTATCTTCTTATTTATACCCCTAATGCTGAAATTATAATTACCCATGCCATTATTCAACGGGGACAACGCACCTCTTATCCCATTCATACCCTTAACATCAGCTCCTCCACTAAGGATATCAAACTCCGGGGATACGTTCTTTAAAGGATCATCATTCATACCCCTAAAATACATGGGACGCTCACCTCTTACAACACGATCAAGATCTTCCTTATACAAATCCTTTATCCATGAAGGGATTTCCTCTTTCTTATCTTTCTTAGCCATAAATCACGTTTTCTACAAAGATATACATAATCGGATGCAGGATAAAACAATAGGCGGGTACATGACTCATATCACCTACCCGCCTACGCTTTTCAATGCATGTGATAAGCCGCTAGAGCTTTCTTAGCCGAATCCCTCGACCTGTACTTAGCCGGCCATAACTTTCCAGTCTTGTTACTAACCACTCTCCAGTCACTTCCTACTTTCTTTATGCACCCCGACTTGGGACACTTGCCTGAGTTCTTGGTAACCTTCCTTTTTTGAATCATAACATTAAATTTTTGTTACGGTTATATTATAATCACTCGAATTTATTACTACTTGTTTCAACTCAATATTCGAAAAATCAACCATAACCAAGGATATCTTACCATACAAAAAATTAGTTATAACATCACTTGTAAAAGCGGCTACATCGCCACCCATTTCGACTTTATAATACACATACATATGCTGTTTATTAATAATACAGCTTTTTATCTTATCGAAACCTTCCTTGGTAGTATTTTTCTTAAAATCAATTCCTTCTAAAATATAACTTGAGATATCCACTCCAGAAGAACCTATCTCCTTATAAGTCCCATCATCCATCAAGGCCTTGGTCCCTGTACCGGCCGTAGAGAAGTTGATGCCCCTGTTATCTCCGACTGGGTCACCACCAATCGTTAAGGATATGTCCTTGGTTTGGTTAGATACCGATTGTATGGTATGACTGGTGACAATGGACGTATGGGTAAGGTCGCTGGATATATTGATCATTACATAATAAGATACAATGACCCCAGCTCCCGTATTGCATCCAGAGCGCAACATGGCTTGAATATTCCCGGATGAATCCTTAATTAATATCAAGTCCCCAACCCCATACGTCGATGATGCTCCGGATAAAAGATATTGAATTGGTATATCAACCTCACATTTAGAAGCTATTATATCATATCTCGCTTTGGTAAGGGTAAATTCCTTATCAAAGCCCAAATTAAATAATATAGTTCTAAAATCATCCTCGCTATCGAGATTATCGCCCAAGAAGCCCGGCTCATGAACATCTATATCCTGCCATGTGCCGTCACCACGAAGAAAGGCTGTACGCTTCTCCGCGGCGGGAGCCGGCACCAATCCCGCAGCGCCAGCCCCGGACGCCGTGGCACCAACCATATCCTTGACCTTATCAAGTCTACTGTCTATTTGATTACCATCGTACTTACCAATAAAATCTTCCATGTTTTGAAAAATATTAAATTTAATAAAATATATTATATTTCTTTATAAGTTTATGAGTGTATTTTATTCATTAAAACACACTCTTAATCCTTACTGAGTTAAACAATAACCCTCTATCGATTATCCTTTGGATAGATCCACAGGAATCACCGACTACTTTTCTCATAATGTTTAACGCGCCGTTCACATCAGCATTAATGAGTTTTCCTGTTGAGGACTGGTATAGTCCTCTTTTCTTTCTCTTTCCCAAATAGTTTTCATGTTTTCCTATCGCTTCAAAAGCTAACGAATCACATTTGGAAGTATACGATTCTTCATGAGTAACTATTTCTATCCCAGCCAATTCACATTTGTATTCCAAATAACTAATTAATCTCGCAAAAGGGATTTGAGTAAACTTCTGATTGTTTCTTTTTCCCATGTTTACTCCTTGTTTCCATCCCTTATTATAGCCTACAATTAATTTTGTCACTTCGGAATTTATAAGCAAATCTACTATCTTTCTGCTTATTTTGTGAAATACATCTTCTATGTATAATTCTCTGTCATAATATAATTTCTTTATACGCTTAGTCGTTCCTTTTATCTTTTGCAAATCCTTAATACTATTCAATTTAGCTAATGTCTTATTAAATAGCTTATTGTATGATTTTATAAATTCCCCGCTGAAAAGATATGCGAAATCCTCACTAACTAATGTTACAAGATTGTCGATACCTAGATCAATTGAAGATACTTTCTCCCTCCTTCCCTTACTGGTTTCCGTATCTTTGACCTCATAAATTATCTCGACTTTATATCCTTTATTCAAGGGCTTTATTCTGACTTGATTAAAATCTTTTATCAAATCCTGGTACTTTTCATATTGAGGTATACCTATCGAGAGACTTTTTGATAATACAATCTTTCCGTATTTAATCTTGCAACTTTGATTCGTATAACACAAGTAAAATTCCGAACCTCTTTTCCTATAACATGGAAGACATGGTTTTTCTTTGTATTTATTAGGATGCTTCTTGTAATCTTGCACTGATTTGTAATATCCTTTAATATTTTTGTCAAGAACCCGAAGAATTTGTTGACTGCATTGTGCTTTCAATAACTTATAATTAATGCCACCATCCAAGTTTTTAGTGTTCTTCATAATGGAATCAAGTTCAAAATAGGATAGCCATTTGCCTTCTTTTGAAAGCATTTCCCTGAATATATATAAAGCTTGATTGTATAAGTTATTGCTAATCTTGCATAGCGTTGATATCTCTTCATTTTGTCCTATGTTAAACTTATACACCAATCTCATTTTCCATATCGTTTTAATATACAAGGGAGAGGCGGCAAATACCCCCCCCCATATGTTAATAAATTAATAAACTTTCTCATCATTGCTGAACCAACGAACTATCATCTTGAACCGGCTCTCAATATCATTCACGAACCTAGCCAAAAACCAATCGCCACGAAGACGATCACGCCACCTCCGATGATAATCGACAGCCCTAGGGTCGATCTCCCGGCCAATATCGTTCACGTCCTTAACCCATACCGGTAGGTTATTAGTATCGTCTTTGACCTCGTTAAAATAGTCATTTATATTTATCTTCTGATCAACCTCCGTCACCAGTATCTCACGGCTATCGTCATTGGTTACAGGATACCTTAACCGCTGGCTCATATCGTTCTTGTCGGCGATGGTCATCCTAAGCTCTCCACTGTTGTTGGTATCGTTATAGAACCATGCCTTATTAAATCCAGTTGTTCTTCTAACCTGATAATTAACCTCATCCTGATACCTTCTGGCATCCATCCTATATTGGTAGTTCGTGAGAATCTTATTCACATACTGCTCACGTACTGGTACCTCTATAACGAACGGATATAGCTTACCGTAAAATACTTGATACGATTGGTTGGTCAATCCATGAGACCATAACCCTATCTCCTGACTTTCACTTGAGTAGTTCTTTCCAGACTGGAAATAATGCTGGTGCTCGATATAATAATCAGGGGTGTAGGATAAATATGATTTCCACTCACCCTTCAGGCAGTTATATCCAACGGTGAACGAGACGTCCGTGAAATGGCTGGCGTCCTGTAGCTCCACCGCCTGCCCGTTCCTGTAGAACCGACCGCCACGGAATTGGTACTCGCTCGGATTCCCTACCGGTATATAATCTTTCTTGGTTATCAGAACTCTCTTGAACCGATTGTCCCAGCCCATGGATAGCCCTATACCAAAGAACTTGTTATCGATATCGTAATAAGACAACTCAGCGTCCGTATCAGCGTTATATATCCGGCTACGGATGATCTTCATCTGAAGATGCTCCTTAAACCAGTTTCTAAGCCCCGGTGTGACCTCCGTAAGATTCCTACCATTAGAATCTACCTTAAACACCTGACCACGCCTTAAATCGACCCAAAAATGCCCAAACTCGCAACTGATCATATCCCGGCTCTGGGTCCCGGAATATCCTAACGTCGTATTATTATACTCGATACCACGAGAGGCGAAAAGACCACCTGTCCCTAGCTCGCTACTCTCCGGGGATATTCTCTCCGCCAACACGTCTATGGCATTGTACAACCCTACCTGATTCTCAAAACGAGCCAGTATCTGATCCGACTCTATCCCTTTCATGCTTATAAGTTTCCCGAAAGATGTCTTGAACTCATGGTAATCCATAGGCTTGTACGACAGCCAAGGATCGGTCATGCCGTTCTCCGACACGTCGGCGGTGCTCCATATGACGCCGTTGGGTCTTTGGTAAGCGCAGTCCCAAAAATTGCTATCATACGTCTCTGGTAATGACCTGCCACCTAACGTAAATCGATTCTTATACACAGGACTTATCTTAAACACATTATCCCTTGATATAGGGACATTACGCTCCTGGGTCCATGATATATAATCCCCCACCTCCGGATAGAACCCCTCGTAAGGCTCAGGTCCGGCTATACGGAAATTACAATTAATCTCAGACTCCACTAAAAACTGAGGTATGCCGTAAAAATACAGAAAGAAACGACCACTAAGATACATATCCCCGGTCTTGCAAGCCATCTCATAAGCACTCTTACGGCTAGGGAACGAATATAGCGATCCAGTATCCGTGTCAGTCTTATTAAGATAATCCTCCCCGGTATCATAATTAACAAAATAACGTGGATACCCGATATTCCTATAGTCGTAGTAAGGGAATGGTATCATATCTCCCTGACCAAACTGGGTCAAGTAAAACATAGGCATTTTTCTTTTAAGCGAGAATCTGGATATAAACACATCACCTCCAAAAACAGGTTTACGCTTATCCTCATCCATCAACCCGCACCCGCCTAACGACACCCACCTGATATCCTCTATCTGTCCGTATTGAGCTGGAGAATATTTCTTTATCCTCATATAGGGGCAGGATACGAAAGATTCACGTGTCATAAAATGAGGCGTCATACCAGCCACCTCATCGTTACGAATATTACACTCATCCTGAATACGGCTGGTATCATAACTTGAAACCAACTCCGGATATTCAAGCATATACTTATCCATACCAAATGACATGAACAACGAATGCTCACGATCGAGATTATTTACAACTATAGGCTTACCGCCTACTACTTTCCCTTGTGATGAGATATCCGTTACCGGATACAATCCGCTTTTAATATACTTAGCCGTAGATAATCCACGCAACTCTGATGCCCCTGTTTTTTGGTAAAATAGATTATAATGAGCGACAGAAGTATAATAATAAGCGTAATTCCATCTAGGTCCCCTATCTATCAAGGCCGTTAACCACTGATACCTGTACTTCCCTATATCCACGACAGACTGGGAGGTAGCCTTGGCGATACCTGTAGCCAGACGGATAGCCGTCAGCGCTATGCCGACAGGGTTGGCCAAAAACATCACGCCTCCACCGACATATTGTTGGGACGCCGATTGATATGTATATTCAGCTATAGCGGATATTAAATTAGCCATAGCCTCCACCGTAGCCAATGACGTTGCCATACTATAAGCCTTACTTCCTAATATCGTCCATTTAGGGTGATCCTCCACCTCCCTGAATATACCGGAGGATTTACCTAATTGATAACCATCAACAAGGCACTCAGTGGGAGCATCAGGCTTGTTGAAGGCAATATCAGGGCTTAAGAATGAATACCAGATATTACCCTTCCTGTTAAACGGATGCGTTATAAAATTCTCACGATTAATATCCTTATAGATATACATATCATCAGACAAATCATTGTAAGGATAATTAGGATAAAGGTTAGCCGATCCGTCGGGATCATCGTACTTAAACATATCATAAGCCAGACCTGTACCAATAACACTCTTATCCAAGGCCCTATCTCCACGATATAGCTCGTATCCGATTATAGAGTCACGTCTAGCCTTATCTATAAGACCATTCTCTACCGCTATATCCAGAAACTCATTAACGATATCGTCATCAAGCATCACCCCCATAGGATAAATATAGGAGTCAACTCCATATTGACCGGTCAGTTGAGACGGATTACCCATGAAAGGAGCGACAGAGTTATCCGGAAACTTGTAATGACGTATAGGTCTCTGACAAAACGTGGTTGACGTATTGGGGTACTCAGCGTTATCCCCATTACCGGTGAAATAAGACTTACCCCCAACTGATTTAGGAAACCCATAGTATTTCGTCAAAGAATCTATTATATCCTTCCTCTTCGATCCTCCCGACGATATCCCGATCTTACTTGAATCATACAACTCAAAATTAGCCGGATACTTATTGGTAGACTCCCAATATCCGAAATCACCATACTGATATGGTCTGGGAGCGCAATCAGCGGGTTTATCCCCACATGAGATACATTTCGCCTCATAGGTAACAAATCTTCTTAATTTCAATTCTTTCGTGAAGAAGAATACGTATTTCACCTCCAGTGGCCGAATGCCAAAACAGAACGGGGCGGGGAAGATGGCGGTGCCGGCCGTATAGAATCCGGCAAGCTCCTTCATGTCCTGCCTCATGGCGAAACCGGTGAAGAACACGCATACCGCAGGCTCGATGCAAACATATATCTTATGGAAAGTAGTCTTGTCATCATTCCAGAACAAGTACTTTGGCATCATAAATATCTTATGATCCACGTAATTCACTATAACACCTTTCTTGGCATCATTAGCCAAAGGATTAGGAGCCACGGTACCTTCCTTGTCCGAGAAAAACGTTATACGAACCTTATTGTATGATGACGAGTCGCCGATCGGATAATTATAGTTACCCATCATCTCTATATACATAATACCGTTATCAGGATCGGATAAACCACTTATGTATTTCTCGTAATCCAACTCCACCCATCTGGCGTATGAGGATACATGTGGATAGAACTTGAAATAAGTCAAGTTGCTTCTACCAAACCAATTGGTCTTGGCGTCAATATCATTCTGCATAGACACACGACCTTCCCAGTCAGTAGTTATACCGGTATTAAACTTAGAATTATCACCATCGCCAAAAAGACACATGGCGTTCTCGATACCAAACTGACTCTCATATTGGGGGAAATAAGCCTCCATCGTATCCATTAACTGATCAAGCATCGTCTCCGTATGCTTCTTTCCTTCCCATCCGGGATATTGATACAAATATGTGCACTTACCCAATGACCTACCTCCTTGGAACGTTGGTAGTTGCACATCGTTAATAGTAGGATTCACGTAAGGATCACCTACCGAACACCCATTAGTACATATACCCTCATCATATAACTGCCGGACATTAGACATATCCTGGCACAAGACCAAGGCGGAAGAATCTATGTCAGACGGGAATTTATCCTCATCCTGACCATCCAGCCATTCCTGAACCAGATCTATGATATTCTTGCCTCCACTAGAGTAATTATCAAAATCACACAATACAGAAAACTTCCTTTGAGACTCAGCATTACTTTGTATTAATGTAGTAGGCTCTGTCTCCGTATAATCACTAGCTAACTTATATGTAAAATCAATCCTAGAATCCACCAAAGAGTTTTTATCCAATATAGTCCTGGTCTCTATCCTCTCGATATCATCACATCCACTAGGGAAATCGGGAGCCTTTATACCGTCTTGATCCTCAGGTAACGATATAGCCGCACATAACTCGTCAGTAATGCCTACATTGGATTCTATAAGATCACACAGATTCTCTATATTGTCAGCGATATAATCAATAGCATCATCTACCGTAACATCTTCCCCCATCGTGTTGATAACGAATTGGGTCTCTCCTACCGTGGCGTATTCCTGTTCTACATATCTAAGTTGCTTGACATCTAGCTGATTCTTGCATTCTCCCCCAAAATCATCAAATCCCCAAGACGGGTCGTTTATGGTCTTTGCCGTATTCTTAAACTGCCAAAGATAACGGCGGCTGTTCCCGGCGCACTGCGGGTTGTTCTCCAATACCGAAGCCGCTGATAGGTCTTCAGAGTTGCCGTCCTCATCAACGATAACCTCCATCTCCTCCCTTGTGGCCGGACGAGGGATAAGCGGGAATCTAGCTGTCCTGTATCCCGTATTGGTAAAGAATCTTATACCCAACGGATATACCTCGTCACGCATGAAAGAGGCGTATTTAGAGCAAGCCACACCGTCTTTATATAGATTCTCCGTGGCTATCGATGTCTGCCATTTAACGAAATGACCCAAGAAATTAACGACCGGTTGAAGATTCCATTCATTCTCCACGGTCAAGCCGTATTGAAGAAGACGATTCCCGACAGACGTCATGCCTCTGGCTGTCTTATATACCGGTATTTCCTTGGATAACTTCTCCATGGTCGTACGCTCGCTATACTGATCCGTAAGGTAATAGATGGTCCTTTCCGTTATCGGATGTATACCTTCTATGAAATACTCAAGAACCGGGCTTTGCTCACCATTAAACCCAACCGTGTTCTGTATAACACCTATCTTATAATGAGATACCTGCTTATCTATATTGGATACAGTAAGCCGGATACCCATGTTGGTTGATTTGCCCCATAAGCCATCACGAATGACTATATCCTGACGATCGAATATCATGATAGGGTTGGTCAATGAGCAATATCCGGTCTTCTCTATCCCGAACTCATCGCACAACGCCACGCAGAACTGGTAGGTCCCGGCACGCAGGCTTCCCCCGAACTCCACGACCTCAGGCTCCACGCACGGGGCCGTCAGCAGCGGGAATACCAGTAGCTTCTCGCAAGCCAGCCTACACCTCTCTATTGGCTTATCATCCCCACATGTCTTATATCCATGATAATGATACCAGAAGTCACCATCATCATCCGGATTAAGTGCCTTGTCAACCATAACATATCGCTGGGGGTTATATCCATCAGTCCAGTATATCACCTTACCACACTTCTCATCCTTGATCTCTATATCAAAGATCGGGTGATGAATGGAAAAGTTAAGACAAGGGTCATCGGTCCCATCCTCTATCAACACCTCCATCAAATCACATATCTCATCGAAACGACCATCCGACTCCTCAAGCCTCTCGCCAAGGATACGATGGATGTCCTTTCCCGATCCAGCCAATTGATCCTCCACGGTCTTGATATAATCCAATGACCGCATGAACGTGATCTTAGACGTATTATCATCCGGATTAGATAGAAAGAAATAAGTATTATCACCAGCTATGTCATTCTTATACCCAATAACCTTATAGCCATCAAATCGCTTACATAAAAGGGTACTAGGCTCGTTCTGGATCTTAAGCTGGCTTCCATCGTCACCCTCTATGGTAGCGTTCAAGGCGAAACTGTACTCAGACGGGGATAGGTCCTGTGGATGCTTATCCCTGTTCATCCCGGAATCGGGAACCGCTATATTAGAATTATTTTGCACGATGTTATGTTTTTCGCAAATATAGCAAATCCGCCAGATAATCACTTATGTGGCGGATTCTAATAAACTGTACGTATTATGCAAAACATTCAAATCGCACAAAAATAGAAAATCCTTCTGACTCTTACAAGCCAGAAGGAAAATCTAAACACTTTGCAACGTTTACCCCTAATGAAAATACAAAAACATAATAATTATGGATTTTTCCCCATGTAGCTTGATTGCTTGTCGGCGTCCTCTACGGATATGTAGAAGAACCCGTTAGTCACGTATCTCTCATTGACGTCCACAAAATCAGTAGATCCTTTGTCCACCCCTTTCTTCGATCCCTCATCACACACAGCGACCAGACTATTAAAGTCATTGGAATAACCTACGACTACACCGTGCATATCCCGATTTCGAGGATCGAATACGTACCTCATCTTACACCTATCGTAAGCTAACTCTAAAGAGCTTTTGCTTAGCCTCTCATCTAATCCAGCACCCGCTACCAAGGCCAAAACGCTCTTTGATATGTCACTCATGGTGGTATCCTTGGCCGGAGCCTTAGGTATAGAAACGCCTTCCATGACAAAATCCAACGCCTTATCTACAAGACCATCGAAATCATCATCTCTTATATAATCCTTAAGCACCTCCAGTATATATAACCGGACATGGAGTTCGTTATTGACATCATTCAATGTAATCATAATACTAGTTTTTGGCAAAGCTAGATTATTTCTGTGCAATAAAAGATCAAATATGTCATAAGCGAAGGACTAAAAAAAATAAAAACTCCCCCATCCTCACGGACGAGAGAGCTGATAGATATTTGTATTATGAAAAAGAATAATCACTCACCTATTCTTACAATACAGTCACGAGACTCCTTGTTATAAATCATCGTACCTACCTTAGAATACAAGGTCTTTATATTTTGCCAATTATCCTCGCCGTGAGCGGATACGTTAGTAGGGGCATCACCGGTATAAACCTCCTCACCTCCTATGTTGACAAAATCATATCCACGTTTCTCCATCGTTCCGCCCTTATAAGCTGTAAATTTGATAGTTACATTCCCTCTTTCTCGACCGCCATACCAGTTGCCGTATATACCACATCTGATCTCAAGAGGTAATTTATCGTAATTATCGCCATCCAATAACGGCCCCATCTGGATCAAAGCTGCCTCATTACCTGATTCCATGTTATCACCACCGTGGATAAGATAATCACCTACCCGCTCCTGCGTGGTCTGGTACTGTTTACTCCAACCAACCAGCTTGCCGTCCACGTCCGGGAGGCCGGTGTTGTCGAAGCCGGTTGCCGTGTCGAAGTCAATGCCGTCCTCGTCAGCCCAGATATACCTAAGCACAAGGAAATCAAACTCAGGGATGATTACCACCGGAACCGACTCCTGCCTGCACACGAACGTCTTCTCCTCCTTGGTGCCTTCTTTTATAACCTTGTACGTAGCCTGACGTATTTCGCCAGTCTCATTGATATCAGCGGTAACCCTAACCTCAGCAGGGCCGGTACCACTTGTCTTATCTAAATGTATCCAATCAGCCATATCATCGTATTTTGTTAAATAAGTTTAATATACTTATCAAAAGCGTTGGGCCACATACGCTCATGAGACAGCATCCTCCTCCTATTATCCTCAGCCAGTTCCCGATAATCATTCAAGGTAATCATCGACATCTTAAGCTCCTTCATAGCCCTAGCGAACTTACCCGGTTCTTGCTGAGCGTATAATTTGTAAGCGTCACCAGCGCCTTGTATCAAGCCATTAACGGCGGCGTTCTCGAAGATCTTCATCTTGATATACGTCTCGACATAATCCTCAAGATAACCTAAATCCGTCTCAGGTATATATGGTAGACCATCCTCATCCTTAGGAGTAGCCCTGTATACGATATAAATAAATCCGTCAAAGCCGGTATACATAGTATTGCCGGATATAGTTATATCATAATTATCCCAAGCGTATTTATCCCGATACTTATCAGCGGCGCAATCACGCCTCAATCCACGACCTATAGATAACCTTACTGGGTGATGGTAATGGAAACGAACCTCATGGGATCCGATATAAATCTTCTCCGTGATCGTCTTCTCAAACTCTTCCTTACAACACTCGGTACAGGAGTTCCAACGGAAGCCGCGCTCGGTGCGCTCGACCCAGCCGATCTCGTGTTGGAGGTCAGCCTTAGCCTTATCGCCGCCAGGGATCTCGCAAACCAGAGGCTCACACCTGTAAGCATCAAGCATGTCGAAGAAATCGGAAGGTAATACCGCCTGTCTGTTGTTGGTCTTGACAACCGCTTCAGACATAATAGCTATAACACCTCCAAACCTTTTCAAGGCGATCTCAGCCCACCTATAAACAGACGAGGTATCTATAGCCCCGCTATCATCGTATTTATGTAAATCGGCCTTGATCTCGGCCAATAAGCCCTTTATAGTCATATTCAAGTCTTTTGCACAAAGATATGTATTTGAATCCGTGATACAAAAAAAATCCAGTCTACCCTCACGAGCTAACTGGATCATAGAAACTTCTACAGCTTATAAACCCATTTAACTCCAAATACCTTACTCTCCGATTCAACTTCCCGGTACAAGAACTTATATCTCCTTCCAGACTCCATAGCCATCCTACATTCCTTGTTTAATGCCGGAGAGATATATAAATGAAAATACTTATTCCTGGGCATAAAATCCATACACGTATGGACGTAAGAATATCCACCTGTCCCACGCCTGTTTATAGTCCCGGTAAGTTTATTCAGATATATCTTACGGTTGGGATTAATCTTATGACATAGATAACCGATGTTATTTATATAAACCCCGCCCTCATTATCTAAGTACTTATCACGTATGACCTTCCAGATCAACGACTGACATTCGAGAATATCATTCTTCTCCACGATCGTATGTTTCCTTCTCTTACCGTTCTTAGACATAATAGACCTGTAGAACCGAAGAAAGTATTGATCAAGTATTTTAAACGACTTAACTTTCATGCCACAAATATAACAATTCTATCCTAATTCGAGTAATATTTAGATGACTTTTGGTGTGAGTGTAACGGTGATAAGGCCGCACTTACCGCCGCGGCACAGGCTGACGCACAGAGACTAGCGCAGGAAAAAGCCAACGCTATGGAATGCGATTGCCCCAAAACATGGAGCGCTAGTGTAACGACGTCTAGCGGAAGCGGGAAAACGATAAATTACACCATACAGTATAATAATCCATGTGGATCGGGAAAGACGTCTAGGATGACTATAGGATACAAGAAAACGAATGGTCAATGGGAATACGAGACGAGAATAGTCCCTATTCCTTCCGGATCAGGGACTTTCTCTGAATCTACAACAACCAACTACGGGATATCATCTGGAGCTTACGCTTATTACGAGGATGGTCAAGGAAGTGGATCTTGTTGACAATAAAAAAGGAGGGGTTAGTTGGCCTCTCCTTTTTATTGTATATACATTATGGTATATAATTATCTATGTTTATATAAATCTAAGATCCTTTTTCTTTGTATGATTCAATATCCTACTGATATGTCTTGTACTAAAACCTGTTTTGTCTTTTATCTTATCATAGATATAGTTCTTTGATACGTATGCTGACATCTCTCCAAGATCCTTTATAATCTCATCATACATATCATGTATCTCATTATATTTTATGATTGAGCTATCTCTCATTCCTCTTTCCCCGATACCATCAACAACATCCTCAGCACCGAAGAAATTGATTATAGATCTTATTATGTTCATGCTTATTGAATTTTTTGCGTTTTCTTATTAATATCCATATCCGGATTCTCATCCGTAGGTATCTGTAGTTTGGTTATCGTCTCCCTTAACGTCTCAGATACCACATATTCCAGTAACTTATCAGGGCATATGAAATCATAATCCCATTGAGATATACATGGATCATCTTTTTTCGTTCCACATCCCCCTAGCTCTAACGCAGCTTTTCTGTCAAGGGTTATAAGATCCACGTTTATAGCCTCTATATTTATATCAGGTATATAGATATATCCATCATTGACGTAATAATAGTATTGATCTATATTACCATATTTACGTTCCTTGTTATTAGCGTATTTCCTTAACGATATAGGAGTAAATATAATATCATCCATGATGTTCGATACCTTTATAATAGCCGGTCCTATACGGGTATATATCATATCGGGAAGCCTTTTCTTGGATCTCATAAGTATCCGGCATAACTTAAACTCATCAAAACAGCAATCAACCTTCCGGACTCTCTCCATCTCCAGACAATTGATATGGGTATATAGCGATTCCTCGCCGAACAAAGTACCGTCAGCGTATTTCTGGGCTATATACGATCTGGCTTTCTGCCTTCCTATAGATAATATCCACCTCCTACTGACATGAGCGTCCTTATTGATGGAGTTCATATCATTTATGATCCTAGATACAAATTCTGAATTTTTCATGCATGAAATACTAAGGAGGGGATATACCCCTCCGGTTATTACTTCTTTTTCTTAACCTTGCCTCCACATTTCATTTGAGGTTTCTTTTTCTCGGAGACTTTGCCTCCTTCTGCCATCTTCTTTTTCTTAGCACATGCCATAGTCTTACTTTTTTAATGTTAGTGATACAATATTAGTCATTTCTATCGAAAATAGAATAAACGAGGTTGATGAAACTACCAACTTACCGCCGCGGCACAGGCTGACGCACAGAGACTAGCGCAGGAAAAAGCCAAC